TGCTTGTATTCCTCTTTTTCTTTTTCTGTGAGGATCTTGAAGCGATTCTTTCCTTCCCAACGCATTGCTGTGTTAAAAGGAATACCGTTATCCCCATTATACACTGCGGAAGTAGAAAGGCAATAGCCAGTTTCTGCGTCGATCATTTGGTAATGGAACTCACATTCCAGTTCAACGTATTCTAAATCACCATAAAAATCACTGATCAAGAAAGCAATGTAAGTTTCACCATGTTCGGGAACAAATTCTTGCTTTGTCAACATCTCCAACTTTAAACCTGCCATTGCTTTCTCCTTTTAGTCGAACCAGTTATATTCAGAAGGGTAACGAGTATAGTTTGGTTTATACCCCAGCCTTTTCATCTTAACAGCCATACGAGTGAAGCCAAAAGTTTTTTTGCCTTTAGACATAAACTTCTTCCCGCTCTTCATTGGCTTCTTAGGATCTTTGATCGTCTGGTTTAACGCTCGCGCAAGCCACAAAGTGTATGCGCTCGGCACTTGCTTAACTTTCATCTTGTTACCTTTCATCGAAACCTCCTCAGTGAACTTCGTGCCAAGTGCCAAACTCTTCTGCTTGCTCTTGTGTAACTGTCAATGCGATAGTAACCATTATTTCACCTCCGACCAATCAACAGTGATGCATTGATAAGCTTGATGGTTTCTGTCTAATTCAATATAAACCACAAGCCCACGCTCACGAAGTGCTGTTACCACCATATCCATTAACTCTCGCTGCCTGGCGACCCCATCCTGGGAAAGAGGACGATTACAGAAGCCAAAATCAGAGGGCGTGAAATCCCGTTGGTAATTTCCCGCCCGTGCTTCTGAAAAACACGTCTCAATAACCTCTTCAATAGGAAAACCGATGGAAGCTTCTTTGGCAATACTGCGCAGTTGATCAGTCAAATTCATTTTATCTCTCCTCTTATGGATTATTCAGCGTGTTCTTTTACCCATTTGATACGCTTAGGGTTAAGATGTTGCTGCCGTGCGACACTACGGTCTACGTAATCATCTTCACCGCCGAAAGGATAATGCGGGTCGAGTCCAGCGGCATCGAATTGAAATTTCATCTCATTGATAACATCATGATTTTTACTAAAGACGGAAAGGTTAGTGCACAGACCCGCCGCGCGACTAAACGGCTTAAAGTTCGGTGCGCCAACATCAAGCCATGCTGCATACGTACAGTAGAATTCTTTCAATGTTTTGCTCATTTAATTTCTCCTCTCGTTTGTGTATGCAATGATTATCTACCAACGTGATCCCTATGTCAAGCTATTTATTCAAAATAAACTTTAACTTGTGCCGTGCTGTAGCGATTGTAAATCTCGACCACGGCTTGGGCGTTATCTTCTTTATAGGATTCTGCCAGAACTTCCGCATCTCGGATATTTCCGGCAACACCCACGAGAACAAGATCCACCATTACAAGATATTTTTTATCTTCTGGACCCTCTTGAGAAGGCTCTTGCACTGGTTCTTCCTTTGGTTCTGGTGGCAAACCAATCTCTGCCTCAACATAAGAGTCAAACCAAGTGATATCGTTAAAATGTTTTAACTCATGTTTGGACAGCAACATGCCACAATCAACGAAAGCACCTGCATTAGCTTCAAAGACATGCCCTTCAAATGTTTGGAACTTAACCACATCACCTTTATCTGTTGTCTCCAATACCAGGAAGTGTTTTGGACCCAGCAGATCTGAAATCTTTCGGTTCAGATTGACAGCTTCACGGAACGCATTGTACTCTTTTGTATTTTTGAATTTATAGGAATGCCCTTGAATAAACATAGTAGTCTCCTCTTAGTCGAATATCACATTAGTTTCGAGTTTCGCTGTGCTACGCAGCGTATAAATCTCCACAAGTTTCCCTGGACTCGCTTTCTTCGCTTTCGCGGCTCTTTCTTGTGCCTCTGAAAAAGATGATACAGTATGCATTACCACGTAGTCAACAATAACTGCAAACTTTTTAGGCACAATATCGGCATCAGGACGATCGTCGTGCGCGGAAACATCATTACCTGGCTGTGGTGCCAGCGGCGGCAAGCCTGTCATTAACAGTGCACCTCCATCAAAGAAATATCCGATTTCATCGTGTGCAATAAGGAAGCGATCCATTTGAGCATCACCTACTCCCTGATCCCAGAACACTTTCCTATCTTCTACGAAGATGATAAGGGACAGGACATTCCCATGAACATCTGTGTTAACTGGTTGGAACCAGTGATCCCCAATCGCTTCAGCCAATTGTTTAGAGATTGATTGAAACAACTCTTGGTACGTGCCTTGTCTGAAACGATATACATTACTTGTTTTAAACATTAGTGTCTCCTCTTGTGTTAAATTATTGTTCTACTTCACGCAGCCACGCTAAAGCCTCTTCTGGGGATTTATCGAAGTCGTTGAGCAGTTCCTGCTCCAATTCCTCTTTCATCTCATTCAGCACTTGTAGTTGACGGGCCTTTTTCCACAAGGCTACACGATAATCAACACCTTGTGGTGCTTGTTCCACAACTTTTGCATTACCTGTCGGGCAGCGAGGAAGATAGTCTTCAATATCTTCCAAGGCAAGGCGATAATTGGGGTCCAGATAGTTCACACGAACACGATCACATCCTAACATACTCGCACGGAACACCTCATAACGTGTCTCGGATAAAATGTGTTTCACATAGACAATACCAACATCACCATCGTCTGCACGGTAGACGTCCAGTAGGCTGGAGTTTCTCTTAACGTAATCTACAACGCATTGCACGTATGCTTCCAATATTGTGGAAGCTCTTACTGGTTTTTCACTCATTTTCTACCTCCCCATAATGCTACCATTTTATTAAAGATGGAAGCGCGTCGTGCACGAGATGCTAACATACGATTGGCTGCTTCGTAGCCATCGAACAAACGATCTGTCAATACCAATGCCAGTGTCTTCTCTTGCAGAGATTGGCAATTATGTTCAGGACGCGAGTCGTGTCCTGCATCGAAGTACAGATTGTTCAGATAATTGTTAGCACGTTCATTTTGTTTTGCAGTGATCACGATCCCTCCTTAATGAACAATTTCATATTCGTGAGGAAGGAAAACATAATCTTCCCCTTCACCTGCATCTTCTTCATCCCAGAAGAAACCTGGTATCTCAATCATCTTCGAAAAGCGCACATGCGCCAACCCACTATACCCTATCTGTGCATTCAGCACAACGGGTAACTCTGCACCAATCAGACCTACATACCCGCAAGCGGTTTCAATACGAATTTTCATACGTTTCATGTTATGCATCTTTCATATTCTCCACGAAGTGACGAGCAACAGGATTCCCGTAGAAATATTCATTGATGAAATCGATCACACAGGTTTCACTGCCTGTCACAACGGACGGTGCGAAGTTTCGGAACTGCACGAGTACACGACTTGCGTTAGCAAGGGCGTTCACACGATCAGTATTAGCTAAATACAAGGATACAGTTTTCATATTCGACATTTCAATCTCCTCATTGGCTATCTGTTATGCGCGGTATGCAAACAAGTATACAGACATTTTTATTCAATGCAAGCATTATTTGCATCTTCGATGCGATCTTTCACCCATTGAAGACGTAACGTGTTGGTATGACACGCCAAGTCTATACACTCTGAAAGGTAATCCATGCAATCTGCATTGAACGGAAGATTGTAGTCCAGTTTTGCACATGTAAATTGTTTCCTCATTTCGTATTTCAAACTATCCAACAAACGATCACGCCATCTTTTATCTTCTTCTCTAATTACCTCACCAACAAAATCATCTACATAATCTACCAGACAACCACACAAGCCACTCGTTGTGCGATTCATTGCCGGATGGTTGGCAATCCATGTTTTATAGAATCGTATTAAAGCTGCACTACTCAACGGAATATTACTTTTCATTATTGCCTCCTTCACAATCCTGGATACGATCTTCTACCCATTGCACACGCAATCGGTTGAGATGACATTTTCTGTTTTCACATTCTTCCTCGTAATCGAAGAAGTTGGTATTGAAAGGTGTGGTTTTAGACAACCCTGCATACATAAACTGTACCAGCATTTCATCAGCTAAAGCTTCACGCATCTCCCAAAACTGATCCACATCGGCACCATGTATCGGATACAATACGTCCCATGCAAAATTGCCTAAACATACGCACAAGCCATTCGCTGTGTTCACCAACTCACTACGGTGAGCCATCCAGTTCTTATAGAACATCAGAAGAGTATCACTACTCAAGGGAATATTTTTCATATCAGGCTCCTTTACGATTATGGAAACAATCTTTCACTCGCTCTTGCACCCACTCTACACGAAGCTTGTTTTCATGCGCTCTGCTGTGGTTATGCTCTTGCACATAGTCTTCGTAGTTCACATTAAAGGGAACACTGACAGACAATCCTGCACAACGAAATTGTTTCTTCATTTCTTTTAATGTCGCATCACTTAGGGCACAAAGCTGATTTGCCTGTTCCTCACTGAAGTTACTGTCCCACATCTCATCCCAGATAAAACTATCCAAGCATACACATAACCCATGCCTTGTGCGCTCTTTGGTATGATGATCAGCAAGCCAACTTTCATAGAAAGCTAACAACACTGGACTACTCAACGGAACATTTTTACTCTCTTGCATGATAATCTCCTCTCTTGGTTTCATGATATTTGTTTCATGACAACCATCCTACAATCAATCCTCGGCAATTACAATTCATTTATCATCGCTTTTCCCTATCAATTATTCTATATATACCTGTTATTTTTGACACCCCCTTCGGTCAAATATTAATCGGCAAAATATCTGGGGGTACTCTATAAAATGATGCCCCCTGTTCCTGTCATCTTTCGGCAAGAATATCATCGGCAAAGAGACAGAAAAGCCTTTGGTAGCAAGGATTTATGGCGAGTACGTCAGGAGTGCTTAACGCGAATTTTTCGGCCCCTCCACTTCTGCGAGCCGGAATCTTCAAATATCAATGAGAATAATTATCATTATCATTTGCATTCAATAACTTAGGCGATGTTTTGCCCTGCTATAAGGTCGGGCCTAACTTAACCATCACTTTTCAAACAATCCTTTATAAACCAATCACTTAACAACCTAAACATATGATTACTGTGGTGTAAAGTGCCGCCCATAACAGACTACCTATAAAATAAATGAGAATGATTATTATTCAGACAATTCTTACAACAAATCGACCAATAAATCAAGATTTTTCTGATTTTATTTACGTTTAAGAGAACGTGCTCAACATTCCGCTACGCGTAACGGTTCGCCCACAAAAATTGGTCTTTGCTTTCCTGTATGTTTATACACTACGTGTACATCTATGTGCACACTATGCAACCTGTCGCTATTCGCTCATGTTGCTACGTGCAATTATTCACTGTGCTAATGATTTCATGATTACATCATTACATTGATTATTATATTACGCTTAATTATTATCATGTATTTCATACAATGCTAATAATAAGCCAGCGTAATTAGTGTAAGCGTAATACGCTTGCAATAATTGCAAGCTACATAGTCACAAGAAATAACTATCATCGATAGTTATGATTGTGGGGGTGTAGTTGGCTTATTATTAGCTCGCTACGTGTCCGGCGTAGCGTGCTAATGATGAGGCTTGGAATGATTCATTTTGCAATTATTACAGTCTTCACTATTTCGGCAATAGACACTATTTTGATAATAGTTGTTCTTTTAATGGTTTCATTTGTTATCGTTAGTTAGTTGGTTGTTTTGTCGTGTTATCGTTATCTTGCTTAGTATTGATCATGGTTTGATTGTTTGTCGTTATCAATCATCTTTCTATTATTCCTTTGATTATGATTAGTTTGCTTATTGTTTTAAGTCGTTGGTTGGTTAGTTGTTGCGAACTATTATCAACATTATAGTTATGCACTTATATTGCATAGATACGCAAGGGTAGATGATAATGGTTATCATTGCACTGGAAAGGAAGGAAAAGCGTGTTTTTGATGGTTTGTTGTTGGTTGTTGATCGATTTTAACCGCTCTAAATAGCTCTCTAACAGCCTGTTGCCCTGGGAGGTATGGTTATTCGTTTGCTGGTTGATTAGCTCGATAGCGCAAATTATGCAATTTTGTTCTGTGTCGGTTTTTCATAGGCGGAATCTATCAACATTGTTCGGGCAAAAAGAAAGGGCGCTTATTGCGCCCCTTGTTTTCTTGTCGATTATAACGCTTCATAGATTGAGTAGATCCGGTTCGCCAGGTCATTACGAAAACGGAATTTTTCATCACGTTTAATCATCAGATCCTTAAAACCGCATTCTTTCAATGCTTCGTTAACTTTACTGCGGCATACTTTCATATTGTCCTGCGCGTCACCAATAAACTTATTACTATGATGCATTGCTTTGATCTCTTCTTCCAGGACCAGGGCAACTACACGGATCGGATCAAGCTGATACGCGGTAACATCCATGCGGCACTGTAAACGGCTTTTAACATCGTTTACCGGATATACTGCAACCTCTTCCCCGTCAACGTTCACGATAACCAATTTACCATCGATTTCGAAGCCTTTGGCGGCGCTACCGTGACAAAAAGCGTTATCGAAGGAGTAAGCCGGATTATTTGATTTAATGTTCATGTTGTTGTCCTTTGTTTTGTTGTTTGCTGCCGATGAGTTAAATATAATATAACGCCGATCCCCTGTCAATAGGGGATAGCGCATTATTTACATTTCTTTACGTTAAAGGGCGCTTAGTGCGCCCTTGTATAATCTTACTTTGTGCGGTTGTGAACGTTATCGCGTTCAACCATCAGGGCAAGGCGGATCAGTTGATCAGTTGTATCGCGTAAGCTGTCAGGCCATGTTTTACTGTTCCAGCTATCCAGGTTTGACTGTATATAGGTTTCAATGGCTTGATCCATATTGTCGAACAAGTTTTCCTCCAAGCTCTCGGCTGTTTCACACTGGAAAGCATCAGCGACACTATTAATCAATAAGCAAGCCAGTAAATCAGCGTTGCGCCAATTTTTACGGATAGTTTCATCTGTCAGATAACCGATCAGATTAACCTTTGCGCCAGTGGTAGACGTTGCGATCACTTCTTGCGCTTTTTCAACTGCTTTAATTGCTGATTTGCTCATCTTCTTTTCCTCTTTGTGGGCTTGCTGTATTGCTTGCCCTACGCAATAACTATAAGTTAACAGGGTATATAAAGCAAGTTATTTTTTATAAAATTTTTCTGCTGTGATATTCTTCCCTGTAGGCTTAACCGCTTGCAAGATCTTATCATGTGCCGAACGTCCAAAAGAATAAGATCCGTACACGGTAAACCAATAATCGCCATTGGGTTGCACGGTTACGGCGGCGTATGGTATGCCTTTTTCATTGTCACCGATAAAGTGTGAAACATTGCCGTTAACGTTCGGTTTAGTGCTTTTAATTTGTTCGATCATGATGTGACTCCTAAATCAGGCGGGAAACATTCCCGCCCTACGTGATAAATAATAATATAAGGGTGATCCGGTGTCAATAGGTAGAATTGTAAAGATTTGATAGTTTATCTCTTTGATGTTTTGTTGTTTGATAGGTGTTAGCTATCAATATATAGCGGGGTCGTCCGCTGATTACCTCCCCCGTTGCCAGTGCCGCCCGTTCAGTAAGCATAACAAAAAACAGGACAAAAACAAGCCCTGTTTTGTAAAGATTAGATGATCTGCATATCCTCCACGATAATTTCTAATTTCCAAACAAGATGATCTAAGCTCCCTGATAAAAATGATTCCGATACATAACCGCCATCGGACACCGTAGCAAGGATCTCGCCATTTGCTTGCTCTTTGATTTGAACATCCAGGCGGTTAGCCTTTGCTTTGTTCAGGACGGCGATCAGGCGGTTAGCTGTAGTCATGGTGTTTTCCTTCCAGTTGTGAGCGGCACCATTGCCGCCCTACGTGATACATCTTACACTATCAGATACATTGTGCAAGCTATTTTAGATCTCGTCACCTATATAATCAGATCTGTTTTTCTCTGTCATACGCTTAAGCAATTCTTGCATATGGCTTATAGCTTGCAATGTGTCTTCTTCCAGGCTTGAATCCACATAATCAGGATCATTCTTAACCTTGCTATAGTTATGATAGCGCAACGCTGCTAATACCTTTCTAACTTGTTCCACGTTCATGATGTACCCTTAAAACAGTGTGCCGATGGAAGATAGCAGATCACTAACAACCAGGACCAGATCCACTATCACATATCTAATCAGGAAGGGGATTAGCGCCAGCGTTGCTACTATGATCCCCATTGTCATGATTACCTTTCTCATTGTTGGCGGTTTACGTAAGCTTTACCGTTTACGGTCATCGGTATGGCCTCAAGGTCTGGATCTTCCTTAAGGTCGCGTGCAAGCTCACCGCACCGGACTCCCTCGAATCCGTGGTATTCTGTTTCCCCGTCCTTAAAAGTTTTAGCGGCAAGGCATAGGCGATAATTAACACCGATCCGGTTTACTGCGTTGATATCGGTTAACGTGATCGATTCCGGCAAATCGTTAGCCATTACAGGCGCGTTAATACCAACAACCAGGGCAACTACTGCGATCATCTTTTTCATGTGTCTATCCTCTTCCTATTGCGTTTAATGGGGCGTTATTGATTGATGTTATGATGAAAGTTATTTTCTTCAACGGCTTTTAAAATAAAGGCTGTTACCGCTTTCGTGTCTACTTGTTCGAACGTATCAGAATAAGCCCAATAATAATCATCCCCTACTTTCGGCGGGTAAACCTGGACAAGGAGATCGCCACCTGGTTGATCTATAAGCTCAACATGTAAGCCGGATGATTCAGCGGTTTTAACGGCGGTTAATACTGTTGCAATACTCATAATCTTTTCCCTTCCTGATGTGGGGCGTTGCCGCCCCTTTGTTGATTAGATCGCTGTTTCCAGTAGTTCGGCTAACGTCTTACCGCCTGATAGTTGGTCTAATGTTTGCTCTTCTGGCAAGAAATTAGCTGATATTAAACCGACTTGATTCCCTTTGTGCCAGTTAGCCTGGCGGGTGATTCCATCCTTTAAGGATTTTACCGCCATTGTGCAACCATCGCCAAATGATTCATTCTTATGGTCCATCACTTCATAAGCGCCCAGCTTGCTACTGTTAGGCACCATTAACGCGAATACATCACCAACAACCAGTTTTTCTACGGTAACAATAGCGATAGTTTCCATTTTGTTTTCCTCATTATCGGCGGCACCATTGCCGCCCTACGTGATAAATAATAGCATATTGGTTATTAGTGTCAATACGTTTTATTCAATATAAATCAAATTATTTTCACCAATGTAAGCCGACACGTTAGGCATAAATTTAGCTGCATTAGTTAAGCGGTTCGCCGTGTTAGTGGTGTATATTTCAGGGCGATCCCAAAAGCCTACGCCGTGACCGTTACGGGTAAAATGTAAATCATTGCCGATCTGGTTGGCTGTAGCGCCGTCGCTCATTGCCTCAGAGATAGCGGCAAGATTAGCATTAATAAAGGCTGTTACATCCTGGGCGATCCGTTCATCCGCGTCAGGAGAAAAATCATAATCGTCTAAGTTATCAATAAAATCACCTTCGTGATCCCTGGCTGATTCAGCAAAAATAAAAGCCTCTTTATAGCCGTTGATGATTTCAATAATGATTTCTGTTTTCATGCTGTACGCTCGACAATAATAATAGTTTGCGGGATCTCGTTTTCTACTACTAACAAGGCTTTTTTCTGTGTGATAGATATTTTAACACGTTGTAAAGTAGCGGTAAAGTCTTTCATTTCGTTATGCGCCGACTTGCTGCAATGCCAGATCTCAGGCTTACCGACTTGTAAGCCGCGTAAAAATTCTGTTTTGCCTGTTTTGTTCGTGATCATCTTTTTCACCTTAACCGATACCGTGGGAAGATAGGATCATATTAGCCATAGTTGCAACCACTCCAACCGATAACGCCAGGCCAACCACTGCAACCGTGAAAATTTTCTCTAACATGATGCTACCCTCATTAATGGGCGTTGCCTTATTGCCCCGCCCTACAAGATGAATACTACGCGCTTATTTTGCTGTTGTCAACAACGGGCGAAAAAACTTTTTGATCTGGCTTGCTGTTAGGCGCATATCTGCTTTGAGCGTTGCCAGGCGATAAGCTTTACCCTTAACCAGTTTATGGTGTCCGGTGCCGTTGCCGATGATAACATCAATTTCACACAATACGCGGGAAGCATCAATCTTTTTCATGTTGTTACCTTTCGTGTTATGGGGCGCTTGTCGCCCCCTGTCTGATAAAGATAATCCCTTTCGGGATATCTGTCAACTATTTTTATTGTACGGTGTGGCGATCGCTGTATTCAGCGTAAAACTCACATCCATCGTCACGGCTATCAAGTTTAACGATGTACCCGCTATTCCAACGTTCAACTGATACTACCGGATAATACTTCCCGTTAAGGATATTTTTCACCAGGTCGCCTTTTACCAGTTCTTTCGTTTTCTTATAAGTAGTCATGATGTTTTCTCTTCTGTTTTGCGGTGGACCGTTCCGCCGCCCTATGTGGTAAACTATACGCGCCAACGTTCCAGGCGTCAAGCATATTTTTAAAATTATTTTCTACAACGTAAAACGCCCCAGCATAAACCAGGGCGCACTAATTAAATCAGGTAGGGGATTGCATTGCCTTACACCTTTTAGGCTGTTAGCTGACGATTAGTAGCGTAGGATGTTTACCCGCTCATCACGCCCCAAGATATCTTCATATCTGTTTCCCCTTCCTTCGTACCAGATGATCACGGTATGAGGATCAAACGGATTGTTTTCGATAGCCGTTACCTTGCAGAAGTCATAAGACGGGAACGGGTAAACGCCAACCTGTAAACGCGCCCGATCTCCTGGGCGAATGGTAGCGGCACGATCTGCAATGATATTGTTATACATGGTGCACCCCCTTAATATTTTTCTTTTTCTTTGCTTTCAACCGTCTAAGGTTACGGCTTGACTTATTGCGCAAGGCGCTTAGATCGTCGTACCCTTTCCATGATTGCATATCTTTCGGATTCATGTTAGCCCCTTAACGGTTATAGATATTGTGGATAGTGATAAAGGCGCTACGGTCATAAGCTGCCAAATCGGGATTGATCCAAGTATTATCTAATAGTGTTTCAAGGATAATAGAATCATCATGAATAGCATCATAGAAATCAGGGTTAATAATGGTGTCAATGTCGCTTTCTGTTAACTCTACATTCAGCTTGCAAACCGCTTGCAAATCGGCTTCACGCTTCCAATCTTGCAGATTAGTAGTCAGAATGTTGGTGATCTCTTCGGTAGATAATTTGGTGATGGTCATGATATTTTCTCTCTGTTAGGCGGGGCGCTTGTCGCCCCTATGTGATACATCTTATCAGGTTGATTCAGCTTGTCAATACTTTTTAACGTGTCGCGTAAATAATATTACTTGCCGGACTACTGCAAACCAGGTTAAGCGGCTTGCTGTTATATTGCATCTTGTCGGCTTGTTTGCTTGCTGCGATGATTCCATCTATTACACGTTGCAAACTAACCTTTACCGCCTTTTTTGCCAACCGTTGACGCTTTACCAGTGCCTGGATCTTTTTCTTGTCTGCGTTGCTTAACATGGTGCGCCCTTACTTGTTAGCCGGATTATATACCAGGACCGCGCCGCTTGCTTTCACGTTTTCCGCTTCATAGCTGCGCAAGTTGTCTTCTGTAAGGTTGAGCGCGATCACTTCCTCGATCTCAATGCCAGTGGCAAGGGCGATCTCTTTAATGATCTTGGATGATTTGATAACGTCTGATGTTTTCATGGTGTGCACCTTATAAGATGATTGATAAGATAGTGATAACGAAAGCGATAACACCAACGGCGATCGTAGTCTTACGCCCTTCGGATACTGCCGGATTCTCTACCGTGTATTCTACTGTGTATTTGTTCATTGTGTTATCCTCTCGCTTGCTTTGAGAACTATTCCCGCCGCCCTATGAATTAAATATACACTATCCCAAAATGATTGCAAGCCTTTTTCTAAATTATTTTTATGCAGTAAACAGACCATCATTTACAACGGCGGCGATGATCTCCCGCGCCATTGATTCAGGGAACGGGGCGCTATAGTCCTGGCTTGTCTCGTCGCTGTCTGTTACCCAATGATAAGCCAACGAGTAAAAGCCTTTACTCCCTGTTTTCAGTGAAACGATGATCACTCGGTTAAGTCCATCGGTAAACGTTGCCGTTAATGTGCTATCATCTTGCGTCATGTTGGACAAGTAAGCGGCATCATTAACCAGGGAAAACATTAGCACCGTGTTAGCTTTAACCATTATTTGATCCTCAAACGGGCGCGGCACCATTGCCGCCCTACGTAATACAGTTTACCCTATTTCTTCCAAAAAGCAAGTTTATTTGCAATTGGTGACAAATAACGTTTACCCGCGTAAAACAGTACAGCGACACTAACCACGGCGGCGATCTCATGCATAGCCGACGGGAAACGAGTATCATAATAAGATCCAATAATAGCAATAGCGGCAACGGCTGCAACGTCGATAATGATTTTTTCTTGTTTTGCGGTGATCATAATATTTACCTTTTTGTATGGTGGGGAACTATTCCCCGCCTGATGTAATACAGTTTAACAGGTCCGGTTATGGTGTCAACCACTTTTAAAGATATTTTATACTAATAACGTTTTCCGGTTTAACCTGGTTGTGATAAGCATCAATGTAAATCAAACCATCATCGGACACGCCCAGGATCACGCCTTGCGCAATAAAACCGTATTGGTCGCGGTAACGTGCTGCTACTTTGTTCGCTGCGTTGTAGGCTGTTTTAATCTCGTTTAAGGTCATGTGCTGTTATCCTCTCGTTAGATATAAGAAAGGGCGCTATTTGCGCCCTTGATTTGTTTTAGTCTTCCAGGTCCATCCATGCACGTTTCTCGGTGCGGTCGCGCTTAGTTTTGTTGCGCTTGTCGCCCTTGCGGATCACTTCTTCATTCCACGCTGCGCGTGTTTTAGAAGATTGGATTTTTTCGGCGCGATTAGATGTATTCATGATGTTTCCTCTTTTTAGTTGTGAGCGGCACCATTGCCGCCCTACGTGTTTTAATTTACTTTATTGTTTGATGCCTGTCAACTACTTTTAAAAACTTTTTATTCGTGGGAAAGTGTAAGGATCACACCTGCAATATATAACCAATAGTTTTCCCTTTCTTTCTGGATCTTGTTTTCGCTACTACGCTCGTTAATGTACCCCCAGGATGTTAACAACCGATCTACTTCCCAATACTCGAAAGCTATATTAATATTTGACGGTAAACCTTGTAACCATGATGCTATTGCTCTGATAATGTTATGATCGTAACGTTTTTGATTATCGGTGTACCAATATTCAGATTTAAAACAGCGCATCAATTCCGCGATCTTCTCTTTCTCTTCTGTGATGCCATACTCGCTATAATCAATTGAGGCCAGAATATAAAGTTTAATTGCATTTTGTGCTTTCATGGTGTCTCTCTTCTGTTGTGAGCGGCACCATTGCCGCCCTATGTGTTACATCTTACCGGATTTTTAAAACTTGTCAATCATTTTTCTACTATCATTTGATAACCTGTTTCAAGGTTAGTAAACACCGTGATCCCGTCCTGGCGTTCACTCATAAGCAAGCAAGGCGCTAACATCCTTCCTACTTCCTTGCACTCGTTATAAGCGGCGGTAATGTCTCCCGCTGCTTTGTCTTCTGTGGTGAATGTATCGTTTACGTAAACTTGACCAGCGACAACGGCGACAATAGCGAAAGTGATCATAATGGTTTCCTTGTTATTTTACTGCGTTTAAATGATCTTGCGCTTGTTGTGCGGTGTAAAGTAAACCGTAAGCATACCCGCGCCCACTGGAGGCCATAACAGATCCGTCAACTTTAAAACGTAGTGTTAAATGAGGGTAATGCGCTTTAATGATGGCTTTTTCTTTATTAGTCATGCTGTTTTCTCTCTTTGTGGTGATTGGTTTCTCTTCTCAATAGCGCCCATTGGCGGGGCGCTATTACGAAGGGCTAACCTTATTTGTTACGGCTTAACGTGCCCAGGTTATCAGCGTGACGCAAACCAGGGAAGATCCACGCGCCTGATTTATCTTTTACAGGGGCTTTAAGCGTAGCGCCCAGGTTGGCGGCGTTAACTTTACGTGCAACGTTGCGAGCGGCTTCACGGGTAGTAAAAGTGATCATGATGTTTTCCTCTTCTCTATGTTAGGCGGTGGACCATTCCGCCGCCTTGATGTAATACAGTTTACTTTATTTTATCAGGATTGCAAGCGGTTTTATGAAATAATTGTCAAAGTAAAATCATAATCTTTTGACAGTTTATATTGCACCTTGTTACCGTATATGTCACCTTTACGTAAAGATCCACGGATACCGATAACATCCTTCACGTCTTTTAAATTTTTCACGCCTGTAATGTCTTTGTTGAAATACTCGTCATCTGAAAATAAAACTTGACTTGCATTTTTTAACAGTGTGCGGATATTAGCCATTTTGATAATCTCTCTTACTATGAGCGGCACCATTGCCGCCCTACGTAATACAGTTTACTCTTTTTCTTTCCGGTGTCAACAATCTTTTTCAGATTAATTCGTCCAGGCATAACAGGCGATCAACGTTGAGATCGGTTAGGCTGATGGTTGGCACCTGATAGGATTCGATATACTCAACGCTCGCATATTCCCCAAAATTAGCAATAGCCCACTTATTCAAGATCTCACATACATCATTAATCTTTTTATTTGTTACAACTGCAATAACCTGGGAAGTGCCAACGGTGCCGGATACGCGAACAATATTGATAGCCATGATTTTTCTCTCTTCTGTTAGGCGGGGCGCTTGTCGCCCCTATGTGATACATCTTACACTAATTTTAAACGTTGTCAAATTATTTTCTATTTCTTCCGTAATAGCCCAATTTATGATCTAAGCTAAAACGTTTTGTGAGATATGTCGAACGATGTTTCATTTTTATGTCTCCTTTACATTCCAACCATAGCGGCACGGATTGCAGTTTTACTATACTTGAAACCGTCTGGCGTTTTATTTTGTCCAGTTTGATCTAAAAATAACATCATATGACGGGCCGCATCATTACGATTAGTGTTATCGTTAATAAAATCCAGGGCCAACCGATACAATCCCTCATCGTTATTAATCCACAGGCTTACATTCCAATGAGTTTTGTTTTTGTGACCGTTGTACATTTTTGATTTTGCCATGATGTTAATCTCTTTTTGTTAGGCGGTGGACCATTCCGCCGCCTTGATGTAATATAGTTTACTCTTTTTCTTCGTGCTGTCAATGCTTTTTATAAATCTTTTTTACGTTTAACATCGCTTGCATGACTGTATACAGCGATCCCATTATCACGGCAAAAACGGGAAAGGTAGGCATAATTTGAAAATTCTTTCCCTTCCAGGTCAATAACCTTGCTAAATTCCTCCAGGGCGACGGTATCAAAATGATCACCATAGCCATATTGAAACGGCACGTTAACCACTTCAATCAATTTACCGCCGATCTCAACGTCCACGCTTAAAGAAAAATATGTATTACCGTAGGACTGTTGAAACCAGCGACGGGCGCTAATGTGAACGGCTTCAATCTCACCAATTTTAAATTGAGTGTTACCCAGGATCGCAACGTTGATATTTTTAGCCATGATTTTTCTCTCTTTTTGGTTAGTGGGAAGTATTCCCGATAAAAGTTATTATGCTTATACTATCGTTTTTTGTCAATAGTATAAGACTAAAACTTTTAACGATAATCATCGTAGGCTTTATTAACCTGGCGAATATAACATTCGAAAGCGAGATCAATAGAATCATATTCCCGCACATAATCCCCGTAAGAAACTACATACACACCTTTTTGATCCTCAAACGTCATGACGATAGAATCCAGGCCGATGATTTCAGTTTTAGCGATGATAGTCATAATGATAACCTTTTATTGTTGGCGGCACCATTGCCGCCCTACGTGATAAACTATAACAGAATTTTAAACAGTGTCAAACGTTTTTTCTTAGTTTGCGAAATATGGCGCGGCGGCTGATGCCGTTAAGCTCCAAGTGATTTGACTATCGATCAAGTATTCTTCATTCTTGATCCGCACGGTATCAATCGAGAAGTTACTAAAAGGCTTACTTTTAATTTTACGAACAACCGTTACACGGCGATCACCTTTCATCTCTTTTAACTGAATCCAGGCGTAACCTTTTTCATTGACAAAAATTTCATTGTGGTTGGTGATAGATGATAGGTGTTTCATGATTTCTCTCTTCTGTTTTGAGCGGTGGACCATTCCGCCGCCCTATGTGTTACATCTTACTACTTTTTCAAACGTTGTCAACAATCTTTTTCAACTATATGATCCGCACCGTTCGCAATAGTGATCTTCTTCCTCTTCCACTACTTGACCGACAAAATGATCAACCTTTGATCTCATGCTTTTGTAATTACTTTCTACTTCCTGCAATCTTCGTTGGTAGTATTCCAGGGCTTGCACATATGCCGCTTGTTCGGTTTTAGCTTGCATAGCTAAATTCATGCCGCGCGTTTCATCGTATAACCAATAACCATCATTACATTCACTAATAGATAGTGTAGGGCTTAGTTTTTCGTGACGGATAACCTTGCTCATAGTGTGCCCCTTACTTCAAAATGATTGTTGTGATAACTGCTACGGTGATCCAGAATGGAACAACTAAGATAATAGCGTTAATCGTTCCAACTGTCAAACTATTTTCTTTCTTGATCATGATGTTTTTCCTTACAGTGTCCAAAGAATGATTTCAAGTGCAGCACGGAAACCAGGAATAAAATTGATTGCAAAAAACAGGGAAGTAGTAGACATTTTTCTATCCTTTCAGTTGTGAGCGGCACCGTTGCCGCCCTATGAGTTAACTATAAGTGATCACGTTTTACCTGTCAACCTAAATCATCAAAATAAAGATAATTTTTTTCGGCTTCTTTCTTCTCTTCCTGCGTTGCCTCAAAGACTGGGAGGAAGTGATCAAAGGCTATGCACTCAACCGCGTGATCGTCTTCCTCTTCCTGGTCTTCCTCCTGGGCTATGGCTGCAATTTTGGCCAATTTCCTTTCAGCCTGGATAAGCTTACCATCTAATACGCTTTTTGCAGTACTGTACGCCGTCCAGGTGATGCGCTTACTTTCGAGCGCGGCATCAAGCGCCGCTATCTTGCTGGGGTATTCATCCAGGACACGAAAAGCCGGATCTACCTTGTACAGCGGATTATCTTTCGCGCCGTCGCTATCATCTGCGGCGCTTGCAATGTCAGCGTTACCATTCGCCAGCCAACCAGGGCGATCGCTGCGTGTTTTGGTATTCCCATGACTACGCGCCGATCTGTTGCCTACTTGCTCGCCACTATAACCAGGAGCGTGATCGATCATGTCATCCGGTATAATACGCGGATCATTAGCGTCATGTTTTACCCAGGACTGGATCACATATTCGCGCCCCATTATACACCCCTTTTAACAATCATTTCACACACAAAAAATAAACTGGCGGAATCACGGCAAGGGTAGAAAGATGTGCGATAATCTCTCACCCCTGCTTTTATGATCTCCGTGGTTTTACCTGATAGCACATTGTAAATAGTGTAACTTGTCGGACTGTTTTTATATACCTTGCCAGGGTAGATCATAACATAACGAGCAAGGTTATAAAATTCCTCGTTACGGAAAGCTATGATCTTCCCGCATACCTTAAGAAAATGCACGTTAGCCCCCCTACAGCAAAAAGTTTACTTGTCTTGCTGTTAATGTAGTATCAACCATTTTCGGGCTTTTATAATCCACAAAGCGCGCTGTTTTTTCAATAGCGAAACCGAGATAATCTTGCTTGTTGAAATTACATTCTTTCTTAAATGTCTTCCGTGCAATGGCGATCGCTGCGTCCAGGGATAAACGCCCGTCAATATTGATATTAGCGAAAGATCCGCCACCGCTCATAGGTTTACCAGTTGTGCCCGTTACGATCATTGTTGCGCTATATGATGCCATGATGATAATCTCTCTTAGTTGTGAGCGGTGGACCATTCCGCCGCTCTACGTGATACATCTTATCAGGTTGTTGCCTGTTGTCAATACTTTTTATTCAAGCCCTACGATATGTAAAACACGGCGATTAGCAATAGCGTGCTGATCTTCTGTTATAACGCCCATTTCTACCAGGGAATCAAGGAAGGAAAGCACCGTGATATATTCGTCATCGGGTACACTCATTTCATTAGTACCGTTTACCACTACGCTGATTTGTCCTGCTTTCGCTACTATGTGCAATGTTGCCATGATCTTAACTCCAGGTGATGAATGATGTTTTTTGTTGGTGGACGGTGGATTGTGGAGATCCTCACCTTTGCCCGTCCTGCATTGCGCCCTCCTCTTATTTATTGTCGTTGTGCCGCGCCCCCCTCGACAAGATGAATACTACGCTACCAGGTGCGGAACGTCAACCACTTTTTCAATCTTTTTTATTTTCTTTTTGCTTGCTATATATAAAAGAAAGGGCTATCATCTTTCTACCGCGCCAACCAGAGCGCACAACAAAGAAAGGGCGACACCATGACAACTACTACATTACACCTCATGCACTCGTTAGGCTGGCAAGGCGGCACGGTCCACCAGGTAGCAAGCGCAACGGGCTTAAAGGTTGAAACCGTTCTCAACCTGGGCGATCATAAAGTGGAAGAGATAGACCATTTTGATCCGTTCGCTGATGGTTATTTATGGGCTTGCAGTGGCGGCGGGGAAAGCAAGATACCGCCAGGGGCGCGGGGCGATATGCATTTTTGGTTAGGTGTCCTTTCCTGGCAAGAAAACAAAAAATAATCTTGACAAGCCCAGGGATCGGGCTTATACTGTTTTACATACAGAAGAGGAAACGCCACCCCACGGCGTAAAGGCGGGGCTAACATACCAGGGGCACTGGTTGGAAGGTCGATCGCCGGGAGGCTGGGCGCTATATATTTGTAAAGAAATGTAAAGATAAAAATAATCGCTTGCTTTCTTGGTTGGATCTGTTATTCTTATTACATGGCGAGGGGACACGGGAGCGCGAGACAATCACCGGACCTGCGCCTCATTCTGGAAATGAGAAAAATTCTCATTTGCAAATAAGACTCATTCGCATTTAGTAGTTGAATGAGAATCATTCTCATTCTCATTCGTATTTCGATTTTAAGTGAGAATAATTCTCATTTCGGTAATTTTCACGCAAACTTTAGAATTTGCTTTTCAACTTTCACTTTTGTAAAAGCAAAAAAACTTTAAATACCTGGTGCGCGCGACTTTTTTAAAAATTTTTCTCGGTTTTTTGCTTTGAAATCTGGCCCACCAATTTGAGATAGTGTACGTAAACTTTAGAATTTGGTTTTGGATTCTCACTTTTGTAAACTCGTAAAAAGTTTAAATAATTGTAGGGATTTTTGAGATAGTTTGCTTGTAAGGTTTGAGATAATCCTTCCCGAAGATGTTACGCAGCCTACAGCCTACCTGAATGCTCGTCTAACGAGATTAACTCTAAAAGATGAGTGTTGGTGTAGCTAAAGAGAAAAGGCTCTCTACGGTGTTGTAGGAGCCTTATTTCTGTGGCACAAAGTTGACGTATTCTTTTTAAAAACGAATTTTTTCAAAATATCACGAATATCACTTTTATGGTATTTTGGCTGGAAACAAGATTTTGATCAGTTTGTTGTGGTATTGTCCTAAAAGATTCTGCCCTTTCCAGTTGGCAGGGTTTAGCACCCCTGGTTCATACATACCCATTGCAATTCCGTAAACCTTATCATAAGGACTTGCCTCAACGAACGTTTTGAATTGGTACAGTCGCAAATCAGAGTAAAGATCAGGGTTCTGTGTATACTTCAAGCATAAGCCTCGCATTACGATACGCTCTCGGTACTCTTCCCACATGTCATTATTAAAACCAGACACCGCTCGACCCATGCGCTTGTAGTATGCCTGTCCCTTCTCGTCGTCACGCTTCATTGAGTGATCAAGGATAGCTGCTGCGATTACATGGTCCTTGAACAGCAAAGCCTTACGCCACATCATGTATTGCTCTACACAACAGAAAGTTTCATTGTACCCTGGTTCCGTCTCTGTGAATGGTGCAATGTACCAATTGCTAAACACATCTTTATGTGAAAAGAAGAATACATATTCATCAGTTATTCGCATTTTTCATACCTCTTAAGACTTCAGCTTGCCCGTCTTGAAAAGCTTTCATCAGAACTATCTTAAGATTGACTTCCAAACGATCATCGTCCTTTCTATAACACTCCAACACTGCCTTAAGTTCCTCATAATGGTTCAGAATCGGGTTAAAGATTTCATGATCTGCTAAACGTGCCATAATTTCTCCTTTGTTAGTCCATCCACCAGTAGCCATAAACTGCGTCTGCGTCGATGAGTTTGTGTTTGTTCTCTTGCATGTAGTCTAAGATAAGTAGACGTTTGCTGTATCTGGATTCAGTATAAGCCAACTCGTCGCTGTTAGCAACAACGTAATCAAAGTATTTTGCAAGATCTGCACATTCAAACAGAATCAATTCAGGAGTTTCTTCACACTGGTCTGTCTGGTACACTTGACGAATGATCATGTATACATCATCGTCTTCCGCTAAATGCTCTACTGGTCCACATCCAGCAGGAACAAATTCATAATCCCACTTGATCAAGCCTTCCCTCACTGCTTCAAAGAAATCCATTTTTTCGCTACGCATGATCTGAACATCAACTAACATAATTTTCCTCCTGTAAAACACCACCTCGTTGTTTAATAGTTTGCACTACATAATCTAAATCATCAAGGGCAAATGTCTCTGTACTACCATCCTTCATGTGCAGATCAGGTACATAACCGATAGACGGTACATGATGTTTTAAGTATTGCTCTGTATCCTTACAATCTTGGACCGTATCAAACAAGAACAGCAATGCACGTTTCATTGTGTGGTTGTTCTTGCGATTTTGGGTACTCAAACGTATATCACTGTTATTTGATATTCCCAGCTTGGCGGCGTACATGCTACCGGATTCATCACTAATCAGGTTGATGTAAAGCTCTCTCTGATTGTGTCCTTTACATTCTGGACAACCTGATCCTTGTAGCATATTATTAAACGTCATTGTTTGTTCCCCATGCTCTGAACACAGATATTTAAACTTATGCCTTGCTCCAATCTTTCCTATCCAACCAACAAACTGATAGCCATTATCCTCGCATAGCTTCATTGCACGGGAAGTATACTGATCATCTGTGTACATTGGATTCTTGGCACAACGGCAAGCTATCTTCCCTTGTTGTAAACTGACTAAAAAACTCTCAAACCATCCACTACATAACCCAGCTTGTGCTATTTCATCCTGTGCACAGACAGGACAATACACAAACCAATAAGAGGCATAGCCTTGTTTATTCAACCGATCAGATCGCTTAAAGATAGTTCCCATAGGATATTCACGTTTAGCGTGGAAAGAGGCGATCATCTCTTCGTCTGGCTTTGTCCTGGCTTGCCTTACCTTCTCTCTCCAGCACTCTGTACAACCTGTTACTCCCTGTTTAAAGTTATCAATAGATGTGCTTTGCCACCTGTTCCCACAATGACAAGATAGATCTAACTTTGTTCTACTCCCTTTCCATTCTCCAGTATATCCCAGGATCTGGATCTGCTTACTATCAGCTATCGGCTGACATTCCTCCTTATATTGTTCCCACGTCTTAGCCATCTTCTTATTTCTCCATAAAAGAAATGCCCCTTGCGGGGCAGATTATCAGAACACGCTACTTAAGGTTGCAGATCGTGTAGTTGTTGGCTCCAGAACTAAGCGGAACGTATCTCCAGGCTTATCGCTCACCACTACAATCTTACCACCTTCGATCAGGTCACACTTCAAACCTTCGGCGGTAGCTTTCAGGTCGATGCGTGGATCACCATCATCATCCAGGATGACGTAGCTGCTATCTTCGAGAGGCTCCAGTTCTTCGTCCTTCACTGCTTCCAGGTAGATGTTCAGTTCACATGCACCAGACAAGAACTTGGTAGGAGTGAACTCATGCCAGTTGTTGACCCAGTTAGGCTTGATAGCTTTACCGTTGACAACAATAGAGCTAATCGTCCAGCGTGCATCGTTACCCAGAGAGATACCCATCATCTCCAGACAGGTCTTGAACGTCATTTTCGGATAGAAGTTTAACTCTTCTACGATCCCTTGAATAACATCGAAAGACAGTTCAGTGCTAACATCCCACAAACGTTGGAAGCTTTCAACATGTTTGCGATTCTTCAGATTCTTGTCCAGGTAGTCCAGCATAGTTTCAATAGATAGTTTGTCGTAGTTGAAGCTATAGAAGATACGGCTCGGACGGTTGACGAAGTATTCCGAGATATACCCGCTGTTCTTTGTCAGCATGAACAGTTTGTTACCGCTACCTGTGCCATCCAGCAGAGTCAGCAGTGCTTCCTGATCTTCCTTCTTGGAATACACTTTGTCGAACTCATCGAACAACACCACAGCACGTTCAGAGATCTTACTCATAAACTCCAGGAAGTTAGCATCAGCGTATGGCTGTGTTACCAGAATCGTTGGGATTCCTAAATCTTCCGCTTCCAACAGAGTGTTACTGATCAGTTTTGCCAGCATTGTCTTGCCACTGCCTTTTGTACCCGATAACAGGACACCTGTGTTTTTACCTTCTTTACTACGACGAGCGAAGGTACGGATAACGTGGGCTGCACGTTCTTTGGTTTCCCCGTACAGGCGATCAGGAATCGTGAACTTATCAGCACGACTAAGAGAATAGTTACCATGTGGATCACAATTGACAGTCCAAACGCCAGCGGGGAGTTTATCAACCTCTACACCGAAGTCTTTATTAACAATAGCAACATCCCCGTATACTGTGTATTTCATCTAATTTCTCCTCTTCTGTTGGAATAGACGTATTATCTCTTGTCTAATACGTCTTGTCAATACTTATTTTAGATCCCTTCGCCTTTGGTGATGATAGCTTCCATCACTACAGCTTTCTTCTTGCGTTGAACATCTTGACGGATCAGGAGGCTACCACCTCGATCATCCTTATACTGCTTCATGATGATGAAGTTGTTGCCACACACAGCGCCGATAGCCACGTATGGGCGATTAGAATTGTCCACATCCACAGACGGGGTTACATCCGTGCAAGTAAAGAACTTGCCATCAGGATCAGTATAAGCAAACTGACCTTTAGCGGTCACTGCAACTTCTCCGGTACTTGTGGATTGTGCAGCTACAAACGGTGCAGCAGATGCTACGAAACTTGCAGACAGCAGTGCTACAGCTAAAATAATCTTTTTCATGGTGATCTCCTCTTATTCCCACAACATACACAATGCAGCTACAACCAAAAACAGAGTAGCCACGCTTAAAGCGATAAACATTCCTAATTGAGAATGGAATTCGCCTATGATAGGTGCACACAACGCACTTAGCAAACAACCTGTCAAACTTGCTTTGATAATAAGATCTAACATATTACCTCCTACAATTCCACAATAGTTTTATCTAAGTGGTGTGCTTCAACCTGGGATAAGGTTAACACTTCAACCAAACCCCTGTCAATACCTAATTTGATCACTTGCAAATACTCCCCGAAAAGGTCAGAAAGTTCGATCTTATGTTCTGTAACAACCACAACTTCATGACCTTTGGTGTATTCTCTCCAGATACGTCCGCACTTGTAGATAAAATCTTTCTGGTCTTCAGTGATCATTTTAGGCTTAACGCTTAACATTACATACTCCCGTAGTCTGGTTCAATATTGTGTTTACGACAAATAGCATCCCAACGTTCACTACCGAAACCACGCCCGTGCAGTGCATCGAATGCGAAATGCTCTGCCAACCACATTACTACACCATCTGGCTCGGTGTCAAGCGGAATTCGAAACTCTCGATCATAACGCATACGGAGAACAAACTCATTACCGTCTTCCAGCAGATGCATATGACTTTTAGCTCGTGATGCCAGGTCAAAGAAAGGAGGCTCGTCCTTCCAAACCTGGCGCTCAACCTCAATACCGTGGTCAACTACCAGAGTAGCGATCACATCTCTCATTTCTTTACTAAACATATTTCCTCCTTAACCAATTAGTTGAACTGCCTTGCAGATGTAAATCCAAACAGGACTAAACATAAGAGCTATACCGAATACACAATTCCACTTGATTCCCATTTCCTCTATTAAAGACATGAGTAAGCCAACAGCACTAATAACCAGGTAGATCCCTAAGAAAGCCATTGTAAAAAATTCAGACATAGTTAGCTCCACAAGTTATGAAAGTATTCAGCAAACAGGCAACGACCTTCGATTTTATCCGTTTTGGTCATAACTGATTCAGGTTTAAAACCTTCGATCATTTGATCAATAATGGATAGCCACTCCACGGTAGCATCGCGCTCTTGTTCTTTTGTCAGCTTACGGTAGTCTGACACATACTTAGCCCAAATCTTGGAAGGGATAAGGATATCCCCTCGTTCCACAATACGCGCCTTGAAAGCATACAATCCAGCGCAAATAATCGTGGAGAACGTATCATCCAAGTCTTGCAGATCTTCTACGTCAAACTGTAATTCATCGTGGATAAGTTTCATTATGCCTCCTGACCCGCTTTTAAGTTATTAAGCGTGTTATAATGTTCTTCCGAACCTTTATGAGCAAACATGTGCCAAGTGCTAACCAGTGCGCGGACCGTAGTGTAACGTTCCATCTCTCCACGGACACCGCCACCAAGCAAATAAAGAACAATACCTTCCAAACCTACATGAGTTACAACTTCCACACGATCAGTATTATCCCAGTTAGCTCCTTTACCCACTACTAAATCACCAACTTCCATTTTGATATTGTTAACGTCTTCTGAAGTGTAATACATTCTGTTTCTCCTCACATTAAGACACGTTTTGTGTCGATAGGTGCATTATCAAACATTGAAAGTACCTTGTCAAGCAGTTTTACTAATTCATTTGTAATTTGTTCCTCTGAACGAGAAGAAGTAAGTACCTTACTCTCACCAACGATGTGCATCACCTTGATAGGAGCATTCAGGATAACATTGTGCTTTTCATCTTCTTCGAAAGATGCTAACCACTTCTCATTATTCCCGTGCAAAGCCACGATAACACCAAAACCGTTAATAGTTTGTGAAATGTTCTTAGTTGCTAATGTAATGTTCATTGTTCACCTCTCTTAATAATGTAGGGCTATTGTACACTAAAAATATTTCAGGTCAAGTGTTGACAAGCTTTTTGGTTCTGTTATGATTAGCTCATACTAAATGAGAGGAGAAAACAAATGCAAAACATCCAAAACATCGATCTGACCTGGAAAGAAGCCAAAGACGCAATGAAAGAAGGTAGACGTGTTAAACACGAGTATTTCTGTGGTGGGGAATGGTTTGAGATGCAATATGGTGTTATTCTGGACGAACATGGTTATAATATGACTGATTGGTATCGTGACGAAGCTTGGCAGGATGATGGTTGGTCTGTGGTTGAGAAAGAAGGTAATGAGGAAGAAGGGCTGTTGTCTAATGTAGAACGCGAAATGCGTGAAACAAAGATGCCTGAACTGGACTACCATTACCTGGAACTTCTTGTGGCAGCATCTTTCGCTACTGGAGATACAATGTGGCAAACTCCGGTGTCCCGTGTCGATAGCCAAAATAAACCGTCTGCCCGTAATCACAAGCTTTACAAAGGTAAAGGTCATAACAAACTGAAGAAAGGAAAGAAGAAATGATCTACAAAAACAAGTTCACTGGTTGTCTACGTAAGTTTGTCGATAAGAAAGGTTATGTTTCGCTTGACAACGGGACTACATGGGTGCAGAATGGGTCTTCAGAACAATTGATCAAGGCTCTGCCTTACTACGAGGAGGTTTAAATGTCCAACAATCTGTTTAGCGTGTCAATCGCACCGCGTGTTAATATTCGCTGCCAGTTTGTTACCTTGCCAGGCGTGACACACATTACTTTAGAGTATGATCCCCGTTCACGAGAGAACCCAATTACAGGTAAGATTGATTCAGCCTACGGCGACTTCCTGATGGATCACCAAGCGATCTTATGTTGTGTGCAACGCTTACAGGCAGGGTCTTTATACATCTTTAAGAAGTCTGTGTTCCAAGAGATTGCTCAAGCAGTTGAAAGCGGTATGGAGACTCTTAACGCTATGATTGAAGCAGCCAACAAGAAGGAGGTTTTATGACACTCTATCACGTAACCACTGAAGGCGATACCGAAGGTCGTACTACGAAAGATTTGGGGTATGTTGAAGCAGATTCACCTGAACATGCTATCAAATACCTGCACTCCATCGGGAAGTATGCGGGTTATGAGTATACTATCTACGAGGTTGAAGTTAACCCTATACAAGTGGCAACTCCTATGGTAGAGTTGAAACATCTTAAGGCAAAAGTAAGACCTGGTATAGTGTCCGATTACAAAGGGGAAGTAAAATGAGTGGATGGATTAAAGTATCTGGCACCGAGGATGTTCCTATCGGAGAGTGGTTTGTAATCATGGCAAACGGCAAGAAGGGATTCTGTGAAGTTAACAAAACACGCAATGGCACGGTAGCTGTTATCAATGGTCATTTTTATTTTGACTTGGCACCTGTGATCGCATATCATGAACTACCAACTTATGAAGAGGAGACTAACAAATGAGCCTTACCACTATGCACAAAACACTGCTCAAACTATTTAACAATCAACGTAATCTTTTGATCGAAGATTTCCGTAGCTTTAAACGTAACAAGGTCAATCGTGCCTACATGCCTCATTCAGCCTTTGATGCCACGTTAAAAGAGTTTCGTAACCGTATCTCTGAAATGGATGCTTACATCCGTGGCACAAAGCTTGCACGCACAGTAACTATCCAAACAGGATTGTTGCACTTTTATGATGGAACTACCGGATCGATCTACAATCCAGACAGCATAGAGAATTATTTAAAATAGTTGTTGACTTTGATATACTAAGTATGCTACCCTACCCACGAAGTGCCGAGCGGGAGCGAGGTATAAGTGTTACCCTCCCGTTAGGGTAGAGGGTAGTAATTATAGTTTCTATCGTTAGATTGTTCGAAGAACAGAAACTTAGATCTTGTTCTTATCGTTAGATGATCGTAAGATCAAGAACATAATATAGAGGAGATAAAGAATGAAATTGTTAGACTATGCGATGGTTATGGATCTTAGTGTGCTTCGTGACGATGCTCAATACATGACACAGAACCAGGATGGCACCTTAAACCTGTATTCTGCCTATCCACGTAATCATGGTCCAGTTACAACTTACGGTTGGGGTGATAGCAACTTCCTGGATTACTACCCAGCACCACGTAGCCTGGAAACTGCTGAAGATTGGTTCCACTCTATTATCAACTTGCAAGCAATCCGTGACTACCAAGAGAGTGGGTCAGATAGCAACCTGGCAAATACATTGGGAACGTTGAATACCATCTCTTACAAAGAGAAGCCGCCTAAGCTTTACTTCCTGCGGGATATTCCAGAAGGCACTTTCTTTGTCTATGGCGGTGCTGACGCTTCTGGTGAGCCTCCTATCTGGCAGAAAGTAGATGGCGGTTTAGCAGTTATGTTTGATACAGGGATCACTTCTCCGCAAGATACTTTCTCTCAAGATCGTGTGTGGAAAATCTTGAAAGCGCATCTGACTGTTAGCCCAATCCGAGAATAATCTTAATCTGCAAATAAGTCTTGATCACGAGGTTGTATTCTGATAGAATGCAATCTCACTAAACAAAAGGAGATTTAAATGGCTACGAAGAAACAAAAAATGAAATGTCTGTCACTAACTCAACTGGGACACAGTACAGGTTGTGTGACGATCGGTAAAACCTACTCCACCACTTTGAATAAAGAGAACAACAGCTTTACATTCAAAGATGACAATGGTAACATGCAGGTGGGGATTTACCCTGAGTGTGCATTCGGGACTTGGGAAAAAGTTTAATTAACTGATCGGAGGGAGTATGCAAGACAAGAAAAACAATGTTCGTTATGCTTTGTACGGACGTATGGGCGTAGACTGCGAATGGAGACTTCTGTTACAGCGTATTCCCTCTTATCAAGAAGCTATGACGAAGCGAGAACATTATAAGAAGACGTGGAGACACGTTGTTTGCAAACATTACGAGGAGGCATAATGAGCACATTATCAACAGCAGTCAAGTTCCACCAGGATTATGAAGAAGCTGTCAAAGATGCTGACAATCCTTCCTCATTAGTGTTTGAGGATCGTACAGGTTTGAAGTGGGTTAAATCTTTCGATGAGATCTATTTCTGGTATCCGCAGGGAGCCACAAGCAATAGTTCTCTGTATAGCTACGAACTGGAATACCGTGGCCCTGTAGACGAAGATGAAAACTTTATCATGTATTTCGTAAATAATGGTTGCGGTGAAACGTTTAATGTTGTATTCTCTAAAGCAGATGAGTCTGACGAGGAGGTGTAATGCAGTACAATACGACTTTAAGTTTGGCAGTTGCAGCCCACATGCTGTACAATGATTCTGTGAAGGATGAGTTGTCGCCTGTGAGTTTAGCTTTCTATCTGATAGAAAGGGATTGGATGTTCTCTGGTGAGGACGAAATCTACTACGTAAATTCGCGCGGTTTTATTGAAAGTTTTGAACTTGAACACCGTGCACCAACAGCAGAAGATGATCGTTTTATCATGTTCTGTGTAAATGATGGTTACGGAGAGATATATGACGTAGTATTCTTCAAAAACCGACAGAAGACTGAAGAGGAATTCTAAATGAAAAAGCTACTTTGTGTCCTGATGTTGATGATTGCCACCAATGCTACAGCCGCCCGTGACGGTTTCAAGATTGGGGTGGAAGGTAGCCAATTCTTCACTTGGTACGGTGGGGAAGCTGTCTACCAGGTGGATGATAAAAAGTATAACTGTAAGTTTGATCGTATAGATCGTGGAGTAGATAATTGGGGCGACGCTTATAAAGCAACAGGTTTTTATTGCACCAAAGAAATCTACATTACGGTCAAAGAACCACAAGACAACAGAAAGGTGTTGTTTATTGTGATAAACCCTGCTAAATTTGAAGAACGTAAAGCTTACTATGCAGATATGTTCATTGAATACAAGAAGGAGGAAAAATGAGAGAAACAATCGTAGATGTTGTTATTAATGGACAACGTTATGTACCTGTTATAGAGAAAGCTGAACCAGACGCTTTAGATGTTGTCTTTGAAGATGATGATCTTGGCACTGTTACTGTACGTGAATATTTCAGACGACTACTCTCTACACTTTGGGAAGAAGAAGACAGTTTTAGTGGAAAACGACCTTTTGGTAACTCTTGCTGGCAGTTCGATTTGATTATCGGTTTGATCGATGCTGGCTACCTGGAGGGTAAAGTTTATCGTGACGAAGATGGAGGTATAGAAGATACCGACTATGATCGTGAAGAAGCAGATAAACTCATCCAAGGTCTGATCGCACGTATGTGTTTGGGGTAATATGAAAGTCTTGAACTTCTACCATTTGGGTAAAGTTGTTCCCGATACTGCAACATACATTGGACGCGCGATGCCCCACTTCGGGTTGAAAGCGTCAAAGTTTGCCAACCCGTTCAAACTGAAAGAGGATGAACCAAGAGGTGCTACCATTCAAAGATACAAAGAGTGGTTGTGGGATCAGATCCGTTCTGGTAAGATAACTCTTGAAGATTTGTTGGAGTTGGAAGGCAAAGATGTAGTCTGCTTTTGCTCGCCACAACCGTGCCACGGAGATGTGCTCGTTGCAGCCGTGACATGGGCGAGAAGGGAATACGATAGACGTAATCCACCGTTTACGGATGGGTATTGGAACTGGGAGGAAAATCTATGAAGAATATTATTGCGGTGGATGTATTTGGTGCAAGCGTCTTGCAAGACAAGCAAGCTATGCTGTACCACTACGAAGAAGATAAGCTTACGTACATTTATGTCGGGTCAGAAAAGTATCGTATCTTTGATTTGGCTTTGTTGAAAGAGGGTGATCTCCCTTTAACAGAGAAGCTATATGGCTTCAAATTCAGACGAGATGTAAAGCTTGATGGGAAGATTGCAGTGATTCAAGTTGACGCGTATTATATCATTACCTTTGTCACCCCTGTGTTCAGCGATCTGAACGGAGAAGGTGCTATTAATGATGTGATCGTCCTGAAAGTAGGTAATGCACTGCACGATGTGAAATAACAGGAGGTAGTATGTTCTTTGACGTAGATTCCTTATTCGTTGCCACTGCTGGACAATCTGCGGTTAACGCAGAGTTTGAAGAAAGGGAGGCGTGGATTGATACTCATAACTATGATCCTACAAACCTAAACTGGTGCCGTATGGATATCAAAGGTATGAGCAGGGATAGTGCGTTTAGGGCATACTACGCTGTATATACTCTTGACAATCTTTATCAGTATTTTGTATTCCGTAATATGATTGTCAACCTTAATCTTGCTGGGAGACTAAAGAACAAAAAAGAGTTTACTTTAGGGCACTACATACCGTTCAAAAAAGGTGGTGAACATTTTCCTTCCAATTGGACAGTGCAAATAAGAGTTGAAAATAACAACGCAGGTGATACAATACCAAAAGTCAAAACAAAATGGTCATGGGAGAAACAGGAACGTTATATACGTTCCCATCTCCCACCAAACCTGAGAGAGCCGTATGCGAGTCGGGCCTTTCATTTAATGAATATTGTCAAGAGTTTTTACTAAGGAGGATTTAGTGTCTAATAATTTGAGTTTCACTCCAACCGAAGAGCAATTTGCTATTGAGCGTGCTTTCGGGGAAAACCGTTTTGTAACTATTCAAGCAAAATCTGGTTCGGGGAAAACATCTACCCTATACATGCTGGCAAATGGTACAGACAAGAGCATCCTGTACCTGGCATTCAATAAGAGTATGGCGGAAGAGGCGCGTCGCAAGATGCCTCACAATGTGGAGTGTCGAACCCTACACTCAATCTGCTATCAGAAGCTTCCACAGAATCTGCGTCACAAGCTGTCACGTCCTGAAGGGAAGTACGTGAATGTGGCTGGAACAGGTAGCGAAATTGCCAAGAAGTTTAAGATCCAAAACCTTATTGATAAAAACGGAAAGACTTTGGTCACTCGTGCTATGATCGGTTTAATGGTTAAACAAACTTTGGCTAAATATGAGTTTTCAGATGATGAGCATATCTCTTTGAAACACTTCCCTAAAATGCACATCTCTGATCTGAAACGTAAGAATGTGAATGAGAATAAGCTGATCGCAGAAGTCGTTAAATATGCAAAACAATTGTGGCGTGAGCGTATTGATCCTAACTCGGAAACGATCATGACTCATGACACCTATGTGAAACTGTTCGAACTGTCGGGCGAAGATTTAGGGTATGATATCATCTTTGGGGATGAGTTCCAGGATGTTAACCCTGCGTTCCTGTCTATTCTGCGTAACGCAGAAAAAGCCAGTCGTATTGTGGTTGTAGGTGATGAGTTCCAGAGTATTTATCAGTTCCGAGGTAGTCAGAACATGATGAAAGAGACGGCTCAATATGGTGTAGAATTACCATTGACAACATGTTTCCGTTTTGGTCCTAAAGTGGCAGATATTGCTAATGCGATCCTTAGTGATAAAACTCCCCTGGCCCATCCGCTGGTCGGGAAAGGGTATAACACGGTAACAGGTAGCTTCCACTCGGATATAGTGGACTTCTCCAAACCGTACACAATCATCTTCCGTAAAAACCTGACGTTGCTTATGGATGCAATGGATCGTATTGCGAACGGAGAAGATATCAATATTAACGTTGACACCAAAGATTTTATTGCTATGGTGGACAGTGTGAATGCATTGCGTCGCGGAGATATTGATAAAGTGAAGCATGAGACTGTTCTCCCTTATGCAGACTGGCAGGAGTTTGTGGATTGTGCAGAATCAGATCCAGATGCTAAACGTCTACTGAATATTGTTGTTTCCGGTAAGGCTAACAACATTGCGTACACACTCCGTATGCACCGTAATTCACCTACGGCAAAAGTGACACTGACCACAGCACACAAATCGAAAGGTTTGGAATGGGACCAAGTTATCGTTGCAAATGACTTCCCTTCGAACTATGATAAGAAGACGCGCGAGTGGGTAGGACTGGAAGAATCTGAACGTAACCTTTTATATGTTGCTCACACACGTTGTATTAAATGTTTGCAGTGGAATGAGACAGTGCATGAGATCTTAACCATGCAGCAATTAGGCGGAGATACATCTCCTAAGATGACTGAAGAAGATGAAATGGTTGCAGCATTGGCTCGTAAGATCAAGCAGATTCGATGCGAGGAGTATTAATATGGCGGGTTATCATTTAATAGATATTGAGAAACAACCTTACGGCAGTATTGAAAAGATTCAGGAAGAAGTTTATGAACTTTTTGATGCTGTCGAACAAGATTGCAAAGTTATGCAATTGGTTGAATTGTCTGATATTGTGGGTGCTGTTGAAGGTGTACTGGAGACACAGTTTCCTGGGATGACGTTGCAAGATTTGATCGCTATGTCAGACATTACCAAACGTGCTTTCCGCACAGGAGGAAGATCATGAATGGGGAAGTCATTGCCAATGCGATCCACTATTACGGACGCTATGCACAAATGATTCAAGTACCTTACCTGGTAGATGCAGATATTCTTGCATACACACTACCAGAAGGTAAAGGGGATCGCCCTTTGGGGCATCCTAATGGGAGATTCTATGTTGCCAGCGCAGAACAATCCTTCCTCCAGATGGAGAAAGATGGTTTTGAGTTTGTAGCAGAACACCCTTATATGGCATTGACCCCATGTTACCGCACAGAAGATGTTCTTGATGAAAGTCATTTTAACATCTTTCTGAAACTGGAGTTGATTGAGTTTTATCCGAAACATGGGCCTATGGCATATGCAAAAGATATGTGTAATTTTCTTTGGACCTATTATAGTCTGGAAACACGTATAGTAAAAACTGAAATAGGGTTTGACGTAGAAGACAAATATGGGTTAGAATTAGGATCATTCGGAATGAGGAATTCTCCGAAAGGTCATCCGTACATGTATGCCACAGGCATAGCAGAACCACGAGCATCTATTGCTCTTAACCACAGAGAGGGGTTTATTTATGAATAAGTCGATGGAAGAATTGGTTAAATATTATGTCCACACAGAAGACCTGACAGATGCAGAGTTTACCAAGATCTATAATCTTTGCGAGCAGATTCAGCAAGGTCCGTGGGACAACGAAGAAGATTTTCGTAACGATGTAGGCGCAGAGACAGGGTTTTTGTTCTTTGATCCATCTAATGGTATTGATGCTACACACTCCGAGGATTATCTGCCAGCAGGTGTTTCTTCTGTTACCACTACCGAACACTTCATTGATTTGTTATTAGAGACAGCATGGTGCGATTCCAAGCCTATCTACTACTGTATGAAGGATACGCTGCGTATGGCAGCAAGTCGTCTGTACGATGGGAACTCCCGTTTATATACGGCTGTAGCCGCGCTTTATGGGAATGGTTGGACTGCCGATCAACTCCAAAAAGCTTGGGAAGAAGGGCGTGGTGGGCGTGACGTTGTTATTTTCTCTGAAGTTTTAGGGGTGGATTCTATCGCCTATGAAAATATTCCACGCTTAGGGACAAAACCAGAAATCATTGATGGAGAAGAAATGTTAGATCTTATTTTAGCTAAAGTGGCAGGGCGATCTATTCACGAAGTGTGCGTATCTACCAGAAAGATCTCCACAAGTCAAATGGAATCTCTTTTAAAGATTTTCACCTTGGTGACTGGTGAAGGGTATTGGAAAGATGCTGAACATTTTCTGATGTATAGTCGTGGTCTGTCTGAACACTACTCTTTCTATAGTTCTAAGTCGGGGATTGATGGTCACACAGTGCCACAAGGATTAAAAGTAGGTGTTGACGAATTTATCAAGATGTTTTTGAAACATTTAGGTATTGACAATACTGAGAAATCACTGGAAGATATCATTGCTGACTTAACAAAAGAAGGAGAAGAAGTGGAAGAGAATACTTTTGAAGTTGAAGAATATGTGGAAGAATACCTTCCGAACCTTGGGTTCCCTCCAGAGGGTAATCCTTATGTGAAGATCGTCTGCCGTAACGGGCAAACTTTCACAGGTCCAGCCGACGATATGGGTTGGAGGGTCGATGAGAACCATCCCCATGATCTGGATATGGTGAAATATATGATTGTTCCGCGTGTAGCCAAAGTGGAGGCTGCTCCAGATGAGGTAGTTGCTCCGGTATATGCACCGAAGCCACGTTACCGCAAGACGCGCCAAAAGCCTCCTGTTGGTAAGAAGCCAGTTGTGCGTGTTCTCTACACTACACAACAAACGTACATGTTTAAGAATGTGGACAGTGTGCAGGTTACAGGTGAGAAAGTGTATATCCAGTATGCTCGTAATATTGCAGAAGGTATTGTTGAGTCTGTTGTTTCCGAGATCGACAGCAACCTTCTTCTCGCAGTGGTGATTGAAGAGAATGGACACCGTGATAACTTCTTAGCTAACATCGACGGTTCTTGGGATTACCAAGGTCATGATGGTACTGCCGTTAAAGGTGGTAAGCTGATGGGACGACAGTTCCTTTCTAAATAATAAATAAGAAGGCGCTAAGTGCGCCTTTTTTGATCCTGAACAAAGTCTTTCGATGGATAAATGGTAAAATAGAATCTCAATCTATTAAATAAGGAACCCACATGCATAATTTATATCAGGACGTATTTTCTTTTTTGGATAAAACTTGTGATACATATACACGAGAGAACGCAAACAAACCCTCCCACCTCGTTAACACACATAGGGACTTACTGGCGGGGATTTTAAGTAAGCACATGGCAATGACTCAGATATTACCAAAGAACCTCGCAGAATGGCATACAGAAGGTTTTGGGCATATCCATGATCTTGATTATCTGTTGTCTCCTCTTACGAATTGTTGTCTGGTAAACTACCAAGATATGCTGGAGAATGGCTTTAAAATCGGTGCTGCGTATATTGAGAAACCTAAGTCCATTGGTGTAGCCACCACAGTGTTGACGCAAATCATCCAAGCTGTTGCTTCAAGCCAGTATGGGGGACAAACTTGTGCTCATATTGATCAGGGGTTAAGTCAGTATGTTGAAGCTACATACCTTAAGAATTTAAGAGAAACAGAGCTACGTTACGGATACCCAGACTGTAACGAAGCTTTAGCAGCAACAGATAAGGCTGTATATGATGCTATGCAGACATTGTTGTACCAGGTGAATACACTGATGAGCGTCAATGGACAATCTCCTTTCATCACTATCAGTATGGGATTAGACACAACAGTTTTTGGGAGGATGATCACTAAGAACTATCTTAAGGTACACAGTGAAGGGTTAGGGAAAGATCATGTCACACCTGTGTTCCCTAAAGTTGTGTTCTTCCTGGAGGAAGGTGTTAACATGGCAACTGGAGATCCTAATTACGATCTGAAAAAACAAGCTTTAGAGTGTTGTGCAGATCGAATCTATCCTGACTTCATTTCTGTACCTCTTAACAAGGAAGTGACAGGCTCTACGAAAGGAAATGTTACCAGTATGGGGTGCCGTTCGTTCCTGTCTTATTACGCTACAGAACAAGGAGAGAAATACGATGGACGTTTTAATTTAGGAGTTGTGTCAATAAACTTACCATTGATTGCAGCTAAAGCAAAAACAGAAGGATATTGTTTCTCTGATCTACTTGACGAACATATGCGTCTGGCTTACGATGCTCATATGCTTCGGGTGGAACGCCTTCGCCGTACACGCGCATCAGAAAACCCTATCCTGTTTATGGAAGGGGCTTTAGCACGTCTCAATGCTGACGATGAGATTGGCGTTTTGTTTGAGGGTGGGTATGCTTCAATCAGTATTGGGTATGTAGGATTATCCGAAGCTTTGGAGATCTTATACTCTGAAGAAGCAAATAAGAAAGAGATGGGCAAAGCTATTCTGCAATACATGAAAGACACTTGTACAGAGTTTAAAGAATTGTCTAATCTGCCTTTCAGTTTGTATGGCACTCCTGCGGAATCGTTGTGCTACAAGTTTGCCACAGCTTTAAATAAAAATTATCCTAATCTGCATGTACGGGACTACCTGACCAACTCGTTCCATCAACCTGTTTGGGAGGTTACAAATCCTTTTGAGAAGTGGGACTACGAAACAGGTTTTGCTCAAATCAGTAATGGCGGGAATATTAGTTATGTAGAGACTCCCAACCTGAAGAACAACTTGGAAGCTTTAGAAGCTTTGGTCGATTATGCTTATGAGCGCATCCATTACTTTGGCATCAATCAACCAGTGGATCAATGTTTCAAATGTAACTTTCATGGGGAGTTTAAAGCTACAGCAAAAGGTTTTGAATGCCCTTCGTGCGGGAATAATGAAGAAGAAACTATCTCCGTTATTCGTCGTGTTTCTGGCTATCTGTCTGCCCCTAACTCGCGCCCTTACAACAAAGGGAAAATGCAGGAAGTGTTACAAAGGGAGAAACATCTTTGAATTGTTCAGGTTATGAAGCAACAGACATGCTTAACGGAGAAGGGGTGAGATGCTCTCTATGGGTTAGTGGATGTAGCCACGGATGCAGAGGATGTTTCAATCAGAAAGCCTGGTCATACTCTTACGGCGCAGCTTTCACAGAAGCAGATGTAGAACGTGTGTTAGCAGATTTGGCACGACCTTTCATTAAAGGTATAACGATTTTAGGGGGAGAACCTTTAGACCCACAGAATATTGATGAGGTTTATGAGTTGATACTCCGAATCAAGGAAGTGCACGGGGAAGATAAGGATGTGATGGTTTATACAGGATATTTGTTCGAAGACATTCCTTCCCACATCAAGGATGTTGTGGATACAATCATGGATGGTAAATATGATTTAAATCAACCAACAGCAAAGCCATTCAGAGGTTCTGATAATCAGAGATTATGGAGCAAGAAGAATGGTATTTGGCAAGCAGATTAATACAGGAGATAATATGGTTACGTATTTTGCAGTGAAAAACGAAGTAGGGACGGCTGGGAAGCTGATTATGGATAGTGATCGAGACACTCGTGAGGTTATTTGTACCCTGATTGATATTTTGCAAAGAAAAGAGTTGCTTTCTGATCGGGATATTGCTAATCTACTGGATATCGGCGGTGACGAACTTCAACGACTGCCCTTCTAAAGGAGACTAACAATGCAACAACTGATCGTTAATATGCCTCGCGCTGGTAATGAAGTTTTTGGTGTACCAGTAGACAAAGTTTGGAAAGCACACTTTCATCTGACCTTAGCCGAGGTAAGTAGTGAAGAGCTTATGCGAGCAGCGAAGATTATCGGTGCAAAATGCACAACTATCGATCTACATCGTGACACACAATCACAACGCGATCGTATGTTAACTAAGTATCAGGGTGGCATTGACACAGGACTAATGTTGGAATGTGTGGCAAAGTTAAAAGCGGCTGGCTTCAAAGTTTTACGCTATAAACTGGAACAAATGTTCAAGGATGTAGCACATGTAATGCAGATGAACCTAAGCAAAGAGCACTACGGAGAGGTACACATCAAGACTCCTGCTTCTATGCCGGAGATTGACACTGGCTTCTTCCGTATCTCTTCTAATGCAGAAGAGGTGGATTATCGTTTCTATAATGCCCGTCTGTATACCGAAGAAGATAAGTTGCAGTTCAAGAAAGCTTATGATATGCTTCTGGCACATAATGTTGAAATAAAGGGCTACCATGTAGAACAAGTGGTAGTAGACAGTAATCTTAACTTAGACGCATGGTGGGCTTAATATGACAATCAAACACATTTCTTTTGATGTATGGAACACACTGATCACAGCAAACCCCAATTACGCAGATATGCGAGCGTGGACTATCGCAAAATACGGGGATATTACGGAAGTAGAAGCAAGAGCAGCTTACAAGAAGATCAAAAAGGAACTGGACAATGCCGCACTTCAGGGAACAGCCGAGTGTGCAGCATATGCCTGGGAAAGACTTGGTTACGAACTTGGGATAACACCTTTGAAGTCTGCAAAGCTTCGTTTCGAGTGTGAACAGTGGTTCCTTAAGTTTCCACCGCATGTGGCTGCGGATTTACCGATGCACTTGCTGTATCTTTCGGGGCGTTATGATTTGAGCATCAAGAGTAATACCAACTTCATATCAGGAGATATCTTGCGACGTGCCTGTAAGTTTGAAGGTTGGAATTGTTTTGAGTTCACACATTTCTCGGATGAAGCTTTACTTTGTAAACCAGATCCGCGATTCTTTGCTCGCACGATCACTTATTCTCCAATCCCTCTGGTAGGGCAGGAAGTGTTGCACGTAGGTGATAGTGAAGAATATGATGGAAAATGTGTTGACGTAGGATTTAACTTCTGTCATATTAAGAACCCTAACGACTTGTTAGATAAACTTGCTAAAGGAGAACTTGTTAATGCGTAATCAAACTCAAATCTTTGCTCACAAATTCGATAGTCTGGAAACTGCTCGCTTTGATATTCGTGACTATTCCAAACTGAAGTTTGGCAGCAACCAGGCGGCTCGCCGTATGGGGCGAACGCTGGCAGTCTCTTTCTATGACTTGGTAGTCAAGAATATGCCGGAAGAAGAATTTGTGGTGATTCCTTCACCTTACAACCATGTGCATAACGCAGCAACCATGATGACCAATCAGTTCATCAACTTCCTGAACCTGTTGCTGTTGAATCACAAGGGTAGCCGTGCAGTAGAATTGGATACGATCCACCGCAAGGTGAGTTACATTAACGATTATGGTTTCCTGGACAAAGCGAGCCGTAAGAAACTGATTGATGGTGACACCTTCTATTGCAACAAAGATTTTTGGGGCAACAAGAAGCTGATCTTCATTGATGATGTGAACATCACGGGAACTCATGAAGACAAACTGATTGAGATCCTGGATGAAAATAAAGTTACGAATGATGTTTACTTCCTGTATTTTGCGAAGTATACTGGTAATCAAGCAGACACAGAGGCTAAACTGAACTTCAACCATATTAACACGACAGATGCTTTTGTTAAGATGATCAATGAAGAATGTGATGCGCAGTGTCTTGTTCGTCCTATCAAGTATTTGATGGGACAAACACCGGAAGAGTTTAAAATCATTCTTTCCCGTTTGCCGCACCAATACGTAGAAGCACTGTTCTTTGGGTGTCTTGGGGAAGGTTATGATAAGATCGAGAAGTATTCTGAAAACTTCGTCTTCCTGAACCGTTACTTTAACCAGCATATCCTGTAAGGAGGGAAAATGTTGAAGGTTGTTACTGGGAATCTGATCGATGCCGCCAAGAATGGGGAAGTGAACGTTATAGCCCACTGTTGTAACTGTATGTGTAATATGGGTGCAGGGATTGCTCCGCAAATTAAACGAGCATTTCCTTATGCATATGCAGCCGACTTGGATACAGCGGCAGGTGATCAAAGCAAACTGGGTTCTTTTAGTTTAGGGGTGCCGGAGGAAGTGTCTGACCCACTGGTTTATAACCTGTACGGACAGTACCGTTACGGGTATAACGGTAAAGGTCGTCAGTTGGACTATGATGCACTTTATGATGCTCTTATAGCTATGGCTAATGATTTGCTTCTCCGTGGCAAAGGACTTAAGATCGGTCTGCCTATGATTGGAGCAGGGTTGGCAGGAGGTAATTGGGCTATCATTGAAGTGATGATTGAAGAAACTTTAGTAAAAACAGGTCACGATGTGACTATCTATAAACTTTAAGAGGAGAAATATTATGGGCGTTTTAGCAGGTATTCTTGCAGTGATTATTGTGTTTGTTATTGCTTTTCTGATCAGTATGATTCCAGCATGGCTTCTGCTGCTGGCTTATAACTACGTTGTTGAAATGATGGGTCACACAGATATCACTGTTCCTATCACCTTCTGGACTGTGGTGTGTGTGGCATTTATCATGGCTGTACTACGTGGAATCTTTTCCTCAAGTTCTTCAAAATAAGTGTTGACAAAGTTTTAGAATAGAGTAAGATGTATCACATGAGGCGGGGAGTGGTTCCCCGCAAAGAGAAAGGAGAAAATAATGCAACTTGGTTTCCCCATTATTGATGTAGTGGTTCTGGTAGGCATCTTAGTATTGTCTATTGCGGTGGATTTTTTCGGGCACCGTGAGAACAAGGAGATCTCATTCAAATCAGCAGTCGGTTGGTCAATCTTTTGGATTGGGGTGTCACTGGCGTACTACGGTTTTGTATACTTCCAACATGGCGCTGACTTCGCCAACCTGTTCCTAAGTGGCTATGTGTTAGAGAAGTCGCTTTCGGTAGATAACTTAGTTGTGTTTGTGGCAGTGTTCACCAGTTTCGGTATTAAGAGCACGCACTTACAACATAAGATTCTGCTGTGGGGTATTGCAGGTGCGATTGTCTTCCGAGGTGTGTTTGTAGCAGCAGGTACTTACTTGTTAAGTTTGGGCTGGTATGTTAACATTATCTTCGGTGCTGTTATTCTGTTCTGTGCATTCAAAATGGTAATGGCTGGCGGTGATGATGAAGAAGTTGATTACTCTAAACATTGGGCTACCCGCGTCGTTCGTAAACTGTTCCCAGTATCGGATCAGATGGATGGTGAGAAGTTCTTCACGATTAAGAATGGTGTTCGTGTAGCAACTCCGGCTCTGGTTTGTGTGTTCGTGATGGAAATGGTGGATGTGATCTTTGCAGTAGACTCGGTTCCGGCTGTAATTGCAGTGACACAAGAACCACTGCTTGTATTCTCTTCGATGCTCTGTGCAATCTTAGGCTTACGTGCTCTGTTCTTTGTTCTTAGTGTGGCCCTGAAGTATCTGGTTCACCTGGAAAAAGCAGTTATCGCAGTCCTGGTGTTTGTTGGTGTGAAACTGATGTATCACCCGTTTGCAGAAACGCTGCACGCAAAAGTGAGCTTCCTGCCAGCGCATATTGACCCGACGATCAGCATGTATATCGTGCTTGGTACTCTGACCCTGGGCGTGATTGCAAGTTTCATCTTCCCTGAAAAAGAAGAAGCTACCGCTTAATACCAATGAACCTCCTTCGGGAGGTTTCTTACTAACATAGGAGGAATTATGTCTGTATATTTTGACGATGTTCAGGAATATGTTTGGTGTCTTTCTGGCACAATCTCGGAAGTAGAAGCTGCGATTCAAGAGGTTTTTCCTTACGCTTATGTAGAAGTTAAACAGGCACCTCCTATGGATCTTCCCCCTAATGTGGAAGCTTGTTGTGGTTCCGGCGAGGGTACAGTCATCCCAGTTCTGCGTTACGAACTACAAGCAGCAAGTGCAAATGTCGATGATATTATTACAGAAATTAAGGCGTATGGTTTCTGGACCTCTCCTTACGCTAAATGGGATAACTCTGACACTTGGGATTTATTCTTCTGGGATAATGAGACAGATGACGAGGTATTTCTGTAATGAAAGTTGTTTGGGTTGTGTTTGAAAATATTTGTTTTGCAATAGGTTTGTTCGTCATACTTTTTGTGTTGACAAACGTGATCAATGGTAGTAAAGTATCCCTATACAAAGACGGGGAGCAGATTTACTGCTTCTCTGGAGATTTCAAACACACCTGTGTTAATATGCAGAAAGAAGAAACTCCACACCAGAAGTCAAGAGAAGATTTTGATTGGTGGTCACTACTTAATAACTTAAGATGAGGAGAAAATATGAAAAATATTCAGCCATTACCTGTAGTTGGGGATTTGTATTTCTTATCTGGTACGGGTTATTCCCCAGAAGCATTAGAAGTTAACAAGAACGTCTTCCGAGTGAAAGAAATAAGAGAAGAATGTAATGAAATTGTTTTCGAAGGTATTACTAATGGAGTTCTTCAGTATGCAGAGATGCGTAGCTGCTTCCAGCAACCTTTCCGCCCGTTGGCAGACGAGTATAAGATTGCGGTAAATATTGATGATCTTAAAAAAGAACCAGGGTTCGAAGCGTTCTCTACTTTTATGGAAGATACGTATGTGGATGTAAAGAGATCTAACCTTTTCGCGGGGGATAATTTCCCTCACTTTGTGTCAGAGAAAAGTGATGGTTTTTCCGACTACGTGGATGCTGTAAACTATGATGTTTCTGAATTGACAGGAGAGCAGGATTATCTTCTGCTGTCTCCTAAAGATTTCATGCGCGTAATGTATGCCGTAGCCGAACAGAAAAAGAAGAAAGAAAAGCTTGTAGCCAAAAAAGTTAAAAAGGTTAAAGGTAAACGTGCCAAAGGTGTTCCAGAACGTAAGCGCACCGTAAATAAGGCGACAGTCTTCTTTACCAGCGGTGAGCAATATACGGTCAAAGGTTTTAAAGAAGTGGCTTACACTGCTGGCGGAAACCTTATGTTCTTCACAGTCGCAGAAGAAGGAGAAACTTTTATCCGTTTTTCCAATATGTGGGAAATGTCTGTAGAAGATATTAAAAGTGTTGTTGTTTTAGGTGTACATAAGAGTTTCATTATTAACCAAATCTCTGATTTCAGTGCACACTTAACGGCACCAGATTTCGAAACTACCACAACAAGCTTTAACTTCAAGGTGTAATGCATGAATACCGAGAGAGATTTAAAACTCTTGTGGTGGGAAGTGATGCAGGAGATCAAGGAAGATTTCCCTGTTTACTACAACATGCTACGTGAAGCTGGATATACGGCTTGCGTTAGGAACAAAGTGAATAACTCTTTCGGTTGGTGCAACTACCGAGAAAAGATTGTTGTTGTGAATTGGCACTTGCATAAAAACTCCACAAGGGATATGATAGTGGACACAATGAAGCATGAAATTGCTCATGCTATTGATGGTTGTATGGGTAAGTTCAGTCGTCATGGACCGCACTGGCAAAAGCTGGCAGCAGAGTTGGGAGCCAATCCTAAAGCTACTTCCAAAGAACCGTTCAATCATGAATACAAATATGTTCTTGTTTTGGTGGACAGATTTGCCACAAGATGTGTTAGAGGGTATAATCGTAAACCTAACCGTATGACTCCAGGGAAACAACCACATATTTGGTTGAAGAGTGATAAAGAGGGGACAGAAGGAAAAATATGGTTGTATAAATGGGAAGATTGGGTTAAAGTAGCTAAAGAATATGGTGTTTCACCTTACACAAGAGAAATAGAAGAGGAGAATGAAGAATGACAAGTCCATTTTTGAAAGCGGCAACTGGTGGTCAAAAGAAATCTGAAACGAGTGTACTGACTGCTACTACAGATGCAAGCAAGTCCGTGTTCGCTCCGAGTGTCCTGGATGCAAGTCCAGTGTATGCTCCAGCAGCGCCAAAAGCTGTGCCTACCTTGCCAACAATGTCTCGTAAAGAGATTGAAGAAGTGGGTGCAGAAGCAGGTTTAACTCTCCGCACGCTGAATGCCGAAGTGTTAAAGCACCAACGTAGCAATCAAGGCGATGAAATGAGCCAACGCCTTACCGCGCTGATTAAACAAGCCAAACAGCTTGATCCTGCTTCTATCAAGCAGAGCAAAGGTGTAGGCAAACTTATCAAGAAACTGATGGGTATGAAGGAAGATCTGTTCGGGGAATTCGATAATGTGAACAACCGTATCGAAGAACTCGTTAAGAATCTTCAGATGGATATTCGTAAAGAAGAAGATTCTCTGGTTTATCTGGAGAAGCTGCACCAGGCGATCGGACAGTACGCCGCAAGTCTGAATCGTGACATGGAATTGCTCACAGCTACTTATGAGCAAGAACTGGCTAACTTTGAAGCAACACCGGAAGATGACGTAGAAGCCCGTCAACGCGTCCGTGACACGCTCGATATTCTGGAGATACGTATTGCTGACTTGAAGGCATTACGCTTACTGTGTGTGCAAATGGGGCCGCGTGTGTTGGGTATGCAGAAAGTATCTGCCAGCCTTATGCGCTCTGCTCGTAATATTGTGAACAATGTGATTCCTGCTTACTCTGCAAACTTCTCAATGTATATTGAAAGTCTGCGTCAGAAGAAGGCAGCAGAAACACAGAACAACGTTCTGGACGAGTTCAACCTGGCAATCAAACTGGGTAGCGATCTTGCCACACAGAACCAGATCGAAGCAGCAGCACTGGCTAACCGCCAAGTGTTGGATATTGAAACCCTGCGTCACGATCAGGAAAACTTGGTTAAGATGTTGGAAGAAACTAACCGCATCAATACGGAAGCCCGTGCTGCCCGTGTTGATTACATCAATGAAGTTCAATCTCTCGAAGATGGGATGGTTGACGCTGTTAAGAAGGGGTTGGGTAAATGAGAATCCGTGTATACATGCTTGACGAACAAGCTGGAGAAATAGGTGTTCGTTATGATGAAGAGAAACGCTTTGCCCCAATGACCCAGCTACAAACTCCAGATATTTTTGCAGCTTGTCGTGACGGATATATCTATGAAGGTTGTCGCAACTTTGGCAGATTTAAAGTTATTTTTGATGTGGAATTTAACGAGGAGGAAGAATGAAAACATTGCGTGTGAACATCGAAACTACCTGGCGAGATTTCGAGGTTGTTGATATTGAGATTGAAGACGATATGTCTCAAGAAGATATCGAAGATCTTGCAAAAGAAACATTTCAGGACTATTGTAATTACGGGTTCCATATTTTAGGGGAGGAAGAAGATGTTTAACCACACAAACGTACATTTGAAATTAACGGTAACAGATCCGACTCTTTTCATCAATCTCACAAGCGGTGAAATTTACGAAGTTATCACAGACGAAGATGGTTCTTGCTTCCTTAAAGGTTACTACCTCTGCGAAGCTTCCGAGTTGGTATCTATTATCACCTTGGGAGAATACGAAGAACCAGGTTTCCGTGTGGAGGTTGTTAAGAACCCCGATATTATTCAGTTAACTCGCCAGGAACTGATCACAATCATGGAAGATGCTTTCATTGATGGATGGAAGACTCAAGATCATGATTGGAGTGGGCCAGAAGATTTCCTTCGTCTCCATAAAGAGTATGATGAGTCCAGCGAGACTACTGTTGCCATTGACAACCTTAAGGAAGGTGTTTAATGGGTTGCTTTAGTTTTCTGTGTAAGGAGTCGGGCAAAGCTGCCCTCTCCACATCTTTTGATGGATCTCCTTGTTATCTCTTTCTGCTGAAAGACGGGAAGGTCATTGAAGAGATGTACGGCAACTATGATAGTTATGGGCGTGTCTTTACCAGTGAGGAAGATGCGTTCGGGAACAGAGAAAGTTTTAAGTGGGTTATGCCTTGGAGTAAAGTATGTAATCTAATGTTTTCTTCAAACCCTGGAGATGGTATTGCTGTTGTGTTGGCGGAGTATTTTACAGGGGAAATCCCGACAGAACGATCAGAAGACGATCCTAATCAAGGTTGGGGTGGCGATGAAGACGAGGATGAAGATTGTTTTTCCAGTGTTGAAAATAATATTTTCAAACGTGTTGACAACCCTTATCATAAAGTGCATAATGTCCTCATTGAAACAGAAGACGACAAAATGGAAATTGAAGAAGATGATCCTCTTGTAACACTGTCTACAAGCGAGTTACAAAAAATCATCAAAGAAGCTTACGATTTGGGCTTCAAAACTGGTAAAGGAGGAGTGAATGTTTGATTTTAAAATAAAAGATTCAAAACCCCAAGACGTAGCGGTTCGTTTCGAAGAGTTGGGGATTGGTGAAACTTTCATGTATTATTCAGCATATGAAGAAAATGGTTTGGATACATTTGCAAACTTAGTATTTCTTAAAAGCGGAGGCGCGACTGCTGTTTGTTTGAATAGTTCATCAAGAGGGAGTGTCCATACCGTATCCCCAGATGTGCCGATGGTTGCAGTTCGTTTAGTAGTTACCGATATTACACTTACAGAGGAGAAATAATATGTCCAATAAAATTAGCCTGAAGAAACGCCAAGACACCCTGACCATTTCACTGAAGAAAAAGAAAATTGTCAACGAAGATCAAAAGATCGTTCTGCGTGTTGCAAGCGCACTGGATATCTCCGGCAGCATGTCCAGCCTGTATCGTAATGGTACTGTAAGTGAGTTTGTTGGTAAGCTGCTTCCGTTTGGTATGCTGTTCGATGATAACGCGCAGATCGATATGTGGGCTTTCAACAATAGCTCTCGTGAAATCACTCCAGCAACTGCTGATGTGTATGATGATTACGTTGGTAAATGCATTAATGGTCGTGTAACAGTCCAGGGTGGCACAAGCTATGCACCTGTTATGCAGGATATTTACGATTCCTACTTCGGTAGCACCACTAAATATGAAACTGTAGAAACTCCTGTAACCAAAGAAGTTCCTAAGAAAGGTTTCTTCAACCGTTTACTGGGTAAAACCGAAACTGTAGAAGCTGTTGTAGAAAAAACTGTAGCCGTTGCTGTGCCTGGTGTAGACGTTACTCCGGCAGTTGTGTTCTTCCAGACAGATGGAGAGAACGATGATCCGAGCCGTGTACTCTCCGTACTGGAAAAGAACAAGGGTAAACCTATTTACTGGTTCATGGTGGGTGTTGGTAGTGCTCGTTTCTCTTTCCTGAAAGATTTGGCTGAAGCTTACGACAACGTAGCATTCATTGGTCTGAACGATCTTTCCTTGACAGACGAGCAGCTTTACGATAAACTCTTGTCTGAAGAGTTCGGTGAGTGGGTCGAAAAGGTTGGTGCTAAGAAATGATCGATACGCTGATCTCTCAAACGGTGTTGCAAGTGATGCGCGAGAGAGAAGCTTTCATCATAAAGGGTCTTAAAGATTACTTTGGGACTCTTTCTTTGGAAGAACTCAAGCTACGCGTTGAGATCCATGCGTATCCTTCTTATGAAGAATGGATTGACAAAGCAAACAAAGCTGTTATAATGCGTATCAACAAACCAGAAATCATGAAAGGAGGACAAGATGTTAAATTTTGCCATTAAGAAAGAAAGCAAACCAAAGCTTCAGACTTGTCGCATTGCAAATCTTACACATGGTGATCTGTTTGTTCTGAAAAGTGCCTACGAAGAAGATGGTCTTGATCCAGAAGCAGTCATCGTTTATATGGTATTGCGGCGAGACGAAGACACCAAGCACGAATACAATGCGGTAGAGATGAATTACAATGCAATGTTGTGCTCAATACACTATACGGCAGAGTTGGTGCAGGTAGAGTTAACAGTTAACGAAATTAAACTTAAATAATAGAGGAGACATATAATGAGCGATAAAATTTCCCTGAAAAAAGGTTCCACCGAGAAGATTTCCCTGAAGAAAGTTGCTCCGGCACTGAAAGAACTGCGTCTGGAGTTCTCCTGGAAATCAAACTCTAAACTGGATCTGGATGTAAGTGCACTTGTATGCCGACACAACGCTTCTGGTAATCCTGAAATGCTATCTGCACGTCATCTGGTTTGTTATGCTAACAAGTTTGATCCAGAACGTTCTGTATTCGCGGGTGATGATGTTCGTGACGGTACTGGTCAAATGGAACAGATCGATGTAACCTTAGCTAAGATCTCCGATAAAGCCGAAGAGATTGCTTTTGTCCTAACTATTGATGATGAAACGGGTCAGAAACGTCTGGGTCACGCTACTGAAGGTATGCTGAAGATCTTTGATGCCGAGCGTAACGTTGAGATCCTGGACTTCGACTTCTTGGCTCCTGAAGTGGCTGGTAATACCATCTGCCACGTAGCTTCCCTGGTTCGTGAAGACGGTGAATGGAAACTGAAAGCTTACGGTGTTGGTAAAGCAGGTATGGATATCTGTGATGTGGTTATGGCCTTCGGTGGTCAGAAAGAATGGTACGATTGCCCGTAAGATTTAACTGAAATGTTGTTGGGGGAGAAATCCCCCATTGCAAAAACGCCTCTCATGTGTTATACTGGTAGTTCATTCACCCAAAAGGAGGCAAAATTTGCTAATAAAAAACTTTGTAACAGTTGCGTTACTATCCTTAACTGCTTTTACATTTACACCTGTCACGGCAACCGCCGAAGCTGCAAACGTAAAGACTGCTAAAGTAGTTCACAAATGTGCAAAGCAAGATACTAAAGAAAATCTCTTAGCTTGTGCAATTTACGCTGAAAGTCGTAATCAGGGTAAACGTGGAATGTATGCTGTAGGTAATGTAGTATTGAACAGGAAAGGTGATGATTACTTCCCTGATAATATTAAAGATATTCTCTTCCAACGGGGACAATTCTCTTACAGGAAGAAGTTTAACGTTACTGAAGCAGAGCGATGGAAAGAAGCTAAAGCTATCGCAAAACGACTTATATACCTGGATACAAACTTCCCTACACTTAGAGAAGCCCAGGACATGACAAAAGGTGCGACATTTTTTAAGAAAGTAAAAACCCGTGCACACTGGACAAAAGATATGGTCTTAGTGTATCGTTATAAAGAACATCAGTTCTACTCACCGACAAGGAGCTAATATGCGAGAAGATAATACTGTTGTTGTTGCGAGTTATCTCGTTATCGGTTTAACCGAAGAAGATGTGTACTACATTCGTAAAGGTTTGGAGGCTTACGCTACCCTCTTCATGGAAGACGAAAGCGATGTTGATAAATATTCCGTGGAGTTGATCAACGACAGTATTTATCCTTGCATAGCTCTTAAAGTAGATGCTGTTCTGTGGGAGCGTTTTGCAAGAAGTCACGATGCTATTGAATCTTCAATGGTTATGACACAAAACAACATTTTGGGGGTGATTCACTAATGGCAGATATCATTGAGGTAAACTTCCGTACTCGGAAGAAAGTAGAGAAATATACAATATTGAAAAGTGTTTGCGTTGTTTGTTTCAATAGTGTAATCTACGATTCAAGAAAGGGCGAAGACGGTAATGAGCCGTATATCGAACTGTCAAAGGGCAACGGTAGTTGCATTTGTAAAGCTTGTGCTGTTCAGATTAAGGGGGTTGTTGATGAAAACGAATGGGATAAATAATACAGGGGAACTTTCTCTTGAGAACGTAACAAACGACAAACTGATTAAAATGCGAGATGTAGCTTTGGATCATCTCCAAGACTCCTTCAAGGAATATATGGAAGCACGGGATCGTGTGCTTGAGATTCGTCAAGCAATGGTTAAACGCGGAATGGTGGTGGATTCTAAATAAGGGGTCAGTATGATTTATTATATTACCCCCTATCTAAGTGGAGATATCGGCAAAGCAATTAACGATGCTATTGCCGTTCTTCACGAAGATAGTTGGGTCTGTTTACGTGATATCGATACCATGTTCTTACTGCCAGACCAACCTTCTATGTTGGAAGATTTGGTAGCAACCAATCCACCGTTTGATGTGATCGGTGCGTCTTGTAATCGTTTAGGTAGTGGTTATCAACTTCTCGGTGGAAAGATTGATGATGATCCTAACATTCTGAACCATATTTCTCATGCCAAAGTTGCTCGTGATTACTATGGTGATGAAATTGAAGAAGTCCCACAAGGCACTCCCTTAGCAGGTTTCTTTCTATTGTTCAGGAAATCATTATGGAAGGAGATCCCTTTTGAAGAACGTACCATCCAGTTCGATATAATCTTCTCAAACACTTTACATGAACGAGGAAAAAGGTTAGGATTGATGCGTGGGATGTATCTCTTCCATATTTACCGTTTAGGTCAAAAAGATCCTCAACGGGCAATATCACACCTTATGCATTGTCATGATCACCGGAAAACTATTTAGGGGGAAAGATGGAAAATATTAAAATTGGGGTTGGCGTTATCACTGTAGGTGTTCGTCCACTTAAAGATTACATGGTTGCACCTGGTGTAGACTTCAAAGTGTTTCACGATCCCGATCGTAAAGGTGTAGCTTATGCTCGCAACCAATTAATGAAACAGTTCTACGATGAAGGTTTTGACTACTGGTTCATTTTCGATGATGATTGCTATCCAGTCAAACGTGGTTGGGAAGAATACTTCGTTAAGCAAGCTGTTGATAATGGTTGGGACTTCTTTGGTATGCCAGAATACTTCAAAGATGCCGTGATCGGTTGTTCAGGAGAAGTAGTATTCTGGGAACTGGCTATGTGTCAGTTTGCAATGTATTCTCGTGCAACTGTTGAGACAATGGGTTACTTCCGTCCGTACACACATGGGTATGGTTTCGAAGATGCAGAATGGACTAACCGTCTGAAAGCTTCAGGTTTGAATAAAGGACTACAAGCTGTACCTTGTCCGATGCGCATTATGGCATACATTCACCCTGATGATGTTTTCGGTGACAACCCTCTCCCTTTTGCTAACCTGACAAAAGAAGAGAAAGAAGCAGCGATCGGGATCAACTGGGAAGAATACAAACTATCTTTGGAGGATATCAATAATGGCAAAACACACATCTCTTTTGAAGAGGCTGAAGGATATGGCGCTAAATAAGAAACCAACCCTACTGTGTGACAACAAATTCAACAGTGGTTGTGATTACCATCGCATTGTCATGCCATTTTCTAACACAGAGATCAAGCCACGTACTGATGTACTGGTCTTTAACCGCATCTTCTCGAAGGGTGCTGATGAAGTAGCCAAACTTAAGCGCCAAGGTGTTAAGATTGTTGTAGATTTGGATGATTTCTATCAATTGAATCCAGAACACTACCTGGCGCATCTGTACGCGCCAAACACCCGCACCATTGTGGAAATGGTTAAATTGGCAGACGTGGTTATCGTGACAACAGAATATCTGGCATATAAAATTCGTCACTTAAACTCTAATGTTGTTGTGATCCGAAATGCTCTACCGTTCGACGATGATCAGTTCACTCTCTCAAATGATCGTACTTCGGGTACGCCTATCATTTGGGCTGGAGGTGCGAGTCATGAACCGGATTTACGTTTGCTTTCAAACACTTTTGATGATAGTTTATTGTCTATCGCAGGGTATGAAGCGAGCAGCACAGTGACAGGGCAAGAGTGGGTTAAGATCCGCCGTAGTTTGCCTAATGCGCAGTATAAACCTGCTGTAGATTCTTTGAATCATTATATGTCTGCATACGATGGTCATGCTATGGCTGTAGCTCCGTTAGTAGATAACGACTTCAACCATTGCAAGAGCAACCTGAAAGTATTAGAAGCTGGTGCTAAAGGCATTCCAATCGTTTGTTCTAAGGTATTACCTTACTACAACCCGATCGATGCCCGTGCAGTAACCTTCGCAGATAGCAAAGCAGAGTGGCACTATGAAGTTGTAAAACTACTTCGTAATCCAAACTACCGCGAAGATCGTGGACTGTTCTTGGCTGAACATGTTCGTACTCACTACAACTTGAAGGATGCAAACGAATTGCGTCGTCAAGTGATCGAAAGTCTGTAGGTGTTTATGGGACAAATTATTCTTGACAATCGTGGTGGAAAAGAATATAGTGTCTGTGATTATCACCGAGTAATGCTGCCTTACACAAGGCAGTTCTCGGCCCAACCGTCACAGAACGTATATGTCTTTAACGGTGTCCCTACGAAAGGGAAACAAGGCTTCATAGCCCTTAAGAGCATGGGCTTTAAGATGGTAATGGATTTGGATGACTCTTTAAACATTCCCCAAGGCCATATGCTGGAAGACATTTTTGATGCAGGTATTCGAGAAGACTTGCAATGGTTCCTCGAACGCAGTGATCTTGTAACGACAACAACCCCTGCTCTCCAGGTGGAATTGTCCCAGTACAATCCTAACGTGCATATTATCCCAAATGGTTTACCGTTTGACGAGGATCAGTTTACGTTAACTCGTGATCGCTATTCCAAATCACCAATCGTATGGGCTGGAAGTGAAACACACAAACAAGATTTGGCTCTGCTGCCGAATTTTGGAAGGGATTTAACAATCTGCGGCTTCCGTAGAGATAGTGAAGTGTTAAGTAGTCAGCAGTGGACTGACATACGTGAGAAAGTGGCTCCAAGCTGCAATTATGAGGCTGTCAGACCATATGAAAACTATATGGAATCTTACGATGGTCATCAAATAATGCTTGCACCTTTAACCGATAATATGTTTAATAACGCCAAAAGTAACCTTAAGATTCTGGAGGCTGGTGCCAAGGGTCTGCCTTTGGTCTGTTCTCCTCGTGAGAATTACTTCACAGAAGAGTTTAAGGATTTACTGTTCTTTGCAGAATCAAGAAGTGAGTGGGAAGATATTGTTAATTACCTGATCCAAGAACCTGATGTGGGGATCGAGAAGGGATTGGCTTTAGCTAAATATGTTCGTAAGCATTATCACATTGATGTGCTGAATGAACGCCGTAGATTATTATTTGAGGAGCTATAATGCTGAATACTTTTGATTTTGAGTACACTACGAAAAGTGGTTTTAATGTTGTGGTGGAAGTTGATTATTACTACGAAGAACCTGATCCACACTCACGGGAAAGTGATTGGGATTACCACGGCGGGTTACTGATAGATGGTATCCGTTTCTATGCAGGTCTGGAACAGCTTGATGCGGAAGACATTAACGTGACCGTGACAGAAATTGCATACCAATTCAAAAAACATATGGAGGCATTAGAAGCCGAGTACATGATGGAAACTAACGAATCATTTTAACAGGAGAGGATTGTGACACACATTATAACGAAATATGGATTTGATGTTGATCTTAGCAGGGAAGGACATACTGGTTGTCCACGCTGTATGAAGAATGGCAAGGATCGCTCACGTAACAATTTAATGGTATACGGGTTGGATTCTAACGGTGAGCATAAAGGAGCAAAATGCTTCGCGTGTGAGTACACAATCCCCAGCGTTGAATGGTTACGAGAGAATGGTGAAGTTTTAGAAGAAGAGGAGGATATTGTGGGTTCGGAATTTAATAAAGAGATTCATCGTAAGATTGTAGAAGAAACAGGCACTAACCCACGAGGCTACCGTGGGATCAAGGAAGAATATTCTAAATTCTACGGTGTTCGTTACCAGTACAAACAAGAAGAATCTGGTATCGTTGTGGAACATACTTTGTATCCAACAACTATCGGTAAAGAACTGGTAGGTTTTAAGCGCCGTATCCATCCTAAAGACTTCTCCAAACCTATTGGTCAAGTAGGTAAAGATGTAGATTTGTTTGGACAAGTTCGTTTCCTTGAGCGTTCCCATACCGTAATCATTACTGGTGGTGAACATGATGCCTTGGCAGCATATCAAATGTTGGCAGAAGGTCTTGACAGGAAATATGAATTACCAGCCGTAGTTAGTGGCACGACTGGTGAAACCAGTATGTACAAACAGGTACAGGCACAGTATCCTTTCTTTGAGAAGTTCAAGAAAATCATCGTCTGTATGGATAATGATAAAGCAGGTAAAGAAGCTTTTGAGAACATTGTAAAAGTGTTACCTCGTAATAAAGTTTACCTGATGAAGATGGAACTGAAAGATGCTAATGAATACCTGTTGCAAGATAAAGCAAAAGACTTTGTGAAGGCTTATTGGGGTGCAAAACTCTATACCCCAGCGGGTGTTTATGCTTCGAACGAACTTTATGAAGCTGCAATGGACTGTCTGGATGCACAAGTGATCACCCTCCCTCCGTTCATGCGTACCGCTGCGAACATGTTGGGTGGTGGTCTGGTAGAAGAAGAGATCACAGTTATTCTGGCTAAAACGAGTATCGGTAAGACGTTGATGGTGAATGAGATCACCAAACACATTATCGTAGCTCATCCAGAACATGTGTTGGGTATTCTGTCCCTGGAAGCAACGTATAAGAAATACTCACGTAACCTTCTTTCTTCGTTCCTGCATATTCCTTTGCATCGTAAGACTAAGGAAGAAAAGGCTGCGATCCTGGAAGAGAACAAGGAAGCTATTAATAACTTCTACGTTCGTGAAGATGGTTCTCCTCGCTTCTTTGTCTGTGATGACCGTGGTGCAGACATTGATTCAATCAAGGAGAAGGTGCTGGAGATGATTATCTACTTTGGCATTACCATCCTGGTAATTGACCCATACTCGGATCTGTTGTCGGGGATGAGTGTTCAGGAACAAGAAGAGTTAGCAACGTGGTTGAAGCGCATCATGAAAGAATATGGCATTACGATCATTGTGATCTCTCACGTTAAGAAAGCTGCGAACAATGGTAACGAGCACTTAACCGAAGATGACGCAATGGGTAGTAGCTTCTTGGCAAAAGGTGCAGGTATTACACTGGCACTGGAACGAGATAAAGCCGCAGAAGACCCTGTTGAGCGCAACACAACTCATTGTTATATCTTGAAAAACCGTGAGTTCTCGGAAACTGGTCCTGCTGGACAGTTCTATTACGATATTAAAACTGCCACACTACACGACAAATCACAGTATTTTGCTAATCCTGATAATGCAGGTGGTGCAGAAGGCGCGTATTGATTCAGAAGGGGCGCAAGCCCCTCTTGACTTTTGATTGAGGAATGTGATACCCTTCAGGTTGAGTTACATAATATGGAGGACTAATGAGTAAGTTTACATGGGATATTGAAGCAACCGCATTACTGAACAATGACACAATTGATTACCTGGCAAGCCCTTATCGATTGAAAGACACTTTTGGTATGCATTGTATTTGTCTGGAAAACCACGAAACAGGAGAGATCATTGCTTTTCACGATGGTCCTAAGTACATTTTCGATGGTCGTCCTTATGAAGAGTCTGACGGTAAGTACACTTATGTACTGAAGGAGTATGTGGCACAGGAATACACGCACTTCCCTCTGGCAGATTTTCCAGATTTTGTCAACCATACAGGTAAGTTCGCAGATAAGCCTGAATACCTCGTAGAAATGGCTGTAGCCCATAACGGCATCAACTATGACCACTTGGCAGTTAAGCTTTACTACGGGCTGAATTACAGCGTTAAATACAACACTTGGGGTGATTCGAAAGTTAAGATTATTGATACCTTAATCCTTAGTAAAGTATTGAACCCTGATCGCAAGGTTGATGGTAAACCTGGACACAACTTGAATGCCCTTTCTAAAAAAGCTGGCGGGGATGTTAAGATCGATTTCCGTAAAGAGATTCCAGAAGGAGAGCGATTCAAGACGTTCGCAGCAGATATGTTGTACTACTGTATCTACGACAACAAGGCAACTACAGCAGTATATTATTACCTCATGGAAGAATGGGGTGATTATAAGAAGTGGCAAGAGCCGTTCGACTTGGAGCAACGTATTGCGGATATCATCACCCGTCAAGAACACCGTGGCTTTAAGTTCAACATGCAACAAGCTGAACAGAACCTGGAATTCTTGGACAAAGAAATGGAGCGTCTACGTTTGTTGGTAGAGCCTATTCTTCCACCTAAGCCAGCGACTAAAGGTTATCTGAAAGATTTTATTCCGCCGAAACTTCAAATCAAGAAGAACGGTGAGCCAACAAACCATATAATCAGGTTTGCGGAGAAACATGGTGGTAGCCTTGAAGAACGTGAAGGTGATTGGTGGCTGCTTGTTTTAGATAAAGAGTTTAAGTTACCGATCTCAAGTGAAGAACCTATTTGTGAACCTACCATTCCGTCTACACTGAATGATACGACACACATTAAAAACTGGCTTGTAGGTTTAGGTTGGGTTCCGTCTGAATATAAAGACAAGGATTTGACGCTTAAATCTGGTTCGAAGATCAAGAAAGATCCTGACGACTTAGAGAAAGGTATTCTGTCTTATGTCAAACAGACCTTGGAAAGCAATTTCTGTAATGACCGTTGCGAACACTTACAAGCCGATGCTGAAACACTGGAGCTTAGAATCCGTGAACGTCTGGCTAAAGGGAAAGGTCGTGGTCTTAAAGTGCTGACCAATCCATGCTTCACAAAGGGGCAGGAGAAAGAGATTTGTCCTAATCTTGAAGCACTGGGCGAGAAGTTCCCGTATGCCACACAGATTGTGCAGTACCTGACGTACAAACATCGTCGAAACTCTATTTTGGGCGGTGGTGCAGATTGGGAAGACGATGAGGAAGATCAAGAATACGATAAAGGTTTCTTGGCAGCAGTTCGTGCCGATGGTCGTATAGCGACTCCAGCGGCTACATGTGACGCTGCAACGTCTCGTATGAAGCATCGCTCTGTTGCTAACGTTCCTCGCGTTACATCGTTGTTTGGGTACGAAATGCGTAACTTGTTTGGGGTAGAAACACCGCGTTACTTCCAGATCGGTTATGACTTTGACTCCCTGGAAGCAAAGATTGAGTCGCATTATTGTTGGCGCTACGAACCGGAGCCTCATGAATACTGTAACGCTCTCTTGTTGGAAAAGCCTAACGATGTTCATACCATGATGGCAAGACGTATCACAGAAACTATTGGACGTAAGTTTGAACGTAGTCCAGCTAAATCTGTTAAATACGGGATTACATATGGAGCACAGGCAGACAAGGTTGCTAAGACAATTGGTAGTGATAAGTACACAGGACAACTGGTATTTGATGCGTTCTGGGAAGCAGCTTTCCCGTTAGCACAACTCAAAGAGAAGTTGAATGCTTTCTGGGTTAACACTGGCAAGCAGTATGTTCTCGGTATTGATGGACGTAAAGTTCCAACACGATCTGCACATGCAATCTTAAACTCCTTGTTCCAAAGTGGCGGGGTTATCTGTGCCAAACGTGCAATGGTAATCTACGACGATATGATTGAAGAGGAAGGTTTGGCTGTTGACTTCTTCGTAGATGACTGGAAGAATAAAGAGTTCGTTCAGCAAATGATTGCTTACCACGATGAAGCGCAGCTTGAAGTATCTCGTAACTTGGTGGAGTTTAAATGGTTCTCCAAAGAGTCTTTAGGTTGGGTTAAAGTGGATGACGAGAAAGAGCAGAAGAAAATAGATGCGGAATGTCTTGCAAAAGCTAATGAATGGAAGCATAATAAAGAGAAAGAGACAGGGCAGATTTGGGCTAACGTTCACGAATCACCTAAAGGTGGTTGGTTTACCGCTTATAGTCGTGCCGGAGAACTTGCTTCTCTTGCTGTTATCAAAGCTGGGGAATATTACAAACTAAACGTTCAGCTTACTGCTGGATACGATGTTGGTAGTTCCTGGGCGAGCTGTCATTAGTAGTACGGGGCTTCGGCCCCTTTATAGGAGGGTATATGCGTTACGATTTAGATTGCTTTGGTATGCCTTACCTACCCGATGAGTTCGCAGATGAGGCGGAGGATCGTGAGTGGGATGATGGGGATATCCGTTGTTGGTCTTGTGGTAAAGACATGTCTTATGAACAACACATGCACAACGATGGGTTCTGTATACACTGTCACAATGAAATTGATCTGGAGGACTTATGAGCGGGATTATGATTTGTTATAAAATCGTTCGTATCGTTGGTGATGAAACAACTACTCGCCACTTTATGATTGAAAATCACGCTGACGAAGTGTATAATGATTGGCTGGAACAAGGTGGATACGACTTCGTATCTAAAGAAACTTTCCACTTGGAAGTATAAGGAGAAGAAATGCGTAAATTAGTGAGTTTTAATGTTTCAATTCTGATTGATGATCAGGATGCAGGTGTTGTTACATGTATTGCTGATAAAGTCAAAGGCGGAATGACTGAAGCCGAAGTATGGGAAGAATGTTGCCGTCTCTATGAAGAAGGTATTGTTGAAATCCTGGAAGATGAAATCAACGTCAGAGAGATTGTCAAAGTTACTGTGGAGCGTACCAATGACTAAATCAAGCCAGATTACTCTTGCCTGTGAGATCCTTACTGTTCTTAAGATTGCTGATCCTCGTTCAATCTTGGCAGGTGGCGCAGTCCGTGACTGGTACATGCTGGACATTGCAGGGCGAGATCTGGACTTCTATACATCATTCCAGCCACACAGAAACATAGATCAGGTGATTACGTTTATCAAAGAGGATCTTAAAGGCACCAATGTAACCGTGTTAGGTCAGGAGGAAATGGGTGACAACTATGAGTCTATGATCGGACTGAAACATGTGTTTGAGTTTATCCGTGATGATCAGGTTTGCAATCTCATGATCATGGAACCATGCTACATGAGCAACATCCTAAAAAACTTTGATCTTTCTGTTTGCAAAGCTTCGTTTGATGGCGTAGAATATTATTTCGATCCTGACTTCCTGGTAACAGATGCAACAAATATTTGCTTCGTGCATAAGGATGTTAAAGTGGATGCGAAACACGTCCGTAAGATCGCGGATCGCTTCCCGCATATGCGTTTTGTACGTGACTTGGATGTGCAGCGTCGCACGCAAGATAAGGCTCTACCAAAGTTCGAAGATACTGATGACGATATTCCTTGGTAATAAAGCTTGACTTTCACTAATCTTTTATGATAGGATGACAATCAATGACTGAACGTTCAAAAGTAAGTGTTGAAACTGAATACAGCGAATACCTGAACAGTTTGATACTTGTTGAAAAAGATGTAATAGGTCTGGATAACTCGTTCTTCTTTCAAATCCTGATAGGTAAGGGTGGACACCGAAAGTTATTCTCTCGTGTGGAAGACTCTGACCTATCCGAAACTGAAATAACGGTTAAAGAATTTATTAGCTTACAGGATAACATCCGAAAAGTTATTGACACAGCCGGAAACGCTGTTACAATAAAACTCGATATGCATTCTGTGCAATTTGTTCATTTTCCGAATGGAGAAATTGGAGTTGGAATAGGTAAAGGTAAGTACCTTTTAGAAAAAGAAAACGCAGAGCTTCTTCGTGAGTTCTGTGCAAAAACAATGTGAATATAGAGGAGATAATAATGTCCGTAATTAATACTGAAACTGATCGTAAAGGCAAAACTGTAACTTATGCAACTGGTGTTGTAGACTACGTTAAACTTGATAAATTCGCAGAGCCTAAAACCTTCCAATGGGATGGTAAGTCGATTGTTTCTACTCACCGTGCTTCACTCGTTCTGAAAGAAAAGGGTGCCAAGCAGGATGCAAAAGGGACGTGGATTAGCCTGGGGGATATCGAACTGAAAGAAGGTTACGAAAATCTTCAGGTTAAAGATGGTGATACTTGGATCACTATCGAAAAAGGTGTTGAAGTTAGTATTGATATCGACAAAGTTGATACCAAAGGCGACAAAACTTACTACAATACCAAGAAATCTCGCATCACTGTTCTGTCTACTGAAGGTGTTCAGAAGAAAGAAAATAAATCTGGTGGGACTGGCGTTTCAGGTAATACCGGAAACAAACAATCCTTCAAAAAACGTGATACCGTAGGTCTTGAGACTGGTCATGCAGTTAACGGAGCTTTGGAACTGATTCGTAATGGTGTGAAAGGTGAAGCGTTTGATATTGCAGGTGTGGTTCAGTCTGCTACTGTGACTCTGAAAGCTGAAGTGGCTAAAGAGCGTGGCGTAGATATCAGTGATTATGATCTGGGGGCTTCTGTTGGTCACGCTGTTCTGAATGCCTGTAAAGATCATTCCGGTAAGACTGTTTCGGTAGAAGATTTGATTGAAACTGCTCGTGAAGTTCTGGCACTTTCTGACAAGGTAGCTAATGCGATCCGTGGCGCAGCAGAACAACCTAAGAAAGAAGAGGCCAAGAAAGAGCCTAAGAAGGAAGAACCGAAGCAGGAGCCTAAACAAGAACCTGCTCCTCAACAAAATCCAGAAGAACCTCCAATGGACTTCGATGATGATATTCCATTCTGATCTTATTGATTTATAAAGAGTTTTTATAAAAGAAAAGGGAACCTTTGCGGGTTCCCTTTTTATTAGTCGTAATATTTCAAACCTGTAATAAACTTCGATCCCCAATCCGCACTTGCGGCGGTGAACGTCAACATCCAAGTTGTAGCTGTACCAGTGAAGACCTCTCGTTGCACAGTACCATCAGTGTGGTAAATGTCCACGCCAGTATGTCCATTCTTAGGAATAGTGAAGGTAACAGCACTGGTAGTGTCTCGTGCATAAGAACAAACAAATGGTGTCCCCGCCCATACTGGATTTGTCAAATCACCCATCTCAAGTTGTGGAACCCAAGCAATAAGACCTGCCGTACCATCTCCTGCGAAAGTGTCTGATCCACTTGCATTCAAAGCTATAATCTCATAGGTTATAGATGCTTGTTTGGCAACTGTCACTTTGTGTAGAATTACACGATACCAACCATTCCCCATATCGATTATGTTTGCATCTGCACCTGTAAATGTTCCAGCTACAAGATCATAAGTCCCTTCGTTAATCTCATCTCCTGAAGTCAATTTGAGTTTCACTTTAGTGATCCCGTCTGGCTTCAAGAATACGGATGCCGCCCAGTGCTTACCTGCTGTAATATCAGAAGCTGTATTCACTGCTGATAAAATATGTTGTCCTGAAGTTGTAGAAGGTGTTAACTTGTAAGTGTTAGCCGTAGTTCCAACCGGAGAGTTGATTGTTGATGCTGTGACTGTCAAGTTCGTCTTCAACCACGGGGAAGCTGTTGTCAAGTTATTGTTGATAAAGATATGTGTACGGTTGGCTGCTACAACACGTCTACCTTGTGGAGTTGTACCAACATATTCTAAAGGTGCTACGGGAGCAGAACTCTCTGTAGGTACAAGGATATCTCCAGAAGTCCTGGCATAACGGTTACTCCTGTTGACCTTTACATCCACCGGAATAGTTTCTTGCGTCAAATCATAGTCCATCACAATCACCACAGCATTCACTGCGAGATAAGAACTATCTTCGGCAGTTACCACACCTTGATAAGTTGCTCTACAACCGATACGACAATCCCCATCAGCAACCGCTGTAATAACGCCTGTAACGGGGTCAACTGTTGCTACCGTAGGGTCATTAGAGAAATACTCAACAACCATGCCAGGGAGGTTCTCTGCCCCTGCTGGAGTTATTTCTGCCACCAATGTCTGCGTTGTTCCTTCATCCATAGCTGAAAGGCTCGGAGTATACACCCCCAGTACAGAAGCATATCCCCCAGAACTGTCGGATAAGGTTGTTCCTGCTGCGTTCAATGCCGTCATCCCTGCATCAAAACCACCTTCAGCAACAAACGTCATCAAACCAGAGGAAGATATCGTCATATAAGCTGGGGCAGATGTTGTGTAAGCTTCGTTGAAGAGCTTACCTCCTGAAGGACTTACTGAATAGGTTAACTGTTTGGTCCCACCAACAATACAAATACCTAAAGAATCTGTAGACAATCCTGTTGCCAGTGTAGTCCCTGTTACAGTATCTGTAGTTATAGGCGAGAAAGATGTAGAGTTAAGACCGCTGTTGAACAGATAAGAAGCTTTTCCGTCTACCCAAGCACCGGAGTAGAAGAGGTTGCCATCATACACAATGAAAGTACCCTGGTAGCCCAACTGATTAGTAACGTCCATATTGAGCGTGTGTACGCTTGTGAGCTTGTTAAGGTTCCAAGAGGCCACACCTTCAGGTTTGATTGGTTTACCGACTTGTAGTGGGTCTGTGCTCGCAGAAGCGTATCCTAAGCCAAGATTCGCTGTGTAGTTCTTACCAATGGCCCACAAAGTGTTATTTATCCCCACAAAGAAGGAATGTCTACTCGGAGGTATTACCCATGATGTAAAACCTGTTGAGAAGTTCTCAAGCTTTGTATACGTTGTTGCCGTATTGGAACGAACATACAGGTAGTTTGTTGATCCTGCCCCTGCTGCTGTATCTCCAATAACAATCGTTTGAGATACTGTGTTGATGTAATCCTTAACAAACACTGTTTCAGTAGCCGAGATTGTAGCTGTAACGAAGGCTGTGGTTGTACTGTTGTTCCCTGCAACCCCTCTACTCGCCCCGCACACACGAAGTGCTCCTGCATTATTGAGGTAAGTACATTGGTTGTATCCTGCATCAAACGCCAAAGCAACGCTTGTTATCTGACGTGGAGTAGATATTTGGTTTGTGTTACTTGAACCTAAACTCCCAACAGTATTTTGTCCTGATCCGTAGAGAACTCCTGTTGTCATCAACCACAACGTGTTATTGTAACCCCCTTTGACTTCTTTCAAGTTGGCTAAGGTGATTGTTCCTGTAATTGAAGATGGGAAACTTGTCCAAGAAGTCGCACAAACATCTGATCCTCCTGCGGCATTTGCACCTACCAAACCTGCTGTCAGTCCTGCGTATTGCCATCCACCGTTTTGTAGTTTAATAACGAAGCAACGATCTGCTGTAAACACATCCGAAGCTACCGTTGAAGCCAGGTAGAAGCTATTGAAACGAGAGCTACGCGTTCCATCTGCGATCTCCCCAAAAAGGTTGGCACCTTGCGTGAACAGTCGCCCATCGTTGAGCAAAAGGGCCAGACTGCTGTTAGAATTTCCCGCGTTATCTGGGTAATCTAAAGTTATTACTTTCTTGACAATCCCTGCTGGAAGTGGTATTACTCCAGCATCTGTCATAATCATCATTACTGGGATTGGAAACATTGTTATCCTCCATAAAAGAAAAGCCCCTTGCGGGGCTTCTGTTATCGTGTTACAACAACCATGTCCACGATATCGCCCACACCACAATACGTTAACTGAAGGATTGTTACAGCAGATGCTGCTGTGCCTACTTCCGTATCGTTAAGTGCTCCATAAGACGCATCCAGCGTCACGGTGTGTCCCGTTGTGTCTTGCAAAAGGTAAATCATTGCAGAGAAAGCTTTCGGTTTTGTGGTTCCTGTTACTCCAGGCCATGCTCCGATCGTCAATGCGTCTGTAACGTTCACCACGTACATGTTGGTGGCCCCAGAAGGAGTCCAAGCCGTTCCTGAACTTGCTACATTAGTTGTTTCCAACTCGATGTAACCTGCGCTGACTTTCGTTGGTGCAATCTCTTGGGTAGGATCGCTGCCACTGATTTCGATCCAATCTCCATCAGAACGTCCATAGGTTAAACCATCTTCAGGAGCTTCAGGAATGCTTGGAAGTGTACCAACTTGCGTCCAAACAGTAGCAGCGGTTTTCTTAAAGACAGCCCCTGTTGCAGTGTTGAAAGCGTAGTCGTCAATAACACCTTCGGCATTGGTTGGGTTGGTTGCAGCTACAAACCATTGCGCCCCGTCCTTACCATCTGTTCCATCAACCCCTGGTGTACCATTAGTTCCATCTGTTCCGTCAGTACCTGCTGGACCTGGATCACCCTTATCTCCTTTGTCACCTTTATCGCCTTTTATACTACCCATATCAACAAAAGAGGCGGTGTTCGTATCTTTGTCGTAAGTGTAAATATAAAGGTTACTGGTATCTTCTGTCAGATAAGCGTCACCATAGTTGTTGTAGGTTGGTAGTGCAGAACCGTTTGGTACGTGACCTTTAGCAGTAATGGATGTTCCACCAAGACTACCCACGTTCATCCAGTCTGTAGCACCTTCTACCCAAACATAAAGGTTGTTGTCGATAATGTAAGCATCACCAACTTCACCTGTTTCTGGGAGTTGAGATTCATCAGACAGAACGTCTAAGATTTCCAAGCCAGAGCCTGTTGCACCTACTGGGCCTTGTGGACCTACTTCACCTTGATTTCCTTGTTCACCTTGAATCCCTTGATCGCCTTTCTCGCCTTTGATCGCTGCGATAAAATCTACTTCCGTCCCTGTATTACCGATATCTAACCAAGATTGGTAAGCAGATTTCCCTTCATCGCCATCTGTTCCATCCAGACCGTCAGTACCTGCTTCACCCTGCGGACCTTGTGGACCAACAATGTTACCCATGTTCACCCAATCTTCACCGTTGGAAACATAAAGATATCCGGCGATAGAATAAGCTTGGCTTACGTTATTTGGGTTGGCTGCTGGTAAGTTGGCAGTAGATTCCAGATCTCCACGATAATCAAAACCATTCGCATTAAGACCTGCTGCCCCTTGTGGGCCTTGTGGACCAACATCCCCTCGATCTCCTTTCAGAGATGCCAGATAGTCGTAAATTGTACCAGTATTCCCTGCTGACAACCACACTTGATACGCCGACTTCCCTTCTGGACCCAGAGAAGAAATCATTTTCCAAGTTGCGCCGTCCCAAGCGTAAATTGCGTCTCCGACAATCCAACCATCTCCTAAAGCATTACCTGTTGTAGGTAACTGGTTAATGTTGTTCAAAGAGCCTTTAATATTTAATTGTGCGCCAGTGTCACCTTTAAGAGACGCTAACCACTGTTGTTCTGTGCCTACGAAACCATTATCCAGAGCAATCTGGTAGGCTGATTTCCCAGCTTCAGGGATTTGAGAAGAGATGTTATTGATCTCTTGCTGCATTATTGCAAAACGGGCATTAATTACTGCGATATCATCAGCAGTGCCTACGCTCTCCCATCCAGTGGAGTTAATGCCGCCTGTGCTTGCCGGAGTAGAGTTCTCAGGAACAACTTTCGGAAAAGCACCTTTCCATTTATAATAGTTACCGTCATCATCTAAAAGCAGAACTTCACGGGCATTACGTAAAGTAAATCCCGCTGCAAAGCTTCGACGTTTACGGTACGTAGCTTCGACCATATCTGCAATCGAGCTATTCGGTCTTGTTAAAAGCATTTATTTACTCCTGATTAATCATTCATTTATCGTTGGGAGTTAAAAAGGGGGACAAGCCCCCTTTCACTTATGTCGTCGGAGTATCAATCACCGGAGTAGGACGAATTACCGCAGTGTTACCAACCGCAACGTTGCTTGCGCTATTAGGAATAGTTGTGATACGTACTCCTGCTGCTGTCGCTGTTTGGATAGGATCTGCAATATCCACCTTCACTGGGTTGGTCCAAGTATCGTTATCCTGATAAGGGGCACGAGTGATTACTGTGTCCAAATCAGATCCGCCTGGACCCGCACCTGGGATACGGATACGTGTACCTGCTGACAGTGGGTAATGATATAACCAAGAAGCATTTGTCGCTGTACCGTTAGGTGTCAGGTTCTGCACAATCGATTTATCACCAACATTTGTCGCTCGGATACCGAAGGCTGGAATGTCTGGGATGTACGCACCACTTGTAGTTACAAGGAAGAACGTGTTATCTGCTTTAACGATAATATCTCCTTTATCGAACTCTTTCCCTGTTGGGAAGTGCATCCCGTCAATGTTACGACCTGGGATTGCTTCGATGTAGTAAGATTTACCAGTAGAGCCTACCAGAGCACCAATACCACCTGCGATGTTCGTATACATGTTCGCTTCAACGTTACAGTTGATACGATGTATATCCGAGTAACGGCAACGGCTCCATTGAGGACGACCAGTTACCATTGTGTTTCCATTTGGATAGCAGTTTACGTTCACCATCTCCAGTACGGACTTCTCTCTACGGAAGAAACCATCGTAGAAAGTACCTGGACCAGATTCAGGCTGACCCACACACTCGAAAGAGTTACAAGTGATGTTTGCCATTGACAACCAAGAAGCGATACCAAATAATTGCAGAGCGTTACAACGGATGTTATCGAAGCTAACACGGTTCTCAAAACCTGGACCCGCTGATACGCCAGCGAACACACGCCCTGTGGCGGTATGAACGTTACGTACCGAGTAGTTGAAGCAAGGGTTTGATGGACGACCCTGTGCAGGAACAACAGGTTTACCATCCTCACCTAAAACTGCGTTCGTACCCCATTCCAGATAGATCATACGGATTGCACTTGGCAACGTGTTGTCATCTGTAACAGGCTCACCATAAACACCATCGATCGTGAAATCTTTACAGCCGTACATTACAACAGCACCAGTTGCCAGACCTGTACCAACAGAAACTGTTTGGTCAGGATCACCGTGGATGTTCTGGATAGAAATGTTACGACCAACTTCTACGTGAACAATCTGGCGGCAACGTTTCGCAAATACGTTACGGATTGTAATGTTCTTACAATACTGCGTATCTGGAATGTCATAGCCGTATGGACCTTTACCTGCTACACCGATACCGATACCCCAGTTAGAAAGAGGAATTGGTGCGTTAGTTCCGTCGATGTGAGACAAGTAGATGTTCTCAATAACACAACCTTCATCGTAATGCTTGTTGATTACGTTCAGTTCGATTGCATCACCCTGCATATCCATAAACGTCAAGTTACGGAAGACACCGCGACTAACTGGTTCGCCAGTACCTTGTTGAAGGATACCGTAAAGTCCGTTTTTAAACGTACAGTTGTCAATCTCAAAAGTACCTGGAATTGGGTTGCCCTGGAATACCAAGCTACCAACCTGTCCTGGACGAGGTGCACCGTCCCACAAGCAGTCATAGATACGCACATCGCCACCCCAGTACATTACACGGGAGTTGCGGAAAGTTGTACCTTCCACTTTACAGTTTTGTAGACGGTAGTCACGTTGTCCACGGAAGACACCACCAAGGAGGGTGATCCCAGTAATATCAAAAGAACTTGTAGTGAAGGTCATATCACAACCATAAGCATTCAGGATCTTGCTTTTGGTTGCTGCTGTTGCCACGAGAGCCGCCTGGAAAGCTGCTTCTGGAGTAGCGTACACTGCACTGTTTGCAAACTCGGACAGGTAGACAACATCAAACAGATCATCAAACTTACCACCGTGTGGAGTTAACAGACCTTCTGTGTTTGTCAGTACCCAAGCATTCGGACCTACGCCGCCAGAGGAGGCAAGGGTGTCACTCGCAGAGAGAGTTTTTGGCAAAGTGCCAGCCCAACGGTAACGACCTGCACCCATACCAATCGTCTGGTGTTTAAGTGTCAGGGTAACTTCATTACCGAAGCTGGTAGGCAGGTGTACATATTGCTGACGTTCAACTGCTAATGCTGCCAAGTCAACAGTACCAGAAGAGTGGGTAAGAACACCAGTATCTGATAAGCTAACAAATGTCCCAGTTAAACCAGGTGGCAGGGTGTAAGCTATTTGGTTAGTGGCATCATACAGGGCTTTCAGACCTACTAAAGCTTGTCCTGATTTTGCGTAAGCCACTTCATAATTCAGGAAACCGTATTTACGAGCGATTGTCTGAAGAGGAACAGCGTTCATATCTTCGGTCAATGTTTCGGTAGTTGTTTCCAGGTTAGAAATTCGGTTTTCGAGGTTAGGATCGTTTTCCGCGCTTGCCACAATCTTACCGATGTAAGCAAACAACTGATTAGGTAATCCGGTAGCAGGATCGTGGCCCAGTGGTTCGGACAAGATGATCTGACTGTTCTCGATACGGAATGCATCACCCACAATCTGGATAACGCCGTTGATAGTTACGATTGCACTATCGAACACGTAAGGAGGACTGATTACTTTCTCATAACCTGTTGCAGAGGTATACAACCAAGGAATAACTTCACTTGGGAGTTGTTCAGTCTGCATTCCCCACAGCACCCAGTTATTGTCCCCGACTGGAGTCCCTTGCATTGGGATAGGGTTCACCAGTGTTGCTGCTGGAGCGTAGTAGTATCCACTCAAGATTCCGTTCTGATAGAAGCGGAGTTGGTTGAATACGGTTTCATTAGTCCCTTGCGCCCACGCAATAGGACTTTTGAAGTAAAAGTTATCAACCAAAGCTTTACGTAAAGTCGGAATCAATCCTGATTCCGTATCAATACTTTCTGTTGCGCTTCCGTTGATGATATCATGTATCTGGTTAGAAGAGAAGATTACCAGATCTACGCCCTGTTCCAGGGACGTAGCGGGATATGTTGGGAATAGTGTCATTTATAATTAACCCTTACTCTGTGTACGTTTAGTAATATCCTCTAACATCATCTGGATCGTTGCATTCTTGAGGTCCATGATTTTTTCAATCTTCTGCTCAAGAGTCGTATTGTTCGCCAGTAATGTAGAGTTAATCTGATTCAGCATTTGAGTAAGTTCAGCTTTCGTTGCGTAAGTGGATTCGACGAAAACAAGTTTCTTTTCCAACTCACGGGCCTTGTCTTCGACCTTCTCCAAATCAACACCAAACTTATCTATTTTTTGTTTAAACAGAAACCAGATTAAACCGATTAGAGGGATGATTGCATCCTTAGCAAGACCCCATACTTCTTGAAATTCCATATTTGCATCCCTTATTTTGTTGGTAGGGTAGGCCAGTTAACCTCGTAAGGATATCCCTCTTGAAGAGGCACACGGTTCAATTCCACAACATAAACTTGGAGTTGCTTCAGTTCCGCAAGTTCTTCGGGTGTCGCTATCTCAAGATCTTTTGCATATTGCAAAGGCGTGATAAGGGCAACGGCTGCTTCTTGCTTATTCTTTATTTCAGCAGAAACCTTGACAATCATTTGTTCACGACTGTACTCTTTATCTTTCAGTGTAAGAGTTTCTAAGTCTAAAACCTTGTCACGGATATCTTCGAAACTTGTAATCTCAAAATCGACTTGTGCAAGAGACATGTTTTCGGGACACAACAGAGTAGGATCTGTGTTCCAAAAAACTATACGGTTCTGATCGTCAAACACAACTTTCATTCTGTCGTTTTTTAACAGACCATCGCGTAATTCATACCAATCAAAACCCTGGTCGCAAAGTAGGAACAAAATGTTCTCTACTTCTACGAGTTCTCTTAGGGCGGGATCTTCTGGGATATACTTCTTAAAATTAGTGTAGAGCATTTAGCCTCCAATATCGTACCAGTTTCCGTTCACGTTTCGCTGGAGACGTTTGAAGTAAACACCACCAATGTTATCCGCAGAACTACGGCCTGTTTCCTGGACAATAATACCAGAAAGAACATAGCCGGAAGAACAAACATATGTCCAAGACACTTCGTTACCTGGTGGGTAATATACGCCTTGGCTGGTATAACGTATGTCACGAACAAAATTACCATTCGCATAGTTATAGTTGTTACTGATCTGGTTTTGCAAGTTACTGTTCACGCTGTCAATACGTGAGTTCAAGTTATTGTTAACGCTGTTCAGGTTGTTTTGAACAGAGTTAATATTCGTTTGCAAGGTGTTCTGTAAAGAGCTTAAACGTGAGTTCAAGTAATCTAAACGAACCAGAGCATTACCGTTCCCAGTATCTTGTCCACTATTAGATCGTGGATTATCAATCAGAACATAACCGCCATCATATAAACGCACTGCACAGGATACGTTACCACTGGTAGGGTTCCTGCGGTATATATAAAGATGACCGCCATTGTTGTACTCGGAAGAAATCTCTCCGTTAGTTTGCCCTGCAAAGTTTTTAAAGAATATTGTAGCAGGATCTGAAGTAGCTGTACCGTTTACGTAAACATCTCCAGCATAAATAGCGCCGCCGCCGTCACGTTTAACCAATACATTAGGGGTTACTGTGGTGCTTGTTGCATCTGTGATGTTAGAGGATAAGTGGTTGTGACTGTTGTCTACAACTTGAATAGAAAGCGTTACTGCTGCATTCCCGTTCCAGGTTACTTCGCCTGTTGCATCCCCTGCCATTGTTATCTTAGTACCAACCAGAGGAAGATATGTATTTGGTAATGTTGGAAGGAATTCATCAACCAAGTAACGAATCCATAGTCCGTTATTGTTGAGTATCCAGTTCATTTCTTCACATGTCATGATTTGACCATAATCCATACCCACGGTACGAATGATTTCTTTAGGTCGAATCTTGTTCATGTTTTGTGTTCCTGGGAGGGTAACTGTTTCTACAGCCCAATCAGGATAGTAAATTGGCTTCGCCATTGGAACTCCTTAATCGATTTGTTTCAGAAGCATACACATGCGTCCAGTTTCATCCCCTGTAGATTCCAAGTACAAGGAACCCAAACCACCAATACCGTGAGGATCTTTGGTAGCGTAATAAGAGGTGAATCCAAAAGCTGATCCGGCTTTAGCTCCCAGTCGGTAGTTGCTTATAATTGGGAACACACTTAAAAGTTGCTCAAGAGCTTGATCAGACTGAAGACACAAGTTATAAAAGAACACATCAAAGGATTTATTCAACCCAACATATGTGTTAATTGTATCTCGTTTTGTACCTGTGAAACGGGCGAAGATATCAATAATGTCCCCACGAGTCCCCGAAGAGGCAACACGATAAGCCCTGATTTTTAAAATTGTGCGGTACTCTTCATCATCAGAACCATTTCGTTCAATACCCATCTCTTCACCAAGGAGATCAAGATAATCCCCTGTGGCTGTAGATATTAAACGGTGTTTAGCAAGATAGATCATTGCCTGATCTATCTTTTGCTTTTCACTTGATACGATGTAGAGGAGCTTGACAATGTTAGGGGAAGATTTAAAATCTTCAATCAACAGATCTTTAACGTCTTCATTGATATTCTCCCAAGTCGTTACATGGTCAACACTCACTGCCATTTTTAGACTCCATACTCGTAGGAAATGTTATCAAGGTCGAAAGACGGGACAATATTGTAGGCAGGAACAATGTTTCCTTCTGTATATTTACTGTCGTCTTCATTATTAAGTTTAACATAAACACGGAGAGAAGTCAAGCGCCCAAAAGCAAGTGCTGCATAAATAACGCCTTTAATCTGGTCGTTAGTTACAGAAGAACCCAATTCGAAGTAGGCTTGCAGGTTATCCAGTGCTTCAACAATGTTTTCTTTCTCTGTTCCGCTTAACGTTGTACCGTTGATTGTCTGGTATACAAGTTTCAAGGAGTACGTTGCAGTAGCACCAGGAGAGAAGCGGATAATCTCTTGTCCACCATCTTCCGTCATGACAGTAATGTTAGTTGTGCCATAAGTCAAGGTATTGATTGGTTTAGTGTCGTAAATTACTTTAGCAACTTCTTCGGCACTCCCACCGTACACGATTGTCTGGAAACTCATTGCAGGTGCATGTTCCTGATCGTGGATTGTTGGGTTGTCGTAAATCTTAACCTTGGTTACGCCGTCAGTCTGCAACAAAGCTTTAATGATAGCCGCGCGTGTACCTGCGTTTGCTTCATCAAGGTTATCGTTGAAACGTGAGCGGAACTCTGCATCTGTCTCTACATCTCGTCCTGAAGAGAAAGCATAAAAGTTACCAGAATCAAGGTAGCCTGTGAAGGTTGAAGAGATTCCAGAAATGGATTCCACACCTACCGGATTGTACCCTGCTTCTGATCCTACCACCGGAACTTCACTCCACTTCGTCCCAACAGGAACAGAAGCGTAGAATTTTATTGGTGTTACCAAACCAACAGGTTCTACATCTCCCGCTGCTGCGAAGCCAACGTAAACGTTACTTGCGTCTGTATGGATTAAATCACGATCCGTAGTGGAGAGGTTGTCTCGAATAAAGTTTGCAAGATCTGTAATGAATGTCGAAGAGGCTGGCGAGAGTACACGACTATTCAAACCACCATCATTTGCACTTTGTGCGTAGAAAGTTATGTTAGCCACTCCTGTAGCTGTTGCATTCGCACGCGAGATTTGATATGCTGCTATCTTAGCATTCAACATGGTAGGTGCGCTGACATAATAGTTCATATCGTTGTCTGCATTAAAATACGTATCCGTGCCAAGTTCAAAAGTCCAAGGGGCTTTGTTGTTGCTTTTCACATAAGCAAAACCTGAACCAGGTGCAGCGGCTGAACGATAGAAACCACGCTTGGAGAAGATTTCATCAAGGTAAATACCTTCAGCACCATCCAGTGTCTGGGTGTTATAAACTCCTTGCATTCCTTCCCATAATGTGTAGTCGGTATAAGCAATAATACGGAACAACTGTCCGAAGACAGTATCCTCTGAAGTCGCTGCATCAGCACCAAAAGTGTTCTTAAGTGCAGTCATATAATTGTTAAGTACATCATCGAATGTCGGGATTACAAATCCCGCATCGGTTAAGCCATATTCATCCATTACTCATCCTCTTTGTTGTGTTCAGGGGTGGAAGACCTACCCCAGCGCAGGTCTATTAGATTTTTCATTAGTCGTGAGGGAGTGACCATAAAAACAAAAGCCCAGCCCATCCATTCAGGAATTTCTTTTTCTATTCCTAAAAAGATGAACATACCTGTCATTGTCATCATACCTACGGCGTTCCATACTTTAGTGGAACTTACCCCGTTTCCAGGGTAAGTACAAAACATTCCGCGAACAAACTTCTTAAACCCATTCTCTTTAGGCATAAACTGTATCCTGTAGGTAAACGTTTAAAGGAACATTGCCCATATAGAAAACTTGCGAATGAGAGTTGACCACAGTAATAGAGTCTTGCATTATTTGTGGGTAAGCCCATATATATTGCTTAAGACCTTCGAACTTGCTATTGTTCAGGACTATGTTCCCGATGATCATTTTCCACAAATATGTGCGATAATTTGAATCAGGATCAAAGCCGTACAACGGTGCTAATGTGGCATCTGGTACGAACCCAGCCAAGTAGTGAATATCTTCGTAAGGGAATCCCAAAGTCTCGTGCGGTATTGTTACGGCATCATAGGCTTTAATCATCTTACCTTGAAGCAACCAATCATAACATTCAGAACAATAGAAATCGAAAGCTTCTGGAATGTAGTAATCTTTAGGGAAGTTTACTTTCTCCATTAACCCGTTGCCAATGATCGAAGGTAAGAACGGAAGTAATGTCACTTGAGCGCCTGGGTATGCAGCGCGTGTATCCGTTGCAAACTTGGTAACTCTCAAACCCAATTTACGAGACAAGAACTCGTAATACTGATCGTATGGGCTTCCTGTTTTATAGTTATCAATCGTCCCAGCATCTTGTGCAAACAAACCTGTTTCTGTATTGAAAGCCAGTTTTGTCGTATAATCATAAATGCAAGGCAGGTTGGTAGCTGTATTGTACCACCACCACGGTTCCCCAATTTGAATAACAACCGGAATGTCGTTAGTTGTGGAAATGGAGGCGATCTTGTTAATTACATTCTGAAGATATTGCATACCCTCATCAATTGTAGGAGACAACACATAGCTCGGAGGCACATAACCTGTAGCAGCTAAAGCATCGTTCCAATCATGCTGCACCCACTCAACAGGGCAGACTGTGCTCATCAATTCAAAACTCAAAGAGTTCATAACTGTGTAGCCGGAGGCTTTGGCGATTGCATGGAAGCTGTTCAACCACGCTTCAGTCGCTGGGTTAAGAAACACGGAAGTGTTTAATTGCCAGCCATCATTGCCATCCCATTCAAATTGATAGTAGTGCGACATTCCGTTGTAATGGTTTATCATACCACGATACCCTAAAGCATAAGTGTTGGAAATAACACGTTCAGGGGTAAGATTATACATGTCATCGTAAGATGTGCACATACGAATATCGTGCGCTGCTTGTACCAAATTGCTAACGTCCATCTGACTAAACCCAGTGTCAGGTTCAAGCAAAGTGAATTTCATTGACGACTGCATATTGTTCATCTGAACAATTTCTGTTATGTCTTGGTAGCGTGTCGTGATCAATGAGAAGAAGAAATTGTCCACCTGTGTGGTGTCCACTTCAATATCATTGTTCGGTCCAGACTTAATATTGCTAAAGTCTAAGCGGATATCTGCTGTTTTGCCATCTTCTGATACATTGAAAGCATAATAGCTCAAATCAATGTAGTGAATCGTCTTATCAACCAATGTTAAAGTAATAGTTGGGACCAACGGAGCATCATTGAACCCTGGCATGTTTGCACTAAGTTCTAATTTAAACCAGAGCTTCTCTTCACTTAAATCTTGGTGAGGAAGAAAACCTACGCCTTTATGATCAAAGGTGTCTGTTGTGTGCCAAATAACACCTGCCAAACCTGCTGCTGTACGGTTAACAAAGTACGCCGTAAAGGAATCCCCACTGGAAATTATGGAACAACTCTCTGTTGCTTGGGAGTCGATAGTCCAGAACTTAGGAGAGAACATTTTAGCTTTGGTTGAGGTCCATGTAATCGGAGTGGTGTTCTCTTGTCTCGTCGTAATGACACACTCGATCTTGGTTTCAACCATCGTGTTGTTTTCGCTGATACCAGAAACTTCTAAAAAGAAGTTAATATCTATTGAGTTTTTTGGTCGTTCGTAAACATCAACCACAATTGTTGCAGAGTCGGCGTTAGCAGGGAACACTAAGGTTCCCGACTTCGCTACATAATCTCTACCGGAGACTGCCGTTCCATCGACAGTCTTGTAGTTGAACGAACTCACATTTACTCGTTTGTCTCTTGTGACAGTAAATGTTGCCTGTTTCATTTTGCTCCTTATTCAGTGGCATCCACGGTTACGTCTTTTATTGTCAAGACGGTAAGCGCCGGAATATTGCTTGAGTCTAAGAGTGGAAGGGCATTTTGCGGATTCAGTTTTTTGTATAAAGCATATAAACCAAAACCACGTAAAAGTTCCCCAGCGTGGAAGCCAAAGAATACCCCGTTATCTGTGCTTGCTCTTGGTGCAGAACTCCAACATCCATTCATGATGTGGTTCGGACCTAAGACAATGTAGTTTTCCTGAATCAGTTCGAAGCAACGATCTGCTACGATTTTAAGATTAGGGATCTCTGTGTCATATCCTGCCATACCCATGATAGAACAACCCGCCATAAACAATGCAGACATGTGACTGGTAAAGTCGTCTATAGGAGCAGTTACCTCTCCAGTAGGGTAGAAGATTGTCGGTGTTCTTCCTTCGTTGTTATCTTGGAACCATTTCAGATAGTTGATCCAGTTCTTACAAACAGCCAAAAGCTTGGTTGGAATATCTTCCCCACGCTGCTTCAGTTCGTAAACTGTATGACAAGCACAATAGAACGCACGAGCCTCGTATCCATCCCAAGCTTTATCATTCCAGTGATACATGGTGAACTCATTCTTAGTACCATACTTCAAAGCATCCCAACGATCCCAGACATAAGCTTGCGCCATAGGACCAGGCATTACAGGAGAGAACTTATTGTAGAACCACATTTGTGAATCGTACAAGAAGTCAATACTGTTGTTCAGTCTTGTCCAATCAATATCACGCCCTTGGAAACAATACAGAGACGGATACTGGTAGCCAGGATATGGAATCCCACGCCACCCATCATACAAAGATGTATTAGGGTCACTAATATTCGAGAACGGAATAATTCCTGGTGTGTAGTTCAGGCTATTCAGTTTGTAGTCAATGATCGTACAATCACCAAGTTTAGCAGTGTGCGGGTGTTCAGACTGCACTGTGATCCTGAAATACATCGTGTAATCTTCACCGGAAGCAGAAGAGTAGCGAGAAGGTATATCGTTAACACAATAGAAGTCAATGCCGCCTGTCAAACCGTTTGCAGGGTCTGTATCCAGAACCAAGTTAATCTGCTCTACAGCAGAAAGGTCTATAACCGTAGGCTTGGGATCTGTATCTGAATGATCTGGTTGCCAAGCTGATAACTGGAAACTTGCTGCGGTTAACGTTTTAGTTGACCAAAGTCCACCAGTTTTCTCCAGCATTGCCCACCATCTCCACCCATTCGCGTCCGTTATTGTGATATTGAAATCATCAGTATAGGAACGGTAAGTGATAGATTTTAAGTTTGCTGTTTTAGTTGGTGTCAACCAGAAACCGATTGTTATCCCGCCATCAGCGTCCATGTTTGCAGAAACAATCTGATCGCTATTCGTTCCAGCTATATCTGTTGCATATTTGTATTGTACCACAGTATTGGCACCCCAGTCAATGATCATTCGTGGGTCTGCAATAATATATACACCACCATTAGCTGGTTCAGTACGCATGAAGCTGGACAGAGGAATATCCATTGTCGTCATGTTGGCTGCACCTAAAGGCAGTCCACAACGATATGTAACTGTGTCAGTCTCACTTTTCGTCTTGCTCAACTCCAACTCTGGACGGAAAACAATACCCTCCCCTGCATCATCAACACCTTGGAACTGAACACGCAGTTTAGAGCTATCCCCAACACGGAACCAGACAGCCTGTTGCTCCAGTGTAGTTTGTGCTGCCACGTTCTGACGAATAACAGTGTACCCTAACGAATCCCTGGAGTAAGTTGGGATTGCTGTAGATGGGTAGCTGTAATCATAAGAAATGCCGTCTGTGAACGGGATTGTCGCAGTAGTTGACTTACGGAAAAACTTATCGAACATATCAATGTTGGAGTAGTCTTGACAAAGCAGTAATGAAGACTGCCAACACAACCAATACTTCCTTTCGCCAGTGATCTGGTACATCAGATAGTTCGCATCACACCACCAAGTTTCAGCATCGGAGGCGTTATCTTGGAAGCCCATCTCTACAGGTACGTTGACTGGGCGGTTATGCCACATCTCGTTACGTCCCATGAGATAACCACCATGCTCTACAGGGTTACATGTTGCATAGTTGAATTTGTATGATCCGGTGACTGTGGTGTTCTTCAGTTGGACAGTCCCGTATTCAGCGGGAGTGTGCCCTTCTGATAGAATGTTCCCATCCCAGTCCACTTTACGTCCCAGCCGATCAATAATCCAATCAACATCCCATTGATCTCCGTATTCACGCCAGTTGGTAGAGCCGTCACTGTTGGTCGCATAAACTGTGGCATTAACAGAGTTCCATCCTAAGTTACCGTTGAAAGCAAACCAAGCTTTATCCAAGTATTCTCCCCAGTGTGGAGCACCTTTAGGAATCACGGTACGCCCGTTTGTCCAAGTCATCAGACTTCCTTTGAAGCCCCCGTGAGTTGGATACCCATCATCCGTTAATGGGTAGTGGGCCAGACGTGGTTCCTTCCCGTTGATGATCCAGTTAGGACGATACTTTTGCGGAGGATCGGGGATAGGTTGCCCCCCGAAGAATCCGTCAATGTAGGCTTGCCAATATTTCTTAGCGGAGTCCAGATATTTGCTATCTCCGGTGGCTAAGTATGCATAGGCAAAACCTGTGATAAGCACAGATTGACCTTCTGTTGTAGCATCGCCGTTTGGCTGACCTTCCTGTGCTGTCCAGTTGATAAAGTGACGGTTGTTAGCCAGAATGTTTTGTGGGTTGATCACGTAATGTTGAACCGTAGGATCAATTGTCAACCCAGTATTTCTTTCTAAGAACTGTACCAATCCGTCGATTAGCTGGAAAGTGTTATCAATATTGTGCTTAATTTGAGACATTAGATCACTCCCGCCATTACCATACTTCCAATCCAAGAAGCACCGTTGTCTAAACTGATAAATTCAAAAGTATCGATCGCACCTTGACGATAACTTAAAACAGGTGTGCGCCCAAAACTCCATTTAACCGAGGCTGGCCATACCACTTTATTTGCCCCGCTACCTTGACGCAAAGCCAGACTAAAGTTTAAAACTGTTGCTGTGGTAACGGGAATGTTTGTAAAGCTGATCGTACAAGAAGCAGAAGAGAGGGTAGCATAAAAATACTCTGCTGATCCCAAGTCTAAAGCTAAGGTACTGGTGACGGTGCCACGGGTACTTAAACGGTTACGAGTAACCCCAGCACCATTCAAAAGAACACGCAGGGACGTTTTCTTGGTTATCCCTGCCTGATCCGTTACAAAAAAATCTGCATCTGAAACAGACGTGGTTTGCACCAAGTCTGTAACTTTGATAGTTGTTAAATCTGCCATCTTATACTCCTGTCATAGCCGTAAGGCCGAAGTTATTATTTGTTGAAAGAACTGAACCTGAATCGCTAACCATCATACGTTCGACAGCGGTTTCAGTCGCCCACTCATTCCACCAAGTAGAATAGGTATTTTCAGGTAGACCAACAAAGTTAATGAAGCGGTACAGACGGTTAGAAGATTCAACAATAGTGTATGCTTCACAAGTGATTGCCGCATTGTCATCGCCAGCTTCTGGATAAATGAATTCTTCAGAAGGTTGGGTGTTGAAACTCGTTGTTACTGTGTCTGCGCCTACTGTGACAACAACATCCATATTATAATAGCGTTGGTCACGATCGTAATAAGATTTGTAAGAATTGATTGTGTCAATATAAATATTCTTGGCAATCTCCGCCAGGAAGATTCGGTCCACAATATCTTTCTTTCGTGCTACACCGATAATCTCTTGCAGGTAAGGAACACCGAACGTGGTGTTAAGGAACCATTCTCCACGATACGTCTTGAGGGTGATTCCTAATGTCTGCGCTGCAATCTCGGTACGAGTGGTTGTCAAAACAAGATCCCCATCATCCATGATGAGGTCGTTGTCTGATCCCAATTTTAAATCATATGGGATACCCATTATTATGCTCCTGAAGGTTTCAAGGATTCCGCACTTGAGCTTCCGCTCTGAATGTTGCGAACCGTATGGGTGTGGGTATGGAAGCCAATACCATTACCGTCTGTCATCAATCCGTTCTGATCAATCTGTAGTCCGTTAATGTTTGCAGACGTGCCTTTGAAAGTCATGACACCACCTGTCAAATCCAGGGTGCCGGAACCGTCTGTCATTGTTATTCCAGAAGGAGTAATATCAATCTTCATTCCTTGACTATTCCATATAGATATGGTGCCAGAAGGATCGAAAGATGCATATGTGTTTTTGTTATTTGAAATAACCACCTTCTCGGAATCTACTGCTTCTGTTGAATCGGTGCCTGTGGAAATCTTAGGAATGAAGCAAATCGGATATAAACCGCAAGGCTGCATTAATGTAGTCGTTGTGGCTGCTTCTCCAGAAGTTTGCATTGCATTCGAAGGATCTCGTTCAGAGAAAATAACAACACCGATATCACCGGATTTAATAGGGAAGGAGATACGCCCTGTACCTCCTCCGTTAACCATAAAAGGAACATCGTGGAAGGTTGGATAGTCGATAGAATCTTGTTCTGATCGCGTATTCTTCACAATGGATTCCAGTGTCAGTGTTTTTGCACCGTAGTTAACACCTGTAACTCGCACTGGTAATGAGGTATGCACCTCTGCCAGTTGTTCTGTCATCATGCCACGCATCGCTGTGACAAAGTTCAAAGCATCCATTATTTACCTTCCTTCGTCATGATCGCAGATACGGATACGCATTCAACTTCTGTAATCCATTCGCTACCTTCCTTGTCCCCATGATGCGATACTGACACCACTTTAAATGGACCATCGTAATCACGACTCTTGAGCCAGATAGTTTTTTCAGGTAAGATTGCACCATTCATCTGACATTTGAACTTCACACCGTCTGTAGGTTTCTTGGCTTTCTTAGAAGCTTTAGTCACCTTCTTGGCAGGTTTGATATCGTTGTGGAATGGTTCTGGGCTTCCTATCAACCCTGTTTCGGGACTGATGTAGGCACTTCTTGCATTGGACATTTGAGAACGAGGCGTAACATAAACAGATCCATCTTGAATGGACACGTTATGATCAATACTCTTACAAATGTGTTCCAAGTAATGTGAAGTATTTCCACACATCGCTGTCGCAGAAGAAAGGGTCTGATCGTTGTCGATATGAATGTTACCTTCTGTTGTCCCAAGATCCTTAACAAGATCTGCAACAACACGTTTTACTTTCGTCCCTTTAGGGTAGCTACGACTGGTACGGGCTTCAGAGATGTTAATACCTCCATCCAGACAATGGAGAACAGTTTTACGATCGACGCTATCAAACGTATCACTTACCCACTGAATTGTACCCTTGAAAATCATAACCAATTCTTGCCCTTCGTATCCAACTGCTAAAGCTACTGCCAGGTTGTTACGAATGCCTCGGTTGATGTAGTTTACTGTGTCATCTGACAGGTTGTAAACAGTAATCTCCGCTTGGTTAGGATCTTTGTTATTATCTTTCTTGATGTTGAAAGTAATTTGATGATGTTCAAGTAGATACAAATTAGAAGAAGATTTTGTAGTGCTTCCCAATTTAGTATCCAAATCTACTGTTGATTTAAAGGATGAGTTGCTTGTCCTTTTCTGTACGGTATTCGTTGCCGTACCAATCAATAGTTTATACGCCCTGTTCAGATTGGGAACAGGGGCTTTTGTATATTCTCTTTCTGCCATACAATCTCCCCTTAACTATTAAGCTTGGTTCGATAGATTATCTATGTAAACCAAAACAAAACGTTTTTCAATTCCTGTGGTTGTGTAACCAGGACGACCGTTAATCTTTACCGTATCAATCATGTAGAGTTGTCCATCGGGAACACCTTCGAGATACTTGTACGGCTTCAACAGGTCAAGTCCGTTGGTTATCTTAAACGTTACGCTCGGATCGTCTCCTGATAAACCTATAAGGCACTGCCAGGCTTCATCACGAGTGTTCCAACGTAAACGTATATCGTAATCTACACCATCCAATGTTACAGTGTAGGTTTGGTCTGGATATTCTTCTGTCTTCAAATACCAAGCAAAGTAATCAGAACGGTCTTCCAAGAAGACAGCCTTATATCCAGAGTTTGTTGTGCTTCGTGTTGCTTTAGAATAAGTTGCCACGATTACCCTCCGTTATTCGACGGTGTATTAGTATCTCTTGCAGCATTTTGGTTAATTGGGTTAGTGATTTTAGCACCCCCAGTTGGAGCCTTGCTTTTAACCTCACCACCAGTGGATTTGTTCGGAGCGGTCTTCACAGCTATTGCGTTAGTTGTTGCAGTGCTGACCAAACGAATCTGTTCCAATTCTAAGTTAAACTGCATAGCGAATTCTGAACTATATTCATAAGTGTATCCTTTCAGAATCACATTCTCGAAGGTACGATGTTCTGTCAATAGAACTATCGGTTGACGAGCATCAAAAATCTGATCAAGGTATTCGATTGCTTGGGAAATACGTGTTCCATTAACCCCTGCACTGTAAAGCTGATCACGCATCAAACGTACAGGCGTTTCTGTAATAACACCCGTCAATTTAAAAGTGTTGTTGTTTATTTTGACGTTATCACTCACTGTACTACCTGATTCAACAGGGAAGCTTGTGATATCGGCTGAACGAGTTACTCCAACTTCCGGTGCGGAGTCGAAAGTAATCGCCATAAAATTTTGTATGTATTGATCACTTGAGCTATTGTAAACACTGGCTAAGATACAAAAACCGTTATCACCTTTCACCGTGGAGGCGGAGTTATTCGTATTTTGTGTTGAGTTCACCTCTTGCTCGGATTTGTAGACGGCTCTTACCGACTGTTGTGGAGTCATTGCTGCCATGATAACCTCATAGTAATGGTAATGCAAAGAGGAAGATGCAAGATCTTCCCATATTGATTATAATACCACAAATGTCGCCGTTATGTCAATGTAAAAATATGGGATGAGAGGGGGAGGGGGATTATAGAAATGAAAAAGGGGCCGAAGCCCCTTTCTTAGTTGCCGCCAGATTGTCCACTTAAAGTAGCTAAAGTTAAACGGTTGAAAACATTGTTACCACTACTCTGAATACGAGCATCCAACATATTACCAAACTCCGAAGACGGGTTGATTGTTACGTTGATCAGATCACTCGGAATAGCAATCGTGTTTTCTACAATAGGTTGGTTACGAGCCAGGCTAACGTTTGGCGTATAAGCTGTTTCACGCAAGTTCTCTAAAGGATTCCCGAAACCGAAAGCATGTGTTCGAGTTTCTTCTCCTCGGAACATTCTTCCAACATCTTGAGTATCAATCCCAGTCCACTTATAAAGGAAGTCGGCTACTGGATTGGTATCTCCTGATTGTGTTGCAGCGTACAATTTGTCCGGTATAGTTTTATTAGGATCAGAATCCGGTCCGAAGACAGATGGTAAGTTTGTCACCAACCATTTATTAATATCTTCTGTGATACCGATAATCTCTGTACCAAACTTAGCGACATTCAGTGTGGCATTTGCAAACTCCACCCCAAGATTCTTGGCAAAATTGTCCAAAGATTTAACGTTGTCTAACCAAGACTCGTCTTTAGGTATTGCACTCATAAATCCTTCCAGGAAATAGTTCTGCATCCCTTGACCAACCAAACCTATTGTTGCAGTTAAACGTGTATATTCTTTAGAAGCTTCCATTTGCTCGTTGGTTAATGCAGCACCAGTACGTTGAAGCATACGGAGGGTTTCTTGGAAACCTTCTCCATTCTTGCTAAACATGCGTTGGTAGTGCATCAAATCGTCGCCCAGGTTTTCTAATAAACGACCAATCTGTGCCGAGTTCATGCCACGACGCTCACCTTCGTTCACAGTTGCCTGGATGAAAGCTAACGGATCGTTCTGCATGTGTTTAATTTGTGAAGGGTTCCAACCGAACATGTTCATGATATCGTTGATACCGTTGTCACCGCCGCGCCATTTCCCTTTCTTCTCGTCCCATTCGGAAGCCATCATCGAGTTACCTAAACGTTCACGAACGTCTTTAAGGTTATCGATTGACTTGATAATGTTTGCCGAGTCAACACCGTTCTGTTCACCCCAAGCAGTCATTGTCATAATGGCGTTGGCGTTTGCCTGAACGTTCTCTGCGCCACGACCTACAAACTTGATACGATCGTTAGCAGTTTGTAATGTATTGCCTACAACAGAGCCACCTGCAAACAATCCTGCACCAATCATGGAGGAAACCATCATGCGAGGATTAAGGCCCAAAGCACCATCTCGCATTTGGGAATACTTACGTTCCTTATCTCGACGTTGTTGTGCCAATTCTCGTTTATGGTTACGTTCAATATCGCGCAACTCTTTATCACGCATACGTTGACGTTGCTTGGCTTCTGCTTCCAGTTCTCGACGAATCCTACGGCGACCACGAACCTCATCCTCAATATCTTTCGTTTTTTCTCTATGAGATCTGCGAAGGTTATCAAGCTGATGGGCCAGAGTTTGGTTCATACGTTGAAGAGTGATATCCCCACGTTTGTATGATTCTACAGAGGCATCCATGATTTGTTTTGCTTGGCGCTGTGCATCTATGGAAGCTTTGGTATATTGCATCCCACGCTTCTCGAAGTTCTCCATGCGAAGGTTGCCTAAATCGTTACGACGAGCTTGGAGTTCGGCTGCGCGTTCTTCTGGTGTTTTCTTACCTGGTTTCGTTGGACGACCAGGGCCAGATGAGCTTCCGCCACCTTTTGGAGTAGCAGGAGGAGCAGGACGAGCAGGGAAAGTTTGTGCTTTACGCATTTCTCTTTCGATCTCTTTCATCTGCTGCCTAAACTTACTCATGTTTAAGGTGGGCTGTATTTTTTCAGCGAACTTTTTAACACTCTCGACAGAATCTTTGGCCTCTTTGAGACTGTTCTTGTCCACCTTAAATGTGACTACGTTACTGATTTTAGCCGCGTTTATATCTAACAAAGTATTTTCCTCATGTTAGTGGATCATTTTCTTAAACATGTCTTGCATTTGAGAAGCGTTCTCTTGTTGCTTTCTCTTTATTGAAGTGTCTTTGCTGTACAGAGCTTCGATATAATCCTCATAGGTGAGGTACTCGTACATTCCTAATAGATAATCCACCCCGTACTGATCCAGGGTGGAGCGTGTTTCCGAGGTATTCTTCACAACCTTGCAGAGAATGATCTCATACCACTTCAACGTAAGAGTCTTCTCTGCGGTTTCCATCGCGTGACGAATGGCTGGACTTAGTTCGTTGCCAGATCCTGAACCGCTTGGAACTGGGTCAACAGTTTTCCGAAACCTCGTTTGAAAAAAGGGCCATAGTTCACCTCAAGAACTTTTGCTGTCAAGTCGAGGACAAGTTCTGGGTGAGCAAAGAAGAGTTCATCGAAGTTGTCAGATACGTTATGACCTGCTTCGGTATATACTTCGTCTAAGATCTTACGGAGGAACACGGTAAGGTTCTTCTCTTCAAGACCAGAGAACAATTGAATAAGTGCCATTGCAATACGAGATTCCAGATCTTCATCAGCCGACATAAGGGCAGTATTGTACATGGTCATAGGTACAGCTAAAACGCTACCGAGTTCTGGAATACGTTCGAAGACCTTTGAAGGACTCCACTTCAGAATACGGAAGGTTACGAAACGGGTTTCATCTAAGTAGATTTTTACAATTTCTTCTGGACGTGCATATTGTTTGATAGTATCATCTTGTTGTTCGGACATAGTTTCCTCTCTTTTTAGTTAAATAAAAAGGGCATTTCTGCCCTTTCGTTATTATTGAATGGTCAGTGCGGAGATGGAGTTAAGAACACTCACACCTACACCAACTTCATTACGTAACAGGCTTGCATCTTTCAGACCGATAACCCACTGGTTCTCTGTAATCATTTCGCCCATAGTGTCTTCAGGTTGAGATTGAATCCAACCAATGGTGCTAATGTAGTAACCACGAGGATCTTCCAAGTAAACGCTGAATGCTACTTGACGAGTAGAATACATTGTTTGAGCATAAGTTGCCAAAACTTCGTTTGCCGGAGACGTACGTTGCAGAGAAATAGTCATGGTGCCGAGACGGTTGCGGCTAAGAGCCAGAGAAACATCGCCATCAGTACCAGCATATGGGTTAATAATATCGTTGGCTTTTGCGATTACAATTTTAGTGTCAGTTGCAAAACCCCACGGCTCCCATCCACCCAGGGACAGAACGATTTGGGAAGGATCATAGGCCATTACGCCAGTAAGCATTTTATCCAATTTGGATCTCCTTTAGGGATAAGGCGAGGTTTCCCCCGCCAAATTATTAGTTTGCAGTACGGTTGGTCAGGACGTGAACCTGAACCTTAACGTAATGGAAGAATCCTGCGTAAACGTATTCAATCTTCATGCCGTCAACCAGACGCTGATTAATCTGCGAATCAGTCATGTCAGCACGAGAAGGAAGGTAAACGATAGGCTTCAGGTCAACACGCAGACCAGTCTCTTCTGAAATAACTACCTCGTTAGAAATAGAACCGTTCAGAATACCAACTTGGATCGGGTTAGCCAGAACCGCTTGTTTAATCAGAGCCAGACCATTGGAAGTAGCACGGACACCACCACCCAACATTGACTGCTGTTTGAACAGAGTGAACAGAGATTCTTCGGTACGAGCTTTGAACCACAGAGCGTGAACTACGTAGTCAGCAAAGAAGCCGTTAACCATCAGACCATCGCGGTAGAACAGAGTTGCGTGTTCTTTACGGTAGATGTTACCATTCTGTTGAACAATGTTATTTTCCGCAGTCTGACCAAGCTTCTCGATTTCAACTCCAACCAGAGTTTTACCGTGCAGAGTCGTAGTACCAGGCTGTGCAGAGCAGATAGAACCAACTACGGCAGCTTCTGGGAATACAGAATCCGCGTCGCTCATCCACAAAGCGAAACAGGTGTTGACGTAACCGAGATCATTCAAACGTTCAAGAACGTTGTCTTCGGCTTTAGTAGTGATACCAACGTCTGAACTGGAGAAGAAGTATACTTTATCATTCTCTTCTACCCAAGCAGCTACATCAAGAATATCTTCAACAGCGTGGGAATCAGACAGAACCCAGAACCAGCTACTATCGATATCGTGCAGAGCGGCGATATCTTCGGTAATGTCGTTAGCGTAGACGGTTTCTTTAGCGAAGCCGCTTGCATCCAGAGAAGCGTATTTGCCTTCAACTGGAGAAACAGTGATCACAGCACCATCGTTAGCAACAGTAAACAGACCACCAAAAACTACGTCTGCATTGATCATTTCTGTCAGACCAACAACGATTTCTTGTGCTGTTGCAGTGTCGTCAGCAATGAATTTGAAATCTTTCTTGTTCTTGCCTTCTTTGATAGTGACAACATATGTTGCACTGTCTTCAACTGCTGGGGTCAGGGTAAAGTTTGTTACTTCACGCTTACCAACAATCACTTGACTTGGTGCGAATAATCCGTTAAACAATTTAACTGCCATGATATAGGCTGGATCATTAACACCGTAACCCGCTTCCAGAAGTGCGTCAGAAGAGGTGTAATATTCAATCGCATTACCAGTGACAGTCTGACCAGTAAGGATCAGGGGAATGTCAAACTGGGTTTCACGGATTGATGTAGCTCCGTACAGTAAAGTTACGGTTGCTACCTTTTCACGAAAAGTTGCCATTTATGCTCCTGTTAGAAACTTATTCCAATGAATTTATTCGTTGGGGTTGTTAAATAATGATCCATCATCAGTTACTGGTGAGTATTCGCCATTAACCTCATGAACTACGTAAATTCTATCCAGAGTTAAATCCAGAGGTGTGGGATCATTGTAGCTATCTCTGAATGATCGAATATGCATATTGACAGCCTCGATAGGAGTTGTCATAATATCCTCAATACTCATACGAGTGTTGAAGGTCATAATCATACGCGCTCTAACTTCAGTCTTATCTCCATCCAGAATTGTGTTTGCCTGTGTGATATTTGTTGCTGACAGGAAACCCATTCCTTTGGAATAGAGATGCTTGTATTTTAATTCCTCTGCACCACGTAGAGCAGCCAGAACATAGCTCAACAGAGTAGTTGGTCTTCCACGGAAAGCCATGAGTTCAATCTCATAAGTATTGTCCATCTCGTAGGAAAACATGTCTTGCTCTATTTTGCCTCGGTAAGACCACCCGCCAGAATCACTGGAGGTGATAATACGTAGTGCCAGGTATGGATTGGTAGGTTGGACGAACGGTTTGTCCATCACGTAAATTGGCAATCCAGTTAATTCTTGAAGGAAACTACCTATGTTAAGATAGATAGCGTTCTCATACGCTTCGATTTGTTCGTAGATATTAGCCAAAATTTCCTCCCTCTTGATCGTAATCCCATGTATTGTTTTGATCGTCCAATATGGCGACACAATGATGATGGGTTAGGAAAGTAGTTCGAGTCCAATCTTTAAGGGAGTACACAGAATACCACTGACCATCAATCAAGATTTGGTCGGATAGTTGAGAGGTTCCTTGTTGGATTCCTCGCATTTCTGTTTTAGTCCAGAAACTATATTGCGCCTTTGATCTGTACCCTTCAGGCAGTGCTTTTAGAGTTTTTCCAGAGATTGGTTGCAGACTTGCAGCGGCTATCTCAAACTCTTCATATTCTACGGTACTACCCATATTGGCGATAACAGAACCTACAGCTTCTTTGTAGACACGTCTACGCCCTTGATATGAGGTAAGATCAAGGAGAGTGAATTGATCAAGTAACACCTGTATCTCCTTTTTAGTATACATCAAAAACAAAATTTATGCAAGTTATTTTTTAGACTTGCCTTTTGTGATCTTCGAGTCTATCTCGTTAATCATGTGTCCTGTGTCAATCAACGTGTGCGTAGAATAATTCCCTCTATCACGACGAATCTTAATTGTCACCGGAGAAAGTGCTCTATATCGTTGGGAAGCTATTGCTCTTGCTATTCCTTCACGAGAAGCTTTCGCTATCGGCTCAAAAACTCCGAGTCCTTTATTTCGCATCAGGTATTGAACAAAAACATTCGGTAACAGCTTGGCTATCTCTTTGCTGGAAATCACAGCACCGTCAGTCATAAACGGACGGGCTGGAATATTATTTGTTTCGTTACCGTATTGCTGGATAGCAGCTATCGCTGGAATAGTGAGATCTGATTCAGGGTGTCTCTTGTTTTCAAGGAAACCAGCTTCAATTTCCACATTCTCTAATACCATCATCTTTTTAATGATTGTATCCCAGTCTGTGTCTGTGCCTGGTAAGATCTCACTTTTCATTATTTGTCCCTACGATAATATGATACAGGTCCGTAGTTTCGCAGATAGTTTACGTTACGTGTTTTACGATCTACACTGGCAACATTACCTAAACCATTCACAGAGTTAGGATCACTGTTGACACGATCGATTTCACGAGCATCTACACCACCAATCAGAACACGACTTGTTGCACCACGTCCAGCGGTACATCCTGGAATAACCATTAAGCCGTTCAGGTAGTTGTTGTAGATATCTTCCCAAGGAGATTTGTATTCTACTTGACCGTTACTAAATTTAACTTCTACTTCCACTTCGCCCATCTTTTCACGGCGGGACATTGCACCACCACTTTGACTGTTGTTATTTAAAACATCAGTGTTCCACAGGTATTCAAGAACAGAAATTAAACTGTTCCACAGAACAGCACACTTATTAGAGTCGGCGTTACCAATAATATCGATCCACGTCTGGATAATCTGAATCAGAACTTCATCTGGCAAAGTTTCTTGAGATGGATTATAAACAAGGATTCGAACCATTGGTGCCAATTCAGTAGCAATCAGCATAACTTCTCCTTACTTTTTACGGAGTGATCGTTTCTTGGCTGGTGAATCTACTGCTTCAACTTTCAGAACTTCTTGTTCGACTTCGATCTCTTTGTAATCTTCGAAGCTAACAAGGAAATAGCCCATATGCTCTTCGCTACTAAACGGATGAACCAACAGACCAGTCTCTTCACGCAGACGTTGTAAGAAATGAATAAAATTACCACCTAAAGCAACACGACCATCTTTCAGATAGAAAGACATTGGAGGTGCTTTGGTGAGAGTCTTCTCTGCATCCAGATTGCTCACGAGCTTAGAGAAGTCCTGAATCATTTCGTGGTAGCTGAAGTAACGTTTTAATTGTGGGTTTGACATAATAATCTCCTCGGTGTATAGTGTTCATATAACAAAAAAGGCTCGCCCATCACGGACGAGCCTCTTTTAGAACAGAGTTCTATTAAGCAGTGGTCAGGCGAACAATCAGTTCTGGGCGAACGTTAACTGCCAGAAGAGAGAATTCAGACTGAAGACTTACAGTACGGTGCTCACTGATCATGAACGTATACAGTTCACGAGCAACGGTGTTAGCCAGTTCTGGAGTATCCGCAGGAGCGTAGTGCGCCTGGAACATATCCGCGATACCCATAGGCAGAACATATGCTTCACCAGCAGGGATGTTACCGTGAATATCTTCGATGTAGGTTACGCCGTTCCATTCGAACACCTGAACGTCCATGTTACCGTTCAGACGGTCACGCAGGAGGTTAGGAGTGCCCTGGAAGTACTGGTAAGCCTGGCGAACAAACGGAGAGTTAACCAGAGAAGCGAAGAACTCACGAGAGCACAGAGCAACGATACGAGTAGCGGTAGAACCGTCTTGTTTTTCGTCGATGATGTATGCACGAGCTTCTTGCTCAACGGTAGCCGCTGGAGAAACAGTGGTAGAAGCGAAATCTACAGGAACTGATTTCTGGGTAACGCCCCACTCGGTGTACCAGTTGTATGCAGAGTTAGCAGCGCCGCCGCCAGTGTATGCACGACCCATTACTGCTTCAGCAAAGATCTTCTCTTTGGTTTTTGCAGCATCACGCAGAATCTGCGTCATATAACGGTTAACTACTTCTGCTTCAGTACGCAGAGAGTCGTTGATACCAGCCATAGCGAAGCTACGGAAAGACTGGATATCTTGAGCTTTGATGTTCTTATCCAGTGGGAAGAATGGGATACGGAACACTTTGACTTCTGGGGTATCCATAGTCAGGAAGTTACGCTCACCACCACGTTCACGGGCAGGGATCAGACCATCTTGAGTTTTTTGTTTGCCGATTTCAACAACGGTAGTTGCATGGTACTGTACATCAAACAGACCCAGGCTGGCGATCAGTGTATCAGGGGTATCCTGAAGTTCGATCATTGGGCTGAAATCAACAACCTGATCTAAAATTACTGCTGGCATTATATTAATCTCCTATCAAAAATTAAGAAGTGAAAACGACTTTTTCAGTCAGTTTCAGATCACGAGTTTCCAGTGCTGCTACGCCAGCGTCGTCAATCAGATTACCGTTGCTATAGAATACAGCAAAGCGGTTCAGAGTCAGGTCGCGTACACCAACAACGGCGGTGAAAGTGTCACCAACTGCAACATCATCGATACCGAACAGAGCATCAGTCCACAGCAGAACTTTAGCAGCGTCAGCAGCAGCAGCAGCTTCAGTGTTGTCAGCTTTCAGTACGGAACCAATTTTCATGGTTGCGGTTTTAACCAGGTTTACTTCGCGTACACAGTGTCCGAGGTCAGAGCTAAAAACTCCACCCAGAACCAGGTGTCCGAATTCCTGGCGAGAGTTAGATAAAGTAATTCCTTTAGCCATTTAATTTAATCTCCTAAGATTATTGTTTCTGGGCTTTTTTGAGTTCGGCAGCTTTCTGACGAATCAGTTCAGATGCAGATTTGGCAACAACTTCCACATTGGCAACATCAGCGCCTTGTTCTTTACCAAACTCTTTCTTAACTGCTTCAACTTCTGCACGGGCTTTTTCGAATGCGTTAACAACAGTTTCAGCGATCTCTTTATTATCGATCAGGTATTTAACCAGTGCTTCAACTTTTTCTTCTTCTACGAAAGCGTAGGACTTAACAACAGTGGTGTACTCTTCTTCGATACGAGCCAGTTCAGCTTTACGAAGTTCTTCTGCTGCGAGTTCTGCTTTAGCGATCTTTTCCTGTGCTGCCAGTTCTGCTTGTTCACGGGCTTCTGTCGCTGCTTTTTCTACAGCTTCAGCAATCTGTGCTTTCATCAGGTCTTGGAATTCGGCAGATTTCAGGAATTCTTCTTTGTTAATATTTTCCAAAGGTAATTCTCCTTTATTGATTCCAGTTGTGTTTGCAGATTTGTCACCTGCGGGGTTAGCCTCTGCATCCACAGAGTTCTTATTGGTTTGAGCGTTGTGTGCTTTCACCAGATAATCTTTAACTTGATCGTGTTTCAGAGCACCTTTAATAAGATCGCCAAGAGCATCTTCGATCAGGTCTTCAAAGAAATCGACGGAAACCATAACGTCACCATCAACAACTTGATAATCGGTAGTACGTACAACAGGTTTAGCAACTTCTTCGAGTTCAACAACTAAACCGTTCAAAGTAAAGTTTACGGCAAACATACCGTGATCAGAACAGAAGATTGCAACGTTAGCATCAAAGTCTACATCTGCCAGCCAAACCCAGTCCCAACATGTGGAGAACTTTTCGTTTACAGCGTTGGCGATGCGGTCCATTACTTGCTGGATGTAACCTTTACGTAATTCAGTAACGTCTTCACCCATTTTAGCCAGAGCTTCGATTTTCTCGAAGGTCACTTCAGGAGAGCCGTCAGATTTAAAAAGCAGTGGGGTATTGTAACCAGACGCTGCACCACCTTGAAAATCGAAAGTGTATGCGATATGTGCGCCCAGAGTTTCTTCCGTAGCTTTACCCGAAAAGTCTACGTTAGTAAGATATGTATTTGCCACAATTAGTCCTTCTTGACTTTCACGCCCATCGCACCTATACTCAAACCTTTAAGAACGCCGTCCTTACGAGCTTGATACAGTTCAGGGTCGTTGAATTGGATTTTAACGAGGGGAGTTCCTTCCACAACGAGTTCGTCACCAATGTAACAATCAACTTCGTTCACCCAAGCTTTAACTGGGGCAAATTTGTCTGTGTTCTTCATGTGACCAAGATTACCACTTACGTTAGTAATATTCTCATTGAAGTTGTCTACCATCTTCCTGATTTCCATATCAGACATACGCTCACCGTGGAGGTCGTCTTTTTCAGGTGGACAATACAATACCTCAATAACCTGCATTTGCTCTTCGTCAAACTTATTATGTTTGATTACTGTTTGAGGTTGTTGAGGGGGTGTAGAATCTTGTTGGGATGGGGTTGATTCTTTCATACCGCTGAACGATTTGAAGAGTTCCCAGAGTGTATCTTTATTAAGTTCCATATGAACCTCTTAAAAACAAATATCCCATAAATCTTAGTCTACAGGATATTCGTCATTTTGTCAATACCTAAAATCAAAAAAGTTTAATTTTTTAATTCGATAAGTTTGCTGCTGATGGATCAAGAGCCGAAACGCTGGTGGATGTACCTGTACCTGCGGTCGCCATACCGTCTCCAGAACGTGAAGTTTTATCTGGCATGAATGTCTCCATATATTCTACGAATTTATCCTTGTCAGAAACAATGTCGTCTGGTATACGATAATCAAAGCCTAACTTCTCTAAGAACTCGTTGATAATTTCCGCTGTAAGTGGAATAGCTCCTGCTGCAACAATCTGTTGGATCGCTTTAGCGTTTACTTCAATATCAGGATCGCCCATTTCACCACTAACAAACTTCGGCATATCTTCATCAGAAAGGAAGATATTGTTTAAGCGAAGTGCTTGTGGAATGAGTTGAGAGTTAATAGCTTCAACAACAATATCTACATCGCGTTCAATGAAGTGTGAGAGCAGGGTCTGTTTATTATCGGACAATGCAAAACTGCCAGCGTCCCCGTCACCCATTATCAATACACCCGCACCAAAACGGTTGTAAATATCCAGTTTACGTTGTTTGATCAGTTCTTGCGTATCAAACTGTTTACCAGCACCTTCTACGCCCTGGAACACCAGATCGTACTGACGCATAACAGTTCCTTCATAAACGTCTGAAGGTAATACCATGTATGCTTGCTCACCAGAGTGCAGGTTGGCAATGTTTGCCTGTAGAACTCGTAAGGACTGTGCTTCATCTCCGGCAGGATCAAGAGATGCGCGGTTAAGAATATCGCTCGGTACTTTCAGAACAGGCATACCGCCCAAATCTTTAGAAACCCCGATAACTTCGAATTCTTGAATTAAAGATTTTTCACGCCAGCTACGATAGACAGCCAACAGAGGTGACACACCCAAAGGATTGTTTTCTGTGATATTGCTACCCACAAAAATAACCTTGTTCATAGGTATTTGACGTACACCCAGTTGCAACTTACTGTTACCTGGAGCTAACATGGTATTAGTGATGTTCTGGTTTACCGAAATAACGGTGCGACCATCATCAGAATAGGTGAAAGGGTTTGCCATATCCAAAGTATCTTGCGGTCGGAAAGCAAGTTTAGTGAGGCGGTAATAGCCATAGTATGGACTCTTCGGATCTTCGTCAAGTTCAAACACCTTTTCAGCAAATGCAAAACCGAACTGTTTGTAAGTAAGAAGAGATCTCACATACTGACGTAATGGTGCTTGCATGTTGCGTAACATATATTCAATAAACTTTGCAGCTTTTCTTGACTTGGCAGAGTTTACGTTGTATTTTATTTTAAAGTCGAAAAATGCTCTGTCTACGAAAATGTATGTTGCGTCAAGAGCGGTAGCAACATCTGGGTCTTCACCCATTTCCTTATAAGTACGGATGTTTTCAGGAAAGCGTGTTTCATACGGTTGCATGAAGTTAGTGAATGCTTTGATTGAGTTCAACCCAATCGTCCCGATTTCAGGAGAGAGAAGTAAACTCTTTTCTTTCTCTGCCTGTTTTGACGGAGAGAGAGCAGCTTTGTTCACTGCACTTTGTTTCCAGTAATCCGACTTCTTAGTGTACTGTCTTTTTTCTGTTGACACTTTCTTCCTCCGGCACTGTGCTTAAAGATCAATAGGGCAAGGGTTAAATAAATTAACCCGCCCATAAAGTCATTGTACACTTTAAAGTAACTTTTGTCAACAATTATCTTCGACGAGGGGCACTTACCGTAGTGAAATGCCTTGAGTTCATGTTACTGTACCCAGTAGGTGCATTTGTTGTTGCAGGTATTGCTACAGCCTTGTGTGCCGTCTCTTTCGCCAGAGTGTTGAAGCAAGATGCTGCGGCATCTGGAAGGTCATCTTTAAGCATTGCTGTAGATCGTTCACCGTTAAAAGATTCCAATTCTTTATAAAAGTGATTCAAAGTTTCAATGTTAGGAAATGAATCTTCTACGATATAAACAAAGCCGTTCTGACAAGCACTACTGAATGGCATGAAACGTTGGAGTTTCTTTTTGTTACCTGGCATTGCATCCGGTTTAACAACGAAGCCTTCAACAATAAGTTTCTTAGCTGATTCCGTATATTCAATGAGTCCAGCCCCAGACGGGTCTTTTGGAAGAACGATCTGAACATCTGGTCCATCAATCTTAGCCTGTTGGAGGATTAGGTTATCCCTGTCACCAGGTAAGCGTCGGAATCTTCCGAAAACTTTACTCTTCTCGTCTATAGCGTCGTAATCATAGTCTCCGAAGATATAAATGTTCCCGTTTAGATCTTTACCCATCTTAACAGATGCCGTATAGTCGGGATAACGATAACGTTCACTTGGAACGGATACGGCTTTATCCCATGCACGCATATACTTCATGTTGTTAGGAACATCTTTGTATTCTATCTTGTGAAGCCATTCACGTTGGAAGAATGATTCCTCTTGAATACGGGCAAACCAGCAACCGTCCAGAAGCTGTGCTCGCTTGATCGCTGTCTGCGATTTAAGAGAAGCCAGGTATTTCGGGTTAAGGCGAATCAGTTCAGGGTTATCAAAGATCGTACCACCGATAAACACAAACGTTTGAGGTTCGATCGTAACAACCTCACCAGTGTTTGGGTTCTCCATGAAACAGTTTTCAGGATACTTCTCTTTAAGTTCCTCTGCTGTGTCGGCAAATACAGGTTCGTCATTTACAATAATGAAGTAGGTTTGTTTACCACACATATCTTCACGAGGATAACCACCTTCGTCAAGATAAGGTAACACCCAGTTCAGTACCCAGCTATCCGCATCGGGGTTACAGGTACAAAGCATGAAAGATGTTTCTGACTCGGAACGCATACGACCGAGAAGATAAAGCATCTCATACTGGGTGAAATGGGTGAGTTCGTCAAAACCAACCATACTGTACTGTGTACCCTGATGGTTAGTCTCGGCTGTAACGTTATCGTTCTCCAGATGGTCAAACTTCAAAGTACCACCGTTAGTGGCCTCGAAGATAATGTCCATCGTACTTTCTTTTACGTGCGGTTGTAAAGGCAAGTACAGACGTTTAGCTTCTGTAAACAAACCACCTGGTTTACGGTGTGCAGTGGTGTTCTTACGGAATAAGATACCACCGAACAAAGGATCTTTATAGGCAAACTTAAGAGCTTTTAGCAGTAGCAGACGAGACTTGCCGCTATTGCCAGTAACGAAGCAGTGATTGCCCCGTCTAAGGACAATATAGCTACTTGGAGTTTCAAAGCAATATTTTTTATCATCGGATGTAATAACCTCGTGTATTTTTAAATAAGTGTTTTGTTTGCCTGGGATGTTAAACGGAACGCGCTTACCAAAAGGATCTTCAATGTATCCTTTCAGTGGTGCTCCTGCTTGTTGCAGAGCAATAAGATCTCCCACAGCAATCTCAAAATGTTTTTTGGATTTCTTTTTCTTGTAAAAGACGAAACGATGTTCCATACTCAATTCTTGGAACACTCCTGCACCGTTAGTGATTCGGTACAAGTTATCATCTTTCATATCATATTCTACGAAGTAAGGCGTGACCAATTCTAAGCGTTTTCTCTTAGGATTATACTGATAGATATCTTCTCCGCTGTATTGGCTTATTTGTTTCCAGCCGTCACGGGTAAGATACTCTGTTTCAGCAGATACACAACCTGCGGCACCACCATAAATCATAACTTCCGGCATTAGATCCATTGCCAGCGTCTGTTTACCTGGTTGAGCTTTTACTTCGATATCAGCGCCAGCTAAACTGCCAGCCGCTTTTTTCTTAGCCACTTCTCCTCCTTACTTACTGATAATCCCTTTCTCTTGCAGAGCCTTAATGTAGTTTTGCAGACCGATTACTTTATTACGATCTTGACTCCAGAGAACATTGTTTGTGGTCCCGTTATCAACAACTTCAGAACGAGAAACACCTTTAGCAATTTGTTGATCTGTGTACGGTACAGGTTCACTTACACCTTCCATTAAAGAAGAGTCTGGTCCTCTGACTTCCTGCACTGCTACAGCTTTACATTCGTCAATTAGAATCGGGGAGGCTTTTGTTGAGGATGTGCAACCCGTCATCATTAGGGCCGAAGCAAGACATAGACCCAGTAGTAGTTTTTGCATAATTTGTTTTCTCATCGTTTACCTTCTTCTCCTTGTTTGCTAAATCTTTTTTCAATTTAGCATTCTTTTCGGAGAGGGAGGCTATTTGGTTGTTAAGTGCCAGACGTTCATCATCGGCTTTCTTTTGAAGAACATCGAAGTCTTGTTTAGCTTTTGCTTGTTGTTGCTGATAGATAGTTACTTGGTTTTGTTCTCCTGCTGCGTAACCATTATCATACAAAACCTTTCCGCCGAAGTACAAACCAGCTAAAAGTGCAACTAACAGAAGAATAACGTAAAACCACTTACTCTTCAGAATCATTGTTATCAGTGTCATCTTTAAATCTCACTTTAGGTAAGGATGGAGAGTTATTCACTACCTTCTTCACTTCCATCGGTTTGGCTTCCGCAAGAATCTCTTCCCACGTCTTCTCGATCATCATCTAATTCGTCCTCAAGATCCCATTGACGGGAGTAATCATTTTTCCTGTCACGATGGACAGAAGCTTTGTTAAAATCATTCTTAACTACAAAGTTGCGCATATTTTATCCTCCTCAATATTGATCTTATCACAAAACATATACACAATGCAAGCCCTAAAAAGAAAAAAGCCCCTAACCTTTCGGAAAGGGGTTGTTAAAATAACAAGGAGGAGAGGGCAAAGCGCCCCAAGAGAGGAGAGGTTAAATTACAATTTTCTTAGGCTGTTCTTCCACAACGGTAGGCGTTTCTTCCTCCATTGCTTCATAATGTTCTTCCAACCAGTCTTCGACTTGCTCTTTAATGGCTTTCGCTGCTTGGAATCGGAGAGGTTTTGCTGCTTCGTTATCATACACAAGTTCAACGATGTATTTCATGGCTGCGAGATAGTTCTCGGCAAACAATTCCTTCACTGTTGCTTGTGCTGCATCCATAGCGTAAATTTGTTGCATTTCTGCGGTAGGTCGTCCACGACCACGTTTAAGTTTAGGCATGTGTATTCCTCCTACAATTTATCGTATCATAAAAATATTCTTGTGTCAAGTTTTACTTTTACATGTACAACTGACATACCAATAACCCAGAAACAAAAAAGCCTCCACGAGGGAGGCTCTATGCGAGTTAGGGTTAACATGTGTCCCTAATGCTATTTTAACATTTTGGTATAAAAATGTCTGTAGGATAATTCTTAGAATTAAGGTCGGTTAATTACCTTAACAGTTTGTCCTTTGTCGTTCATCAGATAGGCTGATTCAGTTTTGTGAACAAAGATAACACGTTCACCTGCGATAACAGAGGCTACCACGCCATCTGGTCGATCATAACCTTCCCAATGATACTGAATAATTACGTCATCCTCTAAGCAGTAAAAGAATTCTTCTTCATTTACATTGAAAGGGACGGTATTGTAAATCTTTACTTCATCTTCTTTAGAAAATTTACGGATTGTTTTTAACGTATACATGATGTGTCCTATTAAGTATTTAGTGTTTAGTGGGTTGTGCGTTTTAGGAGTCGCACCCCTCCCTCTTAGAAGGAACCAGGCAAGGTCTTCAAAGATACCGCTGGCGCGATATTTGGAGGCGGGAATCGGATTCGAACCGATGATCTCCAGCATATGAAACTGGCGAGGACGACCAAACTCCTCTATCCCGCTATTAGGTGTCCCGTGCTGGATTCGAACCAGCATCACAATAAGTTGTGGATCTCTTATCCTGTAAGTCTAACGGGAAACTGGTTGTTTCGACAAGAATCGAACTTGTGTCTCACGATTATCAGTCGTGGGTTCTACCATTGAACTACGAAACATTTAATTGGTCGGGACGGAGTGATTCGAACACTCGACCTCTCGCTCCCAAAGCGAGCGCACTACCAAGCTGTGCTACGTCCCGTGATAACATTCTAAAGGTACACCGCAAAAGAAAATGTTCGGCGGCTCCTCGTTTTTAACTTCACACTTGAGGTAGTGACTCACCTTTGTTATATGGCTGGTCTGTCTGGATTCGAACCAAAGCTACGACAGTCAAAGTGTCGTGTGCTACCGGACTACACTACAAACCAATAAATCATTTAATGAAGGGCAACCAGAAGAGGTGTGAGAGAAGGAGAAAACCATGAGTAAAAGAGAAAGTTTTCTGGCAACCCTTTATTAAATAATTTGGAGCGTTCTACGAGGATCGAACTCGTGCCACCGACTTGGAAGGACGGGATGCTACCGCTACACCAAGAACGCCCTACATCTTTACTATACAACATTTTACTATTGCTTGTCAATAGTTTTATTGGGGTGGGACAGTGACGAGTATCCCGTTGGGTGACTAATCCTACGTTCGGAATGTGTGGCTTCCTTCATGTTGCACGCAACATGGTTCCGCGTTAAACACGTCGATGGAAAGATCCGCTTCTCTTTTGCTTCCATCCAACCCTACTCCGGTCAAGTTTCGGGTAACTCTTTTTGTGATCAACACAATACTAAGAACACTGTCTTTCGAGCAGACCTTGTGCACAGGATACGACGATCAATCACAGTGCTCTTAATGTTGTGTTGGTGCTCCCACACCGAATCGAACGATGATTTGCGGGTTACAAAGCCGCAGTAATAGCCATTATATGATAGGAGCAATGCTGGGACTCGGCAGGATTCGATACCTGCAATTCCAGAAGCCTATTGGCGACTGGGGGTTTACCTTAACTCTACAAGTCCATAATTCTTAAATACTTTGGAGCCTTACTGACAAACCGTTAGTTTGTAACATAGCGTATTTATATTCTGGAGCACCGCCTGTGAATGTAATTCCAATACAAACTTTCTCAAGATCAAACCAATTATCAAATAACATAAGAACCTCCAGTTTAAATTTGATGTGAGATGATGGATTCGAACCACCGCGCCTTTCAGAAGGGATTTACAGTCCCCCGCAATCGACCACTCTGCCAATCTCACAAAATTGTTTTTAAAGTAGCCAGTATTCGCGGTACTGACTATGTGGTATCGGTGACGGTGAGAGCCATCTGCCGAAGATTTACTCTGCTAAAGTAAGAACAACAAGCTACATTAAAAACAACTTGGCGGTAGATGTAGGACTCGAACCTACACGCCGTTTCCGACTACAGTTTAGCAAACTGTTGTGGCTACCATTTCACCAATCTACCTAAATTTGGAGGAAGGTAATGGAGTCGAACCATCACCGTATCTCTACAATGGGCCAGGGTTCAAATCTGGTTGCGTACCACTACGCCCTACCTTCCATACATTTAATCTAACACAGAACGATGTTGATTGTCAACACCTTTTAAAACATTTTATTATGAATGGTGACTCCACCAACCCCCGTTCTCCACGAACGGTACTCTTCGAGCAATCTACCCTTGCAATCAAACGTTGTACACCGTTAGCTTGCTCATGCATATTTGCCTCATTCTCTGCCAACCATGATCAGTGGTAGGGTTCAAATCACTTGAGCTAATTCATACTAAAATGTTCTGGTGTCTTTACAAGGAATCGAACCTTGACTAAGAGTTTAGAAGACTCCTGTGCTATCCATTACACCATAAAGACGTTGGTGGCCCTGGCTGGTTTCGATCCAGCTACCTATCGGTTATGAGCCGACTGCTCTCCCATTGAGCTACAGGGCCGTAAATGTGGTAACAGAGACGTTGAAAGTAGTAGAAGTACGCTACCACTTCTTGGACATTAGCCCAACATTCAGCGTAAATGTTCTTGAGCCGAAGCTTTTCCGTATGCTCGTTGGTAGCTAACCTCGGAGCAAGTAGCCTCTAACACACGCAATGTGCAAATCCATCTTAACAACAGTCAACGACCCTGTTACCACACTTGATAAAGCGTATCTTAACAAAATAAGACACGCTTGTCAATACTTATTTCAAATATTTTAGGCGTAATCTTGAACCTCTTCAGAGCCACGTTTTTCAAGTAGTGCTATAACAAGTGCTTCAGCATTTTGCCAAGAGTTCTCCAGGTCCATTTGACGCATAAGAGCCAGGAAATCGATAACTTTAACGTCCTCGTTGATGACGATCCTAACACCGTCTTCACTCTCGGTAACATACTTCTCTGGGTTGAACATGAAGATTGCTCCACCTTCACCGTCAGTCAACACATGTTTTTCTACTAAAGACATATTGATTCCTCCTAATCGATTGTTTGTTCGTCCTCCATTACATTAGAAATGAGAACGTCTGTTATACCTTGATGCTGATAGACCCTTTCGGGGCTGTCGTCAAATGCCAAGCCTGTACATATCGAACAGAGATCTGACTCTTGAATAATTCCATTTTTATCACGTCTGGAATGGTTAGTCAAGTGTCTGTTACAAGCCCGACAACGAAAATAAAAATTGTTTTGCATAAATCCTTCGAACCCCAAAATGGGGAGTAATCGGCATCTCCTCACTTTTAGTGTAGCACGAAGGTCATGTTAAGTCAACTGGGAATAATCTTATCACGTTTGGTTTCGTAACCTGTCCACTCAAGATCTCCCCAACCCTCATCACCATCCATCAAGTTATCTTCATCATCGTAAGATGAAATGTTGTAAATTGACTTCGGATTACATGACATACAATCTTTGATTGGGATGTGGTGCCACTTGCACGGATTCTCGCTGGTACTCATGTTGATCTCCTCTGTTATCGTGTTCTTGGGATGAACTCTAACATATGTAAGATCTAAAAGTCAACTAATTCTTTTAACTACTAACTAATAATAATTATTTTCTTTTTTGTTAGTTAGTTTGTTGATCAGTATAGAGCAGATCTGTTACTATCTAACTGTCTTTAAGATCTTTAAAACCTAAGTCTTTTAGATCGAGCATATACTTAACCAATAAAAACAAGACCTTAACTCGCTGCGCTCGTTAATAGGTTTTTAGGGTATCACATTTCGATAATCAAAGTCAAGACAATTTTCAAACTATTTTTCATTGTGCAAAGCTTGTGTTCTTTGGTGTATGTGCTATAGTGAATAAACTTAAACAAGAGAGGAGATATAAATGAGTATTGCTAAGACAGCCAAACAACGTATGAAAGAAGGTATCAACCTAACACCACGACCTAAGCCTGGAGGTCACTATGTAACACATGCAAAAACTTACTGGGTTGATCAGATAGTCGGTAGTCGTGAAGTAGACAGTCCAAAAGAGTTCGACCGCCTGTGTTATGGGTACAGCGATATGGAAGACTTCATAGATCGCATTGTGGATTGATTAAGGTGCGAGGTAAGGCGATTTATCGTCTTCATTTAAATAGAGCGTCAGAGACGCATTTAGGAGGGTAGAATGAGATTTACAGAGTATATTAAGTGTCGCTTAGAAGAGGGTGTCGAGATATTTGCTTTTTATGAGGGTAGTGTGTTCTGTTCTTCTTATGATGCACAGGACATTCCAGCGGAGTGGAAACAGCTTGCCTTCCTGTTGAGCAAGTGTGTATCTTACGAGGACTTCGAGTACATCGATTGGTCTGGTGGTAAGCAAATCAAGATTGTCGGATTAAATCATGATCAGGTTGTTGACATTGATTGTAAGCTGTGTCAATATCAGTTCTCAAACAAAATTAAACTTGAAAGACAATTGGAGGTAGCTAAAGATGATAGCACTAATTAGTGAGCACCCAGTCCTGGCAACAATTGTTCTGATTTTCGCCATTGCTGTAATTCACGATGTTCTGGTAAGCTATTTTGACAACAAAGGAGGTAAGAAATGAAAGACGTTATTCAAATGATTTTCCGTGTCACCCTGGATGATAATCATGTTGTTAAAGGCACCCAGAACTACACAGAAGCGAAAGAACATTTCCTGGAATGGATTGAGACGTTGAAGACACAAAACGTTTCCTACAACCGTGTGACGCTCACTGGCGACCATATGCCGATCATGGAGTACACAAAGAAATGAGCAACTATCCAGTAACAGGCGTAACCTACTCCTGCGTAGGTAAAGGTGGTTTGTATTCGGTGGTGGAGTTTCCAAAACCTGCCGGAGTGTCTAAAGTATTTGATCCTATCGTGATCTACGAAGACCTTCGAACAGGAACACATTACTGGCGATTCCAGGGTGATTTTTTAGATCGTATGGAGGTAGTGAATGGCGACAACACCGAAGAAGTCATCAAAAACAAAAGCCGCTACTAAGAAAGCACCCAAGAAGAATGAAGTTCTGAAGGTTGCTAAATCCGTCCCTAAGAAGGACAAGTTTGATACGGAGGCATTCGTCTTTGACACAGCTATCGAGAAGATTGAAGAAGCGTTGCAGCGTCTTGAGGAGCAGGAGGCAGACCCAATGGCTGAACCACTCACCCAAGATCAACTCTACTGGTGGGGAGTATGGACCTTGCAAATGCCAGACGCAAAAAGACGAGGAATGACTTCAGTTCCTACTTGTGCAAAAGAAGCTGCTGTGTTAGGCTTATACGAGAAATCCAAGAAAGGGGGTAAAAAGAAATGACCAAGACTTTCCTGAAGTGTGTAAAAGCAAAAGAGAACGAATGGTACTCTGGACTCTTTACTGTAGGCAAGAAGTACGAGATCCTCAACGGGACAGGTAAGAAGTTTTCTCTTGTTGTAAACGACGAAGGTGCGGAGCAAATGGTATTTGCTGAAAGCTCGGTCTACGGTATCTTTGAAGTGGTGCAAGAAGGTTCTCCATTAGTCCTGGAATATCTCGGCACTAATCAACCATATACTGCCCTGGATGTTATCAACAACAAGAAGGATGCAAAATGATTCTGCTTTATTCCGGTAAGGCAAAATACATGCAAGGTGTTAAGCGTGTAGAGGTTACTAAAACGGTTACAATTGGAAAGTCTTTCGTGGTATACTGCTTCCTTGTTAACGGAACAGAGTATGCTGTTGCAAAGACTTTGGTTGATAATGGTAAAACTTGGAAAGTGGAGGCACTATGATCAGTGTGGCTGGATGGGTTGTACTGGCAACCCTCAACGGGAATGTCACCGTGGAGACTAAAACAGTCTTCAAAGCACCAGAAGATTGTTATAACTCTCTGGTGGCATGGCCTCGTGATGAGGGTGATAAAGCAGAGTATCAGTGTTTTTACATTGAAGCTCAACCTGTTGAATTTGAGGTTAAAGTGAAATGAAAATAAAAATTACTAAAGCAGAGGTAGATAATCCACAATTCTTTTCTTTGAATAAAAGCTACGATATTAAAAACGGAGACGAGTTTGATGTTGTAGATATTGTAACAGAGTCTGATGGTGTAGACATTGGATATATGATTGTTCCGCCTTGTGGTGGTAGTCCTATTATCGTATTGCGTGACGAAGCTGTAGAGGTACGTTCCGATGAACCTCAATATGACAGTCCGTACATGTCAGAGTGGGTCGTGGCTGTAGATGTTGGAGGTATGGTTTCTGTACTGAAAGCTCCTAATCTCCACCATGGCTTCACAGAGAACGGTAAGACAGCTTTGGATTACGGGTTGCCGGAAGATGTTGACAATACACCGCCAGGCATGTATCGTTGGATCTGCTCTTTCCACGAAGAGAAGGATTGGGAATCAGGTCTTGTGGATGATTGGCATTTCAAAGTGGAGAGTTCTTTTTTAATCATGCCAGCTTAGAGGAGGTTATATGAAAGTTTGGATAGATGATATGCGTAACCCAGCCGACTACGGACAGGAAGATGCAATTTGGTTTAAAACGTCACAAGAAGCTATGGAGTTTCTCAATGACCCTGCTAAACTGTATCGAAGAGTAACCGAGTGGTCCTTTGACAATGACTTAGGTATGCAGTCAGACCAAGATGGGTATGACGTTTTCCTGCACCTGGAAGAACTCCTGGCGTTTGGTAAACCTTGCTTTGGTTCGCCTATCATCTTCGTGCATACTTCTAATCCCGCCGCTGGGGATAAATTCATGCTTGCAAAAGAATCCATGCTGCGTTATGGTATTCAAATGAAGCGTGTTCATTATTAAGGAGGTGTTATGCTTTATGTTATTTGGGTAGATGAAGGGGATGGGTTTTATGTATACAAACACACTAACCATTGGCCCGATGTAGAAAAAGCACTTGCAACTTTTGAAGATTGCTTTTACGATATACATACAGACGAAGAGTAAGGAGAAACCTAATGAGCAGTCTTGATCATAACATTTGTTACCAACCTCTCACCTGGATTGGTGAGGGTCATTATGCGCAACGTGTTATCGTCTGTGCTGCGAATAAGTATATTCTGAATAATGGTGAAGAGTTAATTATCCCTTGCGTTCGACATGCAAATCCTGTACTATATGCACAGTTAAGCGTGTTGAAAGAAGCAGGTGTGATCAGCAAAACTTTGTGCACGCCAGATAATCAAGGCTTTATCGATCAGTATTACAATTGGTGGAGTCGTGAGGATGCTTACATCATCGCGGAAAATGCTGACCAGATTGACCATGATCGTAATGGTCACGACCATGAACTATTTAGCGAGGGATTATACTAATGTTTATTACAAGCGATTTGCATTTTATGCATAAACGTATTCGAGAGTTTGCTCCTGAATATCGTCCGTGGGAAGATATGGACCACATGACAGAAGCCCTGATTGAAGCATGGAACAAATGTGCTACTACTCCTGGTGTTAAGATGTGGCATTTGGGCGACTTCTGTTTCGGGACTGAAGAAGATACCCGTAAGATTGCTTCCCGTCTGCAAGGGGATATCACTTATCTTGTTGGGAACCATGATTACAGCAAGCACCGAGAAGTGCTCGCAGAGTATGGTGAAGTGGTGTATTATGACGAAGTGAAATACCAGAAGTTGTTCTTCGTCTTAAGTCATTACCCTATTGCCTCCTGGAACAAACAGGGTCGCGGTAGCATAATGCTCCACGGACATTCTCACGGATCTTTCCCTGATGAAGCCTACGGTAAGATGCTTGACGTTGGTTGGGATGCACATGGCAAGATCCTGCACTTTGATGAAGTTATTGAAATGATGGAAAAACGTGAAGTTATCACTGTTGATCATCACAAAATTATCCGATAAGGGGAGCACTAATGGAAAAAATTAGAATTGATGTTTTTGATGCAAACATTTGGGTTTACTTCAGTCTGGAAGAATATCTGGAAGACTTCCCTCACCGTAAAACTAAAAATTTTTCGGTAACAAAAGCGTTTGCGACAGTTGAAAGTGTAGGTCCGTGTATGTTATACATTGCAGAACCGACACCCGAACTCGTGACACACGAAGCGATTCACACCGCGTGGGATATTCTTGACCATGTGGGTGTTAAGGTTTATTACGAAAATCATGAGGCATTAGCCTACATCACAGAGTACATTGTTGCTGAAACTTTGAAACTATGGTCAAACAGAAATGTTGGTGAAGGCATTTAACCAAAGGAGGAACAATGCAAATTTACACAGATGGTCGTAAGTACGAAACGATTCTTGATGAAGATACTGGGCGAATCACAATCTTGCGCCACGGGGAAGAGTGGCGAGATGAAACTGGGGATAACTATATCTTATCTCTGATTCATCTTGTTGAACAGATGCGTGACGACTACACCGAACTTCATTACGAAAATGAATTGAATAAGGTGAAGTTTGAAAACGAGATCGAAGAGAAAAACTTTGAAATCGTATACCTTAAAGAGGAAAATCTTCGTCTTGAAGAAGAGATTGATGCTCTTCAGGAAGAGATTTACGAACTCAACAACGAACTGAATGCTTAAGGAGGGATTATGAAGAAAGATATCATTGTGCCTTGGTTAGAATGTCCTTGCGGCAGCAACGAGATTTCTGTGAACACAAAAGGGGACGAAAACTATGTATTCTACAACGATAAAATTACTTGCCTTTCTTGTGGACGTACTGGTACTATAGAAACCGATGACTGCTGTGCTTTTGAATCTTGGGATGAAGAGGAATGAGTACTGCATTTTATGTACGTAACAAGGATGAAGATTTCCTTGCTTCTTTCGACGATGATTGTGATCTTGAAGAAATGTATCAAGACATGTTGGACTACGCCAAAGGACAAGGCTTTACGAGTGTTGATCATATGTTAGCAACTTCAACCATAATCTTGGATCAAGATTTGGATGAGATCTGCAATCGATTAAAAATTGCATTATTTACTTGGGACGAAACATAATGGCAACAACATTCTATTTTGAAGGTAGTGAGAAAAAGACTTCCATTACCTTTCAAAAGGGTACACCAGCAGAAGATTTCTTATGGATGATAATCGATCATCTGAAAAGCGAAGGTATACATCAGATAGACGAGTATTTTGCAGAGTCTTCGGACTGGCAAAACGTTGTTATGGAAGATGTTATTTTCGAACTACACCATATTATTACGGAGGAAGGAATTTGAAACAGACTAATCAGACACTTTACGGTAAAGATTCCAATGGTAAACTCAAACAGTGGACCGTCTTTACGGATGGTGCAACTGTGACTGTAGCTCACGGTAAAGTTGGCGGAAAGATTACCCAGAAATCCTATGAGGCAGAAGCCAAGAACACAGGACGTGCGAATGCAACTACACCAGAAGAACAAGCGGAAGCTGAAGCTTTTGCCAAATGGACTAAGCAACTGAAGAATGGTTATTATAAAACCACGGAAGAAGCAGAGAACCATGTTCCATCTACACCAATGAAATGCCAGGACTATAAAGATTTTGCGCATAAGGTGGTCTTCCCTGGGTATGCACAATACAAACTGAATGGCCTACGTTCAATGATCAACATGAAGGGCGAATGTTTGTCTAAAGCTGGAGAAGTTTACAAACTCCCTCCGCACTGGCAAGGTATTCCAAACTTCATCAGCGAAGTTGTTGGTCATCCTCTGGATGGGGAAGTGTTCGCTGGTCTTGGTGTTCTTAGTTTGCAACAGATCAACAGCGCATGGAAAAAGCACAATGAGAATACACCGCTCCTCAACTATTATGTTTACGATGTTCCTGTGGCAGATATGCCATTTGAGAAGCGTGTTGAAGTATTAGCGGCTCTTAAAGCTGTAGCCGAAGATAACGGTTTGGACGAACTGATCTGTGTCGTACATACAGAGTATATTGAAAATCAAGAACAGTTGGATGCATTTTATGCTAAAGCTTTACTTGAAAAAGCTGAAGGTATCGTGTATCGTAATGCTCATGGTGTCTATGAGTTTGATAAACGTTCCTATGACGTGATCAAACGAAAACCGCGCCAGACTTTGGAAGTTAAAGTTATTTCTATGCGTTCTGATAAAAATAACGATGGGGTGTTGACAGGTGAGATGGAGAATGGTAAACTTGTTGAGTTCTTGATGCGAAAAGATGCTCACGAAACTATCAACTACCGTAAAGCAGAGAATGCCGAAACTTTGATTGGTCAGTTTGTTGAGATCGAGTATGAAGAATTTTCTGATGAAGGTATCCCAACTAAACCAGTCGGTGTACGTCTTCGTAAAATGATCCCAGGGACTTGGGAGCCAGCAGAGTAAAGGAGGTTGTATGTTGATTTTAACAGTGTATATCTTGTTGTCAGTATTGGCTGTATGCTGTATGTTCCTTAGCTGTTGCAAAGATAAGACACTTTTAGTCTCTGTAGCAAAAACTATAGATGCGATAATGGCGGGTATCGGGTACGCAGCAGTGATCTACATTTTCTGTTTTTACTTTGTGGCTGAATGGGTTAATTAAGGGGGATTTATGGGTGTTGAAGTTTTTCTGATTCTTTTGTTGCTTTCTATTGTGGCTTGTGGTATTATTATGGCTTCTACATTCCCATTAAACACTTGGTGGCGAAAATTAAGTCTGATGCTTATATACTGTGCAGCAGGTGCACAAATGGGTTCGGTTGTTATCTACTTGACTGAACTCGCAAAAAATTATTTTTAATAAGGAGAACAAGATGATCGAGAACTTTTTTAAAGAGATTAAGGTAGATGTGGACTTCTATAAGAAAGCAGCTAAACATGTAATTGATTGGAATGCAAAAGCGCGTGGCGGAGAACAGCCGGAATTTGACCAGGCAATGTTTGTTTCCCAGATCGGGTTTGTTCGTGAAGAACTGAAAGAGTATGAAGAAGCCGCTAAAACTAATGATCACGTTGAACTCTTGGATGCAGCCGCCGATGTATTCGTTGTTTCCAGTTACCTGGTGTACATGTTCTTTGGTGAAGAAGCCACTCTGAAGTTCCTTGAGAATCAGGTTGGTACTGTCTTCACAGAAACAATCTACACCGATTTCGACAATATGGAAGCTACCTTCACTGATCCTGTTCAGATGGCAGTATTGAGTGCTGGTATTATGAACCTTGCGCGTGATACGCTGGTGCGTTCTGTTTATCCAGACAAAAAGATTATGAAAGAAGTTCTTGACAGTAATGATTCTAAGTACCCTACTAAGAAGCAACTGTTGGCTGTATGGAATACTTCCGATATTGATCTTGCAATTTCACAAGAATGCGCAGCGATTGAAGAGCGTAATGCCAATCGTCCTGAAGGTGCTTACACTGGCGTACATGCTACGTACAATGAAAAACAGAAAGTTTATGTGTTCTTTGATGATAAAGGTAAGATCATGAAGCCTTCTACCTTTGTTAAACCTGATATTGCAAAAATCATTGCTAAGAAATAATCTGTAAGCCGCCCTTCGGGGCGGTTATTGTGAGAGTTAAATAATAGGAGGAAATATATGTTCGTTAAATCTTTTAAATCTGCACTTCCGATGGTTGCTGGTGATAATGCTTCTGTAGCGTCTCTGAACGAGTTCAACGAATTTCCGATTGACTTTGTACCTGCTGAAGGATCTCAAGCCCATACTATTGGTCTGGTTCGTTTTGAAGATGACGGGAAATACGTAAAAGAGTTCTCCGATCTGGAACTCCTTCAGGTTGGTCAATCTGTCAAGAAAGTTGACAAGAAGAAAGTTAAACGTCTTCTTAATGAACGCCTGGAAGAAATTCGAGTAGATATGGAAAGCCAGGGTCAAGAATTCTTTGTCGCTAAAGAAGACATGAAAGCCCTGAAAGCTGATATTGAATTTGGTCTGCTTCCAGAAACTGAACCAGAAGATTTCTTCAATTATGTAGTTCTGGATAAAACAACCAACCTGTTCTATGTGATCAACGGCAGTAAGAAAGTAGCGGAAGCTATTACTTCCTTCTTCCGTAATGTTTTAGGGACTTTCCCTTCTGTAGGTTTTAGTGTTCACGAAGAAGCGATTATCAAAGGTTTTGGTACATTGCTGAAAGAACACGAAGCTGATCGCCTTACTCTTGGCAACTATATTAAACTGGAAGATAGTGAAGGTGTTGTTGTCTGGACGAAAGAATCTCTTTACGATTCCAAAGCAATCGAACTTAAAGAAGACGGTAAAGATGTTGTCGCTATTGGCTTGGAGTACGATGGTGTGCTGGAGTTTGTAGTAGATAAAGAGTTGAAGTTGAGTAAGCTTCGTTTCCCTAAATACTTCAACGATGACGAAGGTTCTATTGAAGCATCTACTCTACTTTGCTTCAACGAGATTCGTGGTTTGATGGCAGATCTGACTAAAGCAACTATTCTTAAATAAGTGCTTGACTTGCAGACCTCATTGTGATACTATGCCTACCTACTCAATGAGGTAGGCTTTTAGGAGGTGTTATGAAAAAGACAATTGCAGCGTTACTGTTGGCAACAAGTTTCTCGGCAGCGGCTGGACAAACTACTCTCATTCTTTCGGATGAGGAAGTTAGCGGAAATACTAAATATTGTTTCTATTCCAACTCCATCTACGACAAAGTTATCCAGATCTCTGCGAGTCGGCAATGTCCTTACACAAAAACATTCAGTACGGATGATGACGATGAATAATAGGGGGAATTATCAGCGGGTACATTTTAATAAAACCGGAAGATTTGCACAAGTATGTTGACCTAAACACTGTTGTGGTTATTGACTACGATCAGGTTGCTTTCCAAGCGGCTTCTGCTGTAGAGAAGCGTCGTATCTTGGCTAAACATGCAGCCTCCGGTTCCGAAAAAGAATTTGACAATAAGACAGAGTTTTGGGGTAAGAGTAAGACTGAAATTGGTGGTTGGCTTGGAGCATTGAATGCTAAACGAGAAGAGCAGGGTAAACGTCCTTTCACCAAAGAAGAGTTTGAAATTATTGATGTGCAATACGTACCAGACACTTTGTCACATGCTTTTCAAGCAGCTAAAACAAAAGTTCAAGCGATCTTAAAGCATTTAAGTTTAGAAAAATATTGCGGAGTTATCGGTGTAGGGAAAACCTTCCGACATGATTTTAAGATGCCTACCGAATATAAATCTGAACGATCTGACATTAAGCCTTTACAACTATCCGATACCAAAGACTACTTGGTAGAGCAACACAATGGGGATGTTGTTACGGTTATCGAAGCCGATGATGAATTAGAGAAGTACGGTTTCCAAGGCTACAAAGATTACAAACGCACAGGCAAATTCTCTTACATCCTGGCGTCAATAGATAAAGACAGCCTATCCACTCCAAGCATCCTCTTTAACTTCTACAAAGAAGACGGTGTATTCAAGAATCCCGATATCATTCTGATAGACGAGTCCATTGGAGATTTGTGGATTGTTGAGAAGGGCAAGAAAAAAGAGGTTAAGGGTTGGGGATCTTTCTGGTTGGCCTATCAGATGCTGATGGGAGATAAAACGGATAGCATCCGTCCTTACCAGGATTTTGGTATTAAGTTTGGAGACGTTTCTTGTTTCAACTTGATATCTGAATGCAAGACCCAAGCTGAACTTTTCCAGAAAGTGAAAGATACATTTTATACCTGGTTCCCTGAAGGTGTTAAATTTACATCTTGGGATGGGGAAGCAGTAGAATTAACAACCGATCAATGGATCGAGACAATATTCCAACTTGTTTACATGAAGCGTTGGGATAACGATAACACAACTTTTGAGAGTATGCTTCAAGCGTACATTTCACAACAGGAGACAATTAATGAGTAAATTAACAACAGAGCAGAAAGTAGAAATCATTAGCCTTAAAACACAAGGCCTTTCTTCTCGCCAGATCGCTGCATTAGTTCTCGGTAGCGCGACAAAGAAAAGTACAGTGAACGATTTCTTGGTTCGTGAAAACTCTGCCAATGCTGGAACTCCTAAAGTTAAACCAGAAGGCCCAGTAGTTAAAATTATTGACGTTGAAACAGCACCAGAAATTGCGTATACTTTCCGTCGATTCAAAGCTTTTATCTCTCCTGATCAGGTGATTCGCCGTGGTTACTTGCTGTCCTACTCTTCCGCAGATCTGCGTACTGCTGAAGTTGAAGGTAAGAACTTGGCAAGCTACCCTCTGTTTGATATTGATCACACAGACGATTGGGAACTGTGCCAAGACATTTGGAAGCTTCTGGATGAAGCTGATATCGTTGTAGCCCACAACGGTGTTAAATTTGACCGTGCTTATATTAACCAGCGTTTCGCATACCACGGAATGGTTCCTCCGTCGAACTATGTTGTGGTCGATACTCTGAAAGCGGCTAAGAAACAATTCTTCTTACCGTCTAATTCTCTGAAAGAGATGGGTGCTTACTTCGAAACAGAGAGCGAAAAACTTGATAACGAAGGGTTCCCATTGTGGAAAGCTTGTTGTGAAGGTGATCGTGATGCGTTTGAACGTATGCAAACTTACAACGATGGTGATGTAGTTTCTCTGCGAGATCTGTACATTAAGATTCTGGCATGGATTCCGCAACATCCTAACGTATCTGCTTACTACGAAGATACCAAAGTTCGTTGCTCTCGTTGTGGCAGTGCACATGTGAATGTACTGGCAGATAAGAAGTACCACACAGCAGTGAGTTCTTTTGATATTATTCGTTGTGAAGATTGTGGTGGACTTTCCCGTGGACGTGTTAACAGCCGTTCCAAAGATAAGATGAAAAACACTATTGTAGGGATTTAATAAGAAAGGGGCTTCGGCCCCTTTTTTCATTTAAGTGTTGACATAGAGAGCCAAGTGCGATACAATCTTTATCCACAAGGCATATCGCCTTAAACAAGAGGAGACTATCATGAGTAAAAATATCGTTGTTTTTCGTAACGCCGCTGATTTCCGTAATTATGCCGCAGAGTCTGGTCGTAACAATGCAGCCCGTGCTTTGTACCGCCAATTTCTACGCCTGAATAATCTGCAACGTAATGAATTGATCAAAGATGCTTCCGGCAGGACAGTTGGTAAAGATAACCGCCAACAAGTGCTTCATGCAGGGTGTCTATATGGTGTCTCTGTGAATGACAAAGGCGATTGTCGTCAATACGACAGTGATTATGTGGGTCTGATTAATATCTCACCTACCACTGGTACTGTTTACCTGGCTTTCACGCAAGATTTGTCTTTGCAGAAGAAACCAAACCTGATCCGTACCAAAGGTAATAACGCAGCTTATAACGCCGTTATGCAGAAAAACGAAAGTATTGAACTTGATTATTTTAAAGTTTGGGATGATACAGTCCCAGAACAAACCTACTAAGGAGGAGTAATGAGTATTACGCTTACAGGTAACGAAATTTTCGAACTGTTTGAGATGTTGGGTATGAACTACTCAATTGAAAAAGATCCAGAATTACTGGACGTTAGCATCACCGTCTTAGAAGACAAAGAACTTCTTGATGACAATGGTAACGTTATGTATAAAGGTCGTGTAGCTTTCTATACAGATTACCCTGAAGAGGGTGGAGTTGGAATCCAGGAGGAAAATTATGTCTAATGCACTTCAGAACCAGGTAGATGGACACCACTACACAGATATGGTGATGCAACCAGTGGAGCTTGCATATCTTGTTGGTGGAACGCCTTGCTTTTGTAAGTTGGCAAAATATGCAACTCGTATCAAAGGTGATCGTCAAGTAAACCTTGATAAAGCAATTCACTGTATTGAGTTGGAATGGGCTATCAGGGAAAATCACCCTCAAATGGTGGAAGAGGGTTATCCCCTGCTGAACAGCGAAGCTAAACTTGAACAAGCCGCAATGTTGGTTAAATTCTTCACTAAAGATGAAAATATTCAGTATGCTTTAATTTCTATGCTTACTGGAAATTACAGCAATGCTATCACTTTCATTCAGAATGTTAAGCGTAAGGTGGAAAATGGTGAGTAATGCAAAACAGTATGGTGAAGGTGAAGTCTATAAGGTTTATAACCGTAAAGGGGATAAGCTTTTAGTGACCATCACTATCCCAGAAAATATGTGCAAGGCAGGTTTGGATCGCCTGTTGTTCTTTAAACACAATATTCCTCCTGGTGAATGCACAATCAAGAAGGTGCCAATTGTCAAGTAAAGAACCAAAAATAATGTGGGGCGAAGGAACGCCCTGGAAGTCACAAGCAGAGTTTTACACCTATCTTCGTGGCTGTCTTCGTCAAGCATGGATGAGACACCCTAACAAAATCAAACTGTTGAATGCAAAACGATTCAAAGCGGATCGTCTGGATAAAGATGGTAAGGTGATGTTAGATAAGAAGACTGGCTTGCCGAAACAGGTTTGGCATTGTTCTTGTGAAGTGTGCGGATACACCGGAGGTATGAAAGACTTCCAAGTGGATCATATCCATGCAGCAAAAAACTTGCAATGTTTTGATGACATTCCTATGTTCGTTCTGCGCTTGATTTATGTCAATGTGGAAGACTTACGTATGGTTTGTAAATCTTGTAACTCTATCTTAGCTTACGCTGACAAGCAGGGTATTTCTTTCGAACAGGCAAAAGTTGAGAAAGAAGCTATTGCGATCTGCAAAGATAAGCAAGATAAGAAGTGGTTAACGAAACGAGGTATCGAACCAGCAAGTACCGTAGCAAAACGAAGAGAACAAATAGTCAAAATCCTATTGCAGGAAATCGAAAGTTAGGTTAATATAACAATACTGGAAGAGAGGAGGGATTATGAAGATAGTTTGTGATTGGGATTTGGTGGTTGCTCCACTGGATGTTGCTTGGTTGGAATGGTTGGTTAAAGTTAGTGGTAATTGTGTAGGCTTCTGCGAAGCTGTCAAGAATGTTGACTACGATCTTACTAAATACTTCCCAGGCTTCCGTGAGAAGTTTAACATTGATCCTTACGGCTTTCTGGATAATCCCCATCTCTATGATACGATGGGATGTATCAAACCTATGGCTAACTTCTTAGAAGGTGTTGTGAAAGAGGGAGATAATGCACTTATTGCAAGTGTGACTAAAGGTGGACACCTTAGCTCAAAACACAAACATGTTCTAAGAACTTTACCAACCATTGATTTTGGTAAAGGTTCTGGTAACGGTTTCTTTGCCACAAAAGAAAAATACCTGTTGCCTTGCGATATTGCCATAGATGACAGGGCAGAAAACCTGTTGTATTTTCCAGATCATGTTGTTAAGATTTACTACAATACGATGTATAAAGATTTGTATTTGGAAGAATTAAAAAAGAAACCAAACGTAGTTGTCACAGGTTTGTACAATCAAGCAGAAACCTGTTGGCAAGTTTATTCAATGTTAAAAGAACGAGGAGAAATTAATGTCTAATATCAGTGCACAAGTCATCGCCCAGTCTATGAACGCAGAAGGGCAAGTGATTACAACTTTCGAACTGGAATACCCACGTATCATCCATTCTGAGTTGATGACGCACCGCTTATTCTCCCGCAACGCGGCTTCAAGCCGTGCTATTCCAGTCAAGACTTTGATTGAGATGGTTCGCAACGAACCTGCTGCACCTGTTCGTTTTGGTCAACACCAACCTGGTATGCAGGATCAGGGTGTAGAGTATGATGCTCTCATTGGGGTAGGTTATTCGGGTCGTGAGTGGTGGAATTTAGCTGCGCTTAGTGCAGCAAACTTTGCAGAACAAATGGCGGAAGCTGGTTACGCGAAGCAGGTTTGTAATCGCCTTCTTGAACCATTCCAGAGAATGAAGACGGTTCTGACAGCAACCGAGTATGAAAACTTCTGGTGGTTACGTGACGATGCTGATGCTGATCCGACTATTGAAGCTTTAGCTAAAGTTATGTTTGAAGCTTATGAAGCCTCTACTCCAGAACTACTGGCTCCAGGGCAATGGCATACCCCTTACGTAGATCACGTCTACGAGAACATCGGTCTGGAAGGGGATGATGTTTTGGTATTCGCTGGGTATAGCACTACAGATGAAAATGGTGATACTGTCATGCTGTCGCTGGAAGAAGCACTTGCAATCTCTTCTTCTTGTTGCGCACAAGTGAGCTATCGTCGTCTGAATGCAACTAAAGATAAAGCTTTGGATATCTATGGGCGTTTGCTTACTGGTCGTAAAGTCCATGCTTCTCCGTTCGAACACCAAGCTACACCTATGAAAGAAGCCTACGAACTTCTTGGTGAGAACGCATCTGAAGATGTTCTTATTAACGTTCCGTGGTTTGCAGCTTCTTGGGAAGCAGGTATTACGCATAGTGATCGCAACGAAAAACTGTGGTCTGGAAATTTCAAAGGATTTATCCAGCACCGTCAGCTTTTAAATAATCATACTAAATGGTGATTCGAGTAAATTCTTATTGACTTTAGTATGAGATTTGGTGTAGTATAGCAAAACATTGGGGGAGGTGAGATCCCCCACTTATAAAAAGGAGAAAATTATGTCATTAGTAAACACTACCACTTGGGCTACCGTGAGCATGTCTACCGTTAAGTCTACCCCGATCTGGCAGCAAGAGTCCGAAAAATACCGTGGTCATATTCCTCACGATCGTCACGCAGATGTACTTCGTGCCGCTCTGGTATTCCTTGGTATGAACGAAGATGGCAACTTCTCTGTTGAACGTAATGTTAATATACGTAGTAACAACGACAACAGTTTGGTTTATATCAACACAACTCTTTATACTTTTGCTGTTAAAGAAAGCTGTCCTTTCAAACACATTTACCAGAAGAATGATATTTTTCATTATGGCGATGAAGAGTTTGGCGGTTGGGGTGTGACTCACACAAAAATGGACGATTTCGGTAATTCCTACGATCCTGCGAGAGCAGAAGACAATTCACTTTAAGAGAGGGATAATGACCGATAATAAATACGAAGGCTGTGAGATTGAAGTTTACTTTGATGAGACAGTAGGCTGTAATGTTACAGTGATTTTAGATACTTCCAAACGCTTATCACCAAAACGACAAGAAGCAGATCGCAAAGCTAAAGCGAAAGGTTTCCACGATATAAATCATTTTGAAGGGTTCCTTTATGCGAACGGACTGTTTAACGAAATGAAATTTGGATACGATGTAGACGTGCTTGGGATTCATAGTTAAGATAGGGAGGAGAAGTGATTCGATACGTTACTAAATCAAATGGCAAGACAGAAGAGTTCAATCCTGAAAAACTGCGTAAATGGTCTGAATTTGCAGCAGGGAAACTGAACTGGTCAGAAATTGAATTAGAAGCTGTGAAACGTTGTTACGATGGTGTGTCTACTCGTGATTTACATAAAGCTATGATCGCTGCATGTATTGACAAAAAGACTCAAGCGTATAGCGACATGGCAGGTCGATTGCTTCTCGGTATGATTTACAAACAGGCTCACGGGGGATACCACAGTATCCCTTCCCTGTACACCTTCTACCAGGATATGGTGAAGCGTGGTCATTGGGCTAAGATGGACTATACCGAAGAAGAAATCAAAGAGATTGGTAAGATTGTCAAGCATAATAAAAACCTGGGTTACGGTTATTCCGTTCTTCGCCAGATGGCTGACAAATACCTGGTACGTGATGCTGTGAACGATATTGTTCACGAATCACCGCAGTTCCTGTTTATTGGTGTGGCAATGCGTGTCATGGAGATTCAGCCCAAAGATCGTCGAATCAACGATATCAAGAAGCTGTACACCTACGTAAGTGATCTTCAGATTAACTTACCATCTCCTTATCTGACAACATTACGTACTCCGATCAAGGGTAGCGCGTCTTGTTGTTTATTCCGTGCAGATGATACGGCAGAGTCTTTGGCTATTGCAAACTATCTGGCACACGAATACACGTTGAATAATGCAGGGATTGGTGTTAACCTCCAGACTCGTGCAACTGGACAAGGTGTTAAGAACAACCGTATCATTCACGGTGGTCTTCTCCCTTACCTGAAATGGATGGAAGATAGCGTAGGCGCTTCTAAGCAAGCAAGTCGTGGTGGCAGTGCAACGGTTACATTCACAATCTTGGAACCAGATTTTGAAGATCTGATTCGATTGAAGAACCCAACCACTCCGATCGATAAGCGTGTAGATAAGCTTGACTACTCTGTTGTTGTGAACCGTTCTTTCCTCCGCCGTGCGGCTAAAGGTGAAGAGTGGATGCTGGTAAGCTGTGATGAAGCACCGGAGCTTTACGAAGCACTGTACAAAAGTGAAGAAGAGTTCGATGCTGTCTACGATAAAGTTAGTCGCCGTCGCATCAAAAAGAAAATTGTTAAGGCTCGTGACCTGTTGACTGAAATCATTGTTCAACGTGCAGAAACTGGACGTATTTATATGTTCTTCGCTGACAACGTAAACAATCACACTCCTTTCCTGGACCCTGTGTATCAGTCGAACTTATGTCAGGAGATCTTTTTACCTACTAAAGCGTTCCATAAAATGACGGATCTCTTTACTGGTGAAAACACAGAAGATCAAGAATTGGCTTTATGCTTCTTGTCTTCTATTGTTGCTGGGCGAGTTACGCCGGAGCAATACGAAGATGTTGCGTACTACACTGTATTGACGATTGATAACGTTATTGAGACGATGGAATATCCATTCAAACATAACGAGATCACAGCTAAGGCTCGCCGCTCTATCGGCGTAGGTATTACAAACCTTGCACATTACTTGGCAAGCAACTTTGTAACCTATTCTGATCCTTATGCGAAGAAGCTGATGCATGAATTAGCAGAACGTCATTACTTCTGGTTGGCACAAGCCTCTCTGCGCTTGGCGAAAGAGAAAGGTAATGCCGAGTGGATGGATAAAACTAAGTGGCCTCAAGGTTGGCTCCCTATTGACACCTACGCTAAAGCAGTAGATACTATTGGGGACTTTGAACTGAAGCTGGATTGGGAAGGCTTACGTGCTGGTATCATTGAACAAGGTGGTATCCGTAACAGTGTGCTTGCAGCAGTGGCCCCGAACGAATCAAGTAGCTTGGTGAGTAATACGACCAACTCGCTCTACCCTGTACGTGACACGATCATGTACAAACAGAGTCAGAAAGGTAACGTACTGTTTATCGTACCAGATTACGAAAAACTGAAAATGTTCTATCAGTCGGCGTGGGATACCCCGTCTAAAGATATTGCCGAGATGTACGGACTCTTCACTAAGTTTACGGATCAGGGTATCTCCTGTGATGCTTGGTTGGATTATTCCAAAATGGCAGGTGGACGTTTATCAGTGAAAGCCGAGATGCAGTTTATCTTGACATTTGCAAAACTTGGTGGTAAATCTCTTTACTACCTGAACAGCCGAACCAAATCAGCGGAATCTATGGCCCAAGAAGATTCTGACGGTGGTTGTGAAGCTTGTAAAATGTAGCAATATAGGGGCTTCGGCCCCTTTTTATTGAGGAGGATTATGAGCACACTTATAGTTTTACCTGGAGTAACCCCAATCTACCGACCTGGGTTTAAGCCTCTGTTGATTCGCCCTGAAGATTTTACCCCTACTTGGTGTCACCATTATCTTGGTGGTCTTGAAATAGCTAACATGCAGATTTGGGAATCTTTTTATCCAGAAGCCACGGCTTACGCAATAACAAGGGCAAGAAGTGAAGAAACAGTGACTGTTATACTTGGTAGAAGCGTATGGGAAGCACTGGAAGCTTTCTACCGGAGCAATGATTTTGAGGAAGAAGATATTTTAAGCTTAAGAGGTTTTTGTGAAATAGTGGAGGATTTAAATGGCAGCAATTAATTTACATAACGAGACTTACAAAACAGGTAAATATCCGGTTTTCATGGGGGAACAGTTGGGGATTTTTGATTCTATCAACGTGACTTACCCTGAAATGCACCGTCTGTATAAACTCCAGAAAGCCCAAGATTGGGATGAGAATGAAGTGGATCTTAGTCAGACCCGTAAAGACTTTGTAGCGTGTTCAAAAAACAACTACGATGTTATGATCAAGAACTTGTCGTTCCAGTGGGAGAATGATTCCCTGGCAAAATCAATCATCACTTTGTTCTCTCCGTTTTTGAGCAACAATGAAGCTTGCGCTATGATGATGAAGCAGAGTGAAATGGAAGTGCTTCATGCTCTAACTTACTCGGAGATTGTTCGCCAGTGTACTCCAAACCCTGTAGAAGTTATTGATCAGATTATGGAGAATGATAAGATCTTCAACCGTATGGGTATCATTGCAGAGATCATGGGAGAGTTGGAAGAAGCAGGTCACAAATATGCACTTGGTCTGATTGAAGCTGATGATAAACTACGTTTGCTGGTCATGAAAGGTCTGGTAGCCCTGATTGGTCTGGAAGGTATCCAGTTTATCTCTTCTTTCTCGGCAACGTTCGCCTTGGCAGAACAGCAACTGTTTGTAGGTGCTTGTAAACTGATTCAGAAAATCATGTTGGATGAAATCCTGCATGTTAAAATGGACTATGCTGTCATTGATGCTCTGATGCAAGATCCTGTGTGGAAGAAGATCTACGAAGATAACATCGAAGAACTTACAACTATTCTGGATACAGTTATCGCTCAAGAAGAGCAGTGGTGTGATTATCTGTTTAGTGAAGGACGTTTTATCGTTGGGCTGAATGCTGAACTATCCCGTCAATGGGTGTACTTCAATGCGGCTCCAATTTATCGTCGTCTGAAGATGAAGCACAGCTTTAAATCTCCTAAACAGAACCCACTGCCTTGGATGGACATTTGGTTAAACCCAGATCAGATTCAAGCAGCGGCGCAAGAGATCCAGGTTACAGCTTATAAACTGAACTCGGCTAACAAAGATGTTTCTGATGATATGGAGTTTGACTTCTAATGAAACTTAAATGTGTAGGATTGATCGACACATTCAAAGACGTATTTGACAAAGGGGCTTCCTATGAAGCCTCGGAGTTAAAGAACGGTTTTTGTGATGTGCATGGTAAACGTCTTAAGAAAAACGGAGAACCCTGGCTTGGTGTTATGTCTTGTGGTCATATTGTGGTTAACGGTGTTGCAAAGTTTGAAATCGTAAAGGAGGAAGATAATGAGTGAGTTTCGTTTTTGCCCTATTTGTGGTGGTACAGGTAATGCCTTAATTAGTGCGGAGCAGTACAGCCCGTGTTGGCATTGTTCTGGTAGTGGTTTGGTAGTTGAAGAAAACAAAGAGGAGGAAAAAGATGGGGATTGATATCGAGTGGAAGATGGTGCAAGGCGCACCATATAAGAAATGGGAAGAAATGTTTAAAGGCGATCCGCAAATTGAAGATCAATTCGATGGGGATTTCAACTGGTTTCTTTACGAAGGTATTGGACTGGTAAGCGTATCCCCGTGGTATGATGCAGATCCTGAAGATTGTGTCTTTGGTATTGAACTTGCGTCAGGATGCAGCGCACGGGCAATAGACCTCACAAGCTTGGATAAAAAAGCAAACGAGATCTATTTTGAACTGCTTAATAAGTATAACATTGAAACTGAAACGTTAGTATCACAAAACGTCTGGTAAGGAGATTAAATGAAAGACCAAATGATTAATGGACCTCGTGTAACAGTTAGTCCTAAAACTTTTGCATCTCTTCTGGACGACACTGGTGAGGTTTATACTTACACAAGAGATTCACTGCCTCTGCCTGAAAGTGCACAGGGTTCACGTTCGCTTTTTTATAAAGGTGTTCTTTTTACGGAAGCAAAAGAAGACAAGGGGACTAAATGAGATACCTGGTAACAGGTGGTCTTGGTTTCATTGGGAGCGCCGTAGTGCGCTCTCTTTGTCAAGATCCTAAAAATGAAGTTTTTGTTATTGATAAAATGGGCTATGCTGCTGACATTGAAAATGTCGGAGATATTACTCATGCGAAACTAAGCATGACAGATCTGGTCGATGAAGCACAAGTTAAAAACTTGGTTGTTGAGTGTAACCCTGATTTCATCATTCATTTGGCAGCAGAGAGTCATGTAGACAATTCGATCAAGAATCCACGAGCTTTTATCGACTCTAACATCATCGGTACATATAATCTGTTAGAAGCTGCAAGGCTTCTTCCTAAGAACAAGCTGAAGATGTTTGTACACGTCTCTACAGACGAAGTGTACGGCGATATGGAGGACTCTGGTGCTCCCTTTACCGAAGAGACAGCTTATGCTCCTTCAAGCCCATATAGCGCGTCTAAGGCAGCATCTGATCACCTTGTCAAAGCTTGGCACCGTACTTACGATTTGCCTGTAGTGATAACCAACTGTTCCAATAACTTTGGGCCTTACCAACACCCTGAAAAATTGATTCCGAAAGTGATCACGAACATCTTGACAAGCAAAGAAATTCCAGTGTACGGTAAAGGCGATCAAGTAAGAGATTGGCTTTTTGTTGAGGACCATGCGCGAGCTATTCTTCAAGTAGCTTCTGGCGGCGAACCTGGACAAACTTACAACGTAGGTACACGTAATCCTAAAACCAATATGGAGATCATCTATATGATCTGCGATTACATGGATGCCGTACACCCACAAAGTGGAACCTATCCCTCTTCAAGTTTAATAACTTTTGTTGAAGATCGTAAAGGACATGACTTGCATTATGAAATCAACCCTGCTAAGATTGAATCTGAACTGGGTTGGAGTGCAAACTCCACATTTGAACAAGACCTTTACTCTACGATAGAGTGGTATTTAAACAACCCTCAATGGTGGAGAGAAAAGATTTAAGGAGGGTTATGAAAGGTATTATTTTGGCGGGAGGAAGTGGAACCCGCCTACATCCTGTAACACGCAGTGTGAGCAAGCAATTGCTCCCTGTGTATGACAAACCTATGATTTATTATCCTTTATCAGTCTTGATGTTGGCAGATATTAAGGATATCTTAATCATCACAACCCCAGGCGATCAGGAAGATTTTGAATATCTTCTTGGAGATGGATCTATGTTTGGGATAAAGATCACTTACGCAATGCAGTCTGAACCACGAGGTCTTGCAGATGCTTTCATCATTGGTAAAGATTTTATTGGGGAAGATTCTGTTGCCCTTATTTTAGGGGATAACTTGTTCTTCGGACAAAGTTTCGGAAAACTTCTTATCCAAGCCAGCGAGATGGTGGATGTTTGGGGTGGAGCTTGTATCTTCGGGTATCTGGTGAAAGATCCTGAACGATTCGGTGTTGTTGAGTTCGGGAGTAATCGTCAAGCTATCTCTATTGAAGAGAAACCGGAACATCCTAAATCAGACTATGCCGTCACGGGTTTGTATTTCTATGACAACTCTGTTGTTCAACGTGCATTGGAAGTAACTCCTTCCGATCGTGGAGAACTGGAGATCACAGATATCAATCGCAGCTACCTCGAAGACAGAAAGTTACAAGTTGAAGTTCTTGGAAGAGGATTCACTTGGCTGGATACAGGGACACACGCCAGTCTAATGGAAGCAGGTCAATTCGTGCAGACTATTGAGAACTGCCAAGGATTGAAGATTGCGTGCCTGGAAGAGATTGCTTTCAAAAAAGGGTGGATTTCTTTAGAAACTTTGGTGTATCATGGAAACTCACTGAAGAAAACAGAGTATGGTCAATACCTGCTCAAATTAGCGGAGGGGAAATGAAAATACAAGAATTAAGTATTCCTGGTTTGGTTGTCTTTAAACCTCAAGTTTACAAAGATGATCGTGGTTTCTTCACGGAGACGTTTAACGAGAAGATTTACGAAGAGGTTATTGGCAAACAAACGTTTGTTCAGGATAACCATTCATTCTCTACTTTAGGTGTTCTTCGTGGAATGCACTTTCAAGTAAATAACCCGCAAGGTAAGCTTGTACGTTGCACACGAGGTGAAGTTTTTGACGTGGCTGTAGATCTTCGTGAAGGTAGTCCAACCTTCGGACAATGGGATGGTGTGGTTCTTAGTGGGCGTAACAATAAACAGTTTTGGATTCCACCTGGCTTTGCACATGGTTTTGTTGTAACCTCTTATGAAGCCAACTTTGAATACAAGTGCACCAACTACTACGATCCGGCATCTGAACGTAGTTTGTTGTGGAACGATCCTACTGTGAATATTGATTGGGGTTTGGATATGATTTTCAATGAGGACTTTGTACCTATCATTTCGGAAAAGGATGCACAAGCTAAAACACTGAAGGAGCTTATGGAATCATGAAAACATATTTAGTATTGGGTGGGAATGGTCAATTAGGACAGGCACTGCGTAAAGTGGTGCCGGAGAATGTAACTTTGGTGTATCCAGAAGAGCGTGTAGATATCACCAGTTTTGAAGCTGTGCGGAAAGCGATCATGGAAACCCCAAATATTAACGGTGTTATCAACTGTGCGGCATACACTGCTGTGGACAAAGCCGAGACAGATGTTGATGCAGCTATGGCTGTAAACTTACATGGGGCAGCTAATATTGCAGCCTTCTGTAAGGCTTGGGATATCGATATGGTCCATATTTCTACTGATTATGTGTTCAACAGCGATAAACCGTTGTTCCATCAGGATGAACCCAACCCTATTAATGTTTACGGGTTATCTAAAAGCCTGGGTGAAGCTGCTGTTCACGGCATCTATCCTAAAGCTTTCATCATTCGCACGGCTTCTGTGTACAGTGAGTTTGGTAACAACTTCCTGAAAACAATGGTGTCCCGTTATAACGATGGACAGCGAGACTTTTCGGTTGTTGCAGATCAAACATCTCGACCGACTTACGCACCAGATTTGGCTAAAATGATTTTCGAAGTATTGGGTACAGGGTATAAAATGCATACACGTATTTTGCATTACTCTGGCAACATCACGGTTTCATGGTATCAGTTCGCAAAAATGATATTGACACGTATGCCTGAATCTGTTATCATACACCCGACCTCTGCTGCAAGCTATAACGCGGCAGCTATGCGTCCGGCAAAATCTATACTAATTACGTCTGGTTGGAATGAACCTTCAAGTGTCGGGCAAGGTATTGAAGAATCTTTAGCTGTATTACTTAATAAGGAGAGAGAATGAATTTTGTAATTTATGGCAAACCAAATTGCCAATTCTGTGAAATGTCTAAACAACTTTTATCTATGCGTGAAAAAGAGTTCGAATATTTGACATTAGATCAGGACTATGATTTTGAAGTGATGACTCAAGCAGTGATCGCAGCAACAGGAATTGCACCTCGCACTTTCCCACAGATTTTTGTGGAAGAGCTTGGAGCAGTAACCCACGTAGGTGGTTTTACCGAACTACGTGATTTCATGGCTCAACTTGCGGAGTAATATAAATGAAAAGTAAACAGAAACGTAAGATCTTTTCTCGTGCTTTAGCAAACGAGCTTAAGTCCAACACAAAGAAGACGAAACCGAAACGTGAGACTTCTCCTGAACATTTACTGTTTGACGAACTGGATCACGGAGTAGAAGACGACGAATAAAGGAAAACATGGCTAAAAAAGTAGTAGATGAGTTTGACATGTTGGCTCTTGATGAAGGACTGAAGCTGACTGTTTACCCAGACACCTTGGGATACTGGACAGTCGGCATCGGACACCTTTTGACTAAAAAGAAAGATAAGGCGGAAGCTATTCGTATTCTGGATGCTCTGGTTGGTCGCAAGACTAACGGAGTTATCACAGAGAAAGAAGCCCGTGCTATTTTTGCTGACGATGTTGAAAAGGCGAAAAAACAGATTAAAAATAGTTCCATTCTTGCCCCAATCTATGATAAGGTAAGTGAAACTCGTAAACTGGCAATCATCAATATGGTGTTCCAGTTAGGGTTAACCGGAACGGAAGGCTTTAAAAATAGCTTGACTTTAATCAGTAATTCGTACTATACTCAAGCTGGTAAAAACATGAGAGCCAGTAAATGGTACTCTCAAACGCCAAACCGTGCAGAACGAGTAATCAAGGTTCTAACATCTGGAACTCTTGATTCTTACAACTAACAAAGGGGCGCAAGCCCCTTCTATAAGGAGTGCTACTATGGGAAAAACAGCTACCGCTAAATCACCGCGCCAGAAGTTAGCTTCTAATGCGAAAGTAGAAAGTCGTTATGCTGCAAAAGCAGTTGGAAATGATGACTATCGTTTAGATGGGTTTTCACCAGAAGGAGATCAGCAGCAAATCGTTCAAAGTATGATCTGGAATGATCTTACAGTCGTAAATGCTCCAGCAGGTACAGGCAAGACTTCCGTGACTTTATGGAAAGCTTTGCAGATGCTTCGAGCAGGAGATTTCCGTAAGCTTCTTTTTATTAAAAACCCGACCGAAGTGGGTGATGATCAGATTGGTTTCCTTTCTGGGGACAAGACTGATAAGCTGGCAGCGCACTACGAGTCCACCAAACGAATCTTCCAGCAGTTCATGACTGCAAACAAACTGGAAAACGATATTGGTGCAGGGAAGATCGAACTCAACATCCCGAACTATTTGCTGGGTGCCACCCTGGACAATACGATCGTGATTATTGATGAAGCACAGCTTATGTCTCCAGAAACATTAAAACTTCTGGTAGAGCGTGCAGGGATCAACACTCATGTTGTTGTTCTTGGAGATGTTCGTCAAACCTACGCTATAAAAAAGCGTGCAAACGGTTTGAAAGATCTTCTTGACAAAGTTGCTCCTGAAGGTGAAGATGGTATTCGTGTCCCTCTGGTAGACTTTATCGGTTATGTGCAGTTAACCACAGATGACAACAAACGCTCTCGTTTGTCTAAATTCATCACAGAAATTTATTAATAACAAAAAGCAAGGATGCTTTCTTAAAGGGAGGGTCGATGGTACAGACAATTATAGATCGGACTGGTATTGATGAGTGTTACCAAACTGGGCTTGTGAAGCCTAATGAGTTCCGACAGATTTGCGTTAATCATATTGAGAAAGAAATTGCACTAACTTTAGAGAACCTTACCCTCCGAGACAAGCTGTCAATGTTTGTGGCTTGGTGTAAAGGTGAAGATTGGTTATTGACCTATTTTCAAGAACTTTCTGATAGTCAAGAAGGCTTGTATGAATGTATAATAGGAATAGCTGGCTCCAATCCTGAACTTCTCCATTTGGAAGAAGAAGAAGCGAAGTTACTGTTCTTAAGCAATATGTTCAACCGTAAAGCGTTGCTTGTTCGCGAGTGTAGTGATCTTTTGAATCACCCACTGGCAATCACAAACGAAATACTGGTTGACAAAGAGACACTACGTGCGATAGACTATCTGCGCAAGTATGTCAACGGCGGGAAAGCAGTTCTTAAAACATTAACAGAGGAGGAAGCAGAATGACTACAATTATCGCAACCAAAAACAAGATCCTTAGTGACGGCAAAGTAACTTTCGGTGGTCGTGTAGACTCAACCAGTTTCAAGAAAGTTCGTAAGATCGGGGATTATCTCGTAGGTGGTGCAGGGCGTTTGACTTCGGTTTTAGCTTTCTTCCAATGGTTCGAACAGAATCTACAATGTGAAGCGGCTCGTGAAGCAGTACCTGGTTTGATGATTAGCTCCAACCCTGATCGTGAAGATGAAGAGTTCATTGCTCTCGTTGTTCACCCTGACGGACGTATTTTCCTGCATGAAGGTAATGATCCTACTCGTGCATATCCAATCGATGAAGAATACTATGCAGTTGGTAGTGGTTCCGATTTCGCTCTGGCAGCGTTGGATGGTGGTGCTTCTCCAGAAGCCGCTATGGAAGTTGCCAAGAAGCGTGACGCATACTCTGGTGGCGAAACCTTCATTGAAGAATTAGATGAGATCATTGAACTGACTGACGAAGATCTCGAAAACTTCACCAAAGAAGAACTGATCAACTTACTGAAGTTTGGTGATCCTGCTGGTGAAGAAACTCCTCGTGACGTGGCAGGTGACGAGACGGAAGAAGAAAAGGTTGCTGTAGAAAAAGACTTGACTTCTAAACCGGAAAATATTAATCTCGTAGACGTAGCGGATTTCGAAAATCCCGCTTCTTAATAAAACTGCCCCTTCGGGGGCATTTCTTACGCAGAGGAGATTATTATGTTGAACGTTCCTGTTAAATTCGTCGATAGCTGTGTTAATGCTTACCAACAAACTTGTAAACGTGCCTCAAACTGTTTGCAGTCTTTGATTCAAACGCGGTACGTGATCCAAAAGAAAAGAAAGTGGTTTGGTAAGGATTCTTATAGTGTTAATGCGTTCGGGGAGTATCAACTCCAGTATGACGATAACATGCAACACATCTTAGAGTTTTTACTGATAAAAGATAAAATCTCCCCTGCGGATTACCAGTTACTTAAATTCTACGATCAGAGTTTGTCTATTGAGGAAGTTATTCAAGATATCCTTTCTCGTAAGACAGATAAGAACACTGTTGGTATTACAAACTTAGAGATGCAATTGCTCAATGAGATCTTTTTGTTTGTGGAAGATGAGTCTGTAACTAAGGAGGAGCTTTTAAATGGCTTTAAGCTATGATCGTCCAGAGTCCGATTACTATCCGACTCCGCAAAAAGCGATTAACTCGTTATTTAGCATTATTGATTTTAAAAATTTGAAAGAGGAAGGATTTACATTTGCAGAACCGTGTAAAGGACAAGCAGCGGCTATTTACCGTCACTTTCCTGAAGGTTCTCAGTATTGTGAGCTTGAAGAAGGTAAAGATTATTTTAGTCACGTATGGGAAAATCGTCCCGACATTATAATCACGAACCCTCCATTCAAGCTGGCATTAGAGTTCTTGGAAAAGAGCTTGAAAGAAGCAGACGTGTCAGTCTACCTGCTTCGCCTGGGATTCCTTGAGTCAAAGAAACGTCGAGCGTTTCATCAAGAAAACCCACCTACGAATTTGATTGTACTCTCCGAACGTCCTTCGTTCGTAGCAGGTGGAACAGATAAGACAGCGTATGCTTGGTACGTATACGATCCAAAACAAATTTTGGGTCTAACTCAACCATTTTATTTCGTTTAAGGAGCACACTATGGCTAAATTTACTATGACCGTTTCTATTGATTTTGATGATGAGGACGGAGGCATTAACTTAGGTATTGCTCAGAGCCTGGAAGGTGATTTGAACCCTACAGAAGCAGCTATGGCGGTATTCTTTAAAGATGCCATAACAGCTACAGCAACGCATTCTGCAAATCAAACTGTAGATTACGGTAGCATGGTTCAAGCCTTGGTTGATGCTCAAAACGGTGAAGATTGGGATGATTAATGGCTTATAATTATTATTGCGTTTACGCAAACGAAGCAAAGAAAGGCGATACTGGCACTAATGTCTATGCAGAATCAGAAACACATGCAAAAGAAATTGGTGCGATCCTTTTGTCACGTTGGACAGGTGGTAACTATTCTGCTGCGGATCTGTTCGCAGAGATGGATGATACGATCCAAGAAGACACTATCACCACAACCTGATATTGCTTGAAGTAGTTCGTACTCTCCTTGTTTCGGCAAGGAGGGTATTTTTAAGGAGGAAGCTATGCAAGAGAATGAAGAGATAGTTGTTAAAAAGTTCCCGACACGTACACAGGCAGTCAATTTTGCTTCTGATTTGCTTTTGGATGTGGAAGGAGTTCTCATTAGGCATGAAGGGGATTCCTGGAATGTCTCTTATAATGTAAACAGATCAATTATCTATTTAGGAGAAGAGAACTTCTCTCGTATAGAGTGATCGAAGGAGTAGTTATGCGTTCTACTTACACAGGTAAGATTAATTCTGGTATCATTTTAGCAGTAGCAGGAATCATCAGCAAAACTTTCAAAGTGGCAAACCTACCAGAGTGTGTAGATTTTGACCATGTATTCAATCCAGTAAATCCTTCTCGTTGTGTTGTTCGTAGCAACGTTGAGAATCCAAACGAGAACTTGTTTTATGTAACAGCACCTTCACAAAGTATTCTAAACCAAGTGGAGGCTAAAATTATTACCGAAGGTAGTTATTTCTCATTGCTACCTTGTAAATCGGTGGAGATTGAAGACAGTATCACCTTCGCAAATAACTTGGTCTTGACCATGTTCATGGTTTCTGATAAAGACTGTGGAGACGATATGGTTTTAGCTGTAAGGAATGTTTACGACACATTGGGTATTGCTTATAGCTGTAAGTTGTGCGATGATTATAAATCTTGTTCAGACTTTTACATAAATGGTGTTCGGGTATGCCGTGTTGAATCCTACTGGGTGCAAGACACATACGTAACAGTAGCGAACGTGATCAATGAACCTATGTTCAGCCACGCTTTAGCGTTAATCATTTGAGGAGGAAGGAATGGAAATTACTACAGAACAGGCTCTTATCGACGAAGGGCGTAAAATCTTAGAGAAGCATTTGGGAGATATACATCAAACCCCTGGCTACTTAGGGTGGCGCATGGTTGAAGCTGTAGATTTCCTTCCTCGTACAAAACAAGACGTTGAAATGCGTTCTCTGTTCTTGCTTGTCAAAGTAGACGGGGATACGCCTTTCAAACTCGCAGCTTCACACATTGAGAAGGTGGAGGAGAAAGCTTATTCAGAGTTTGCCGAACTCGTATTACAGGAGGATCTCGAAGGGAAGGTAAACATTTTTATTTTTCTGGATTTTGAGGAGGAGATATGATTTTATATAAAGAGATTACCGTGGAGCAGGATCAAGACCTCTTCATCATCGGGGACTTACATGGTTGCTACGATCTTTACTTGAAAGGTAAGAATTATCTTGGTATCCGAGATACAGATGTGGTTGTGTCTCTCGGAGATTTGACAGATCGGGGTAAACAAAACTTCAAATGTGTTGTGGAATTTACACGCAAAGAGAATCGTTATGCGCTTTGTGGTAATCACGAAGATATGATGATTAAAGGCTTACTGGAAGGAGATCGTCGTTACTACGAATGTTGGTATCAGAACGGTGGTCATACAGTGTTAGCAGAATGTGATGAAGAAGGCTCTACTCTGCTTGCTACGATGGTTGAGGACAACCCTGTGATTTTGGTTGTGAACTATCGAGGTATGAAGTTAGGGTTTATTCATGGTGGATATCCTTCCTCTTTTGAATATCTTCCCCTGACAGACATACCACACCTACGTATGAGCAAAGCAAAAGAAGCTACTTTCGCTGAAGCTTTGATGTGGGATCGTGATATGGTGGAGTGTGCCAAAGAAGGCATGAAACTTCCGGTTGTTATGGGTGTTGATTATGTGTTTCACGGGCACTCTTATGTGAAAGAACCTTTGATCAATGCTAATCGTGTTTATATGGACACTGGGTCTGTTTTCAATAACAACTTAACGTTTGCCTATTTTGATGCAGACGGTGGACTTCAGTTTTATTCAACTTTACAGGAGGATTAATGTATAAAATTACAATCGTAGAATCGGTGGGTGAGATTCGTAAAGAAATTATTCTGGAGACGGAAGATCTGGAACTGGTACGTGAAATCATAATTGGTAAGGATGTAGACAAAGTGGAGTCGGACGCACCCAACCTGATGATCGATGACCAATATGCAGAATTTCGTCGTATTTTTGAGGAGGAAAGGAAGAAGTGGGGCAAAGAACCAAACGTTTTTCGTCCTTATGATCCATATCCTTCTGGTGATCCGTGGATCATGACTAACAGAAACCCGTTTGAAATAACCTGTTGAGGTGGCCTATGAGCAACCTATTTTACACAGGTGTGGGAAGTCGAGAGATAACCCACGAAGAATGGGATTTAATGGTCGCTGTAGCAAAGTGGTTGGCTAACTGTGGTTTTACTTTACGTTCAGGTAATGCAAACGGTAGTGACTCTGCTTTCGAAACTGGTGTAGAAGAATCTAAAAACAAAACTCTCAAGGAGATTTATATCCCTTGGGAGAAGTTTAAAGGCAATGATATCCCAGGTGAGAAAATAGTGCTTGCTAATCCTGACAGTATGAACTATGCTATCAGTCTCCAGTGGATAAAGGAAATCCATCCAGCATTTGATAAACTTAAACAAGGTGCACGTAAATTGCATCAACGTAACGTTCATCAGGTGTTGGGACAAGATCTGGAACATCCTGTGCCTTCCTTATTCTTATTGGCATGTTCCAAAGAGGATAAGAAGGGAGATGTTATGGGTGGAACACGGACGGCGTGGCTCATCGCTAAAGCTAATAACGTTCCATGTTTTAACTTACGTGGTAAAACAAAGGAAGAACTTTATGCTTTTCTTAAACCGTTGGTCAAGGGGGCAATCAGTGGCAATTAAGTTAGATCGTGCAAACGTAGGTAATCGCTTTAACCTTAGCCGTATAAACGAGGACACAGATGTTACAGCAGATATTGAAAAAATCATGCAGGGTATTGTCCATCACGGTTTGCGTTTTGCCAGAGATTTGGTAATCTTTCGTTATGACGGAGAAGATGATCGTTCAAAGAATGATGGGATTATCTTCGTAGATAAAGATTTAACCCAAGCAGATATTGAGCAGATCAACCGTTATTTTATTGGTGTAGGGGATCTTCAAGACACGCAGCTTGCACGTCTGGCAGAAATTCTGGCGAATAAATTGTTGCAAGATATTGGAAAAGTTCTTGACAAAAATCCAAAACATGTTATAGTGACTGTCCACAAAATGAGTTTTATTAAGTATCTTAACAAACCTGGTAAACTGGGTTATGGGTGGATACGCACAAGTGGACCACAAACCACTCTCGAAACCGAGATGTGCTATACAATTGAAGAAGTAAAACGTGAGGAGGGAGAGAATGGCGGAATTTAATGAAGTGAAAAGTTACGAAAGCAACTTCGTAAGCAATTGGGAAGCATGGGATGAGATGGGTGTTGGTGAACTCTATTTCTACAATGTAACCCTTCGTCCAGAATATCAACATCTCATTCCAGAAGGCACTGTGCAGATCGGTATGTTCATGTCTTCTCAAGACGGTGTTGTGCAGTTTGAGTTTTACTCTGACACAGAACAGAACGAATTCACTTATCGTGCATTCAATATCGTATTAGCTTTAGGAGAGGAGAAATTTTATGACGACGAAGTATAAAACAGTAGCAGAAGCACTGAAAGCAGCACACGAAGCCATTGCAGAAGCTGAACAATTGGCTGATGAAACTGGCACAAGTTTTCACTTCTCAGTTGAATATGGGATGGGTGGTACTTATGACCCAGAAGATGAGAACGAATACACTGGGACCAACTGGCACCCATCTTCCCTCGGTTGTTAATAAGGAGAAATAAAATGAGTGATCGTAATGCACAAGAATTAGCAGACAAAGCAAAAGAAATCATGAAGCTGGTGGATGCACTGGCAGCAGAAGCTGAACAGTTTGGTTTCGGAGTAAGCTTAGAAAATGATGCAATCTCTTTTGAAGACTGGCAGTCTTCCGCTTGTTATGGCGAAGGAGATGACGGTTTCACCGTTAATTCTGACGGTGTTTGGTATAGCAGCAGTTGTTAAGGAGGGATCATGTCAGAAGGTATCGCCTTAATCAAGGCAAAAGTTAAAGAGATGGAAGAATCACAACAGAAGTTCCGCAACGAGATTGAAGAACTTTGTGAGCAGTTCCAAGAACAAGCGTGGATCGGTGATTACGGGAATGGGGAAACTTATTACCCAACAGGAACAAACGCAGAAGAACATTACCTCACCTATATCTGCGGAGACTATGATGTTGAGATTGACGAAAACGGTCTGATGACCCAAGGTCTTTGGGTGTCTTCCTCGGAAATGTGCTAATAAATAATAACCCGCTTCGGCGGGTTTTTTATTGTGTGAGTGTTGACAAGACCCGAAGAACCTGGTAGACTTGTCTCATCAACTAAGAGAGGAGGATATATGAAAGTATTAATCGGTAGTCGTGCGTTGGAAATTATTTGTCGTTCTCGTGGTGTAGAACTGTATCGTGCTTGCGTAGATCTGGATTACCTCTGCACTGAAGAAGAGTGGCAAGCAGAAGCCCAGAAATTCTCGAAAGATCGTTTCGTAGAAATTGTTGAACGCAAAGGCAACAAAGGGCATATCAAAATGATCGCGGGTGCTCATCTGGAATATGATATTGCACAACCAGGTGACTCTACAGACGCTTTGATTCAACACATCAAAGAGAATGCAGATCATCTGCCACGTATTGGTTATGATGTGGTCGCTCCTTTGGATGTTTTGTACCTTCTGAAGATGAGTCACCGTTTTAAGAAGGACAGTCCTCACTTCCTGAAAACAATGAAGGATATCCACTTCATGCGTAACCTTGGAGCGAAGATCCCTGAAGATTTGGAAGATACATACAAACTGCGTCAGAAGGAGTCGTATAATTACGGACACCCTAATCTGAACGTGAAAAGTAAAGATTTCTTCAAAGGAGATGAAGTGCCTTATGTATATGATCACGATACCATCCATGAAGCTGTTGCCGTGTTGGGTGATCCCGCTTATAAATCGTACATGAAAGATGATAGCGAAGTGATGACCAGTAAAGAGAAGTTCTTTGCACAACCTAAACATATCCGTTTGCTGGGTGTTTACGAAGAAGCTTGCGTCCTGGCGTTAGAGCGTTCACAGATCCCATTTGGAGAAGATGTAGATGGTCCAACTCCTAAACAAAGTTTTATGATGGCTTTATCCAAAGTTTGTACCTCGATTACCAGTGGATGGTTCAGGGAATATGCTTGGGAAAACTTCCAAGTTGTGGTAAAACTGTATGAGCAAATGGGCCAAGATGATTACGTGGCACGTTTTAAAGCAAATCTTCACATGGTGAAACCTTACGAAGGAGGTTATTGATATGGGTTGGTGTGATCAGTCACAAAGTTACTTCAAAGTGACACATGCGGATCTCAACAAGGCAAGAGTGAAGCTGTTGAGTATTGAAAAAGAAACAGCAGCTATTGACAAACGCCTCCGAGAGAGTAAAGTGGTAATCACTTCTTGGTTCGGACTGAAACGTAAAGTCCTCACGCAGCGAGAGCATGTAATTAAAAATATGCATGGTTGGGCTTGGTTCCACGACATGGCAAAACACCTGGGGTACATTTCTACTGAAGAACACGACCTCTTGGAGCTACGTTATCGCCTTCCAGATGTAGAAGATTTAGACTTGTGGATCAGTTCCGAACAAATCTTCTTAACCGAGAGCGATTGGAAGAAAGTCAATATTTGTCTTAAATGGAGGGAGAATGAGTAAAGTAGTTTTATCAACATTTGATGGATCTGGGATCATGGTACTTCGTTACGCAGAAGCAGGGCATAAATGCTACTGTGTAAATGCTGACGAAGGTGATCACGGGGCTTATGAAGTTCGCATGGAACATCCTAACATCACTTACGTGAACGCATGGATTGATTCCAACTTCAACCCTGAAGATTACGGTATCCCTAAGCCAGATATTATCTTTGGCTTCCCTCCGTGTACCATGCTGGCTGGTTGCGGTAGCAAACATGAACGCAGCGCAGAAGAGTTGGAAGAAGCTTTGGCGAACATTCGTATCGTGGAAGCTTTAGGAAATAAATACAACGTTCCGTGGATGATTGAGAATCCAGTGGGTAAACTGTCAACATTGTGGCGTAAACCGGATTTCTATTTCGATCCTTACGAATATGGCGGATATCTGTTTGATGAAGAAGGCAGCTTCCACCCTAAAATGCCTACCCGTGACGGTTACACAAAGAAAACCTGTATTTGGCATGGCAATGGTTTTGTTAAGCCTGTGAAGAAGCCTGTGGAACATATTGGTTGCTTCTGGGGCTGGAAAAGTTTAGGTGGAGCAAGTGCGAAAACAAAGCAACTCCGATCGTTAACTGCTCGCGGTTTTGCTCGTGCTGTGTTTTTATCTAACAACCTTTTAGATAAGGAGGAATGATGACCCATTTAAAACCTTTTGGTGGAAAACCTATTGTGGCGTATCAAGTAGATCGTGATGATTGGGAAGGCAGTGTAGTTGTCTTTGGTAATCATTTCTTTGCTGTGCGTCGTAAAGGCGCAAGCATGTTGGATTGTGAGGAGGAGTATTGTCATGTCTCACGCGCCAAAGAATTCGACCAGTATGCAGAAAAAGGTTTTGTGCCTGTCAAAGCTTTACTGGAGGCAGGATGGTGGATACACTCTGCTCATGATGGTGTTAGACTCGACGAGTCTGTAGATAGTCTTGAGGCAGATTTTGACGAATGTGAAGATGGCATGTATATTGAGGGGGATCTTGTATTTTCCCTTGACGAGAAAAGTGTGTGGAAGAACTGGGAAGAAATGGAACGTCACGCGCATTTTATCAATGATGCTTTGATTCGTAAAGCTTGGTTCACGGAGGCGGTGAAGGTAGCGTATCCGCAATTCACCTTTACAGAGGTTTGGGGCGGTCCACACCACATCACCCATACAGCATTTTTCGACTTCCCTGGTTCACGTTACAAAGGTAATGTAATGTGGGACTGGGATGAGAATGAAGTACCATCTGTTCAAGACTTTCGTTGTTATGTTTGCCAAGGCGATCAAGAAGCCCTTGACAAATACCTGCAAAGTCTGGTATAGTGCCAGCATCTGAACAAAGCCTCCTGCTTCAGGGGGCTTTTCTTTTATGGGAGGAAATATGTTTCAAGTAGAAATTCATGTGCACAACAGTTGTTCAAATTGCGAAACTTGTGGTTACAATAGTTCAACCATGATCACTATTAGCGGAGACTTAGGACATGCCAAGTTTGGCGAAGTCGCAAGCTGCTTCAGCGGAGAGGATGCAGATTGGCATGATATTGCTTTGTGGCTATGCGGAAGACTGAATGTAAATTGTAAAGACTTCCCTGAACTGTTGAGCCGAAGTCTCGTCGATAGTCGGGAACAAGCCTACAATATTTATGCCGCTTCTGTTTATGTTGATCATAAATGGGTAGAAGATGAAGAAGCTGAACGTTTGCTGCGCCTCTACTACGAAGCAGAGGAAGCTTATGATAACTATTATAGCATGTCCAACATCCTGCGTTTGTTTGCAGAGTTCGATATTTACTTTGAAGTGAGTTATTCTGAAGATGAAGTGTATGATTTTGATGACGATGATTACGAGGAGGATGAAGAATGCCAAGACGATTAATAGTGATCAGCGGCGCTGGTCTAAGCGCCGATAGCGGTGTACAAACATTCCGTACAGAGACAGAGGGTGGAAAAGCCTTATGGGACGAGTACGATTTAGAGGAGGTTTGTAATATTGGGGCATTCCAGGCAGGTTATCGTAGACGTACATGTCCCGATTTACCTGTCATCGGAGGTGAGGATGAGGAAGGATACAACCTCTACAACAAGACCCATGATTTCTATAACAAGCGTCGTATAGAGTTGGATAGTATAGATCCAAACGCTGCACATCGTCTGATTGCTCGTTTATACTCAGAGTATGGTGCTGATCGTATTTTAAACATCACCACTAACGTAGACGATCTTTTGGAACGTGCTGGTGTTGTTCACGAAGATGTTCTGCATGTGCATGGCTACCTACCAGAAATTATAGTGGACCGGAAGTTTATTAAAGAAATCGGTTATGCAAGTGTGGATGTGGATAAGTACGATTACGTGAAACCTAATGTTGTCTTCTTCGGGGAATCTGCTCCGCTGTACACAGAGATGTACCATATGCTTGATAATCTCACATCTCAGGATATGGTTATCGTTGTTGGTTGCTCTAACCAAGTGATCAACTTCAACTGGGAACTCTTCCCTGCCCTGAATATCGGGACAAAAATGGTTGTAGTTAACCCAAGTTTGAATTACGTAGAACAAACCCTCTACGAAGAACGTGGAGTTTTTGTTTACCGAGAAAAAGCTGCAACAGCCTTCAGTAATGAAGGTTTCATTAAAATGATCGAAGACCACTTAAACAAATAAACCAACCAAGGGGCTACGGCCCCTTTCTTATTAGGAGATTACTATGCAACAAGAAACTTTCGATTTTTATCTCGCCAATTACGTCTACTACTTCTCTAATGGTACACAGAAAGGGGAAGGCAACCTTTACCTGGCTACCAACACTGGAGCAGGTGTTCGTAAAGCCAATATTGATTTAGCAAGAGAAACAGTTCGTTCTGGACTGGAAGAGACGCTTGAAACTCCAGTTGTTGTGGTTATACAAACTATCAGTTACCTTGCAACCTGTACTAAAGAGGATTTTGAGGCTCCTCAAACGCAATCTAACGAAGCATAAAAGAAAGGCACCCAAGTGGGTGCCTTTTCTATTTTAGAGCGTCTCTGTGTGATTTAAGGAGGTTCTCGGCTATTTGTGAAGTGCTCTCTCGTACAACTCGATAATCAACTCGTCTTCGGCAGTAATACGGGCCATTTGATCTGTCTTCAGGATTGCTGGTTGGTAATGATGCATTTCACTGCTCAAGATACACTCCCACTCATCTTCCCCTACTCTCTCACCTACGTGAATCTTCACAGGATACCAGAAAGGATTGTCCACCAGGAATGCCATACAACCTTCTTCGATTTTGCTCAACATAGTAATCTCCTTTGTTCAGATATGAAAAAACCCGCCGAAGCGGGTTCATGTGCTGCGGTAGGATCAGTATCCTACAACACGAATTGTTTGTCAACGTTTGGAGTAGAAAAACTCCTCATATTCTGATCGTGTGACTATTGCTGGGCGACCTTTAGTGCCGAAGAAGTTTGCGCTTGGGCCTTGTGCCATACCTTTATTGAACAAGCAGTAATCCCCACGCATATAAATCCCAGAGAATGTTTCAACAACATCGTATTTGCCAACGCTGGAGAACTTAATTTCTCCATCTGCATCTCGAACTGCGATCACAGCTTGTTCAGGCCATTCTTCGTTGAGAGCTTTAAGACCGTTGTAAACTTCTTGTACGAGTTCCATATTACCTCCTTAAAGTACGATTTTTTCTTCGTCTGGTTTGTCATAATTTGGAGAGTAGACATGTGAAGGGTTGAAACCCTTGAAGCTACCACGTCCTTTACGAGGACAGTTGAAAGTACGAGCCTGATGATCACCGAAAGACTTACCACAATGCACACATTTGAAGTTGGTAACTTTATTCATGTTCTTCTCCTTTAGGTTAATAGGCTGCACCTATTAAGATGCAGCTTTTGATAGATTACTTAGATGAGTCCAGAATATCTTTTACTTTGGCGATGATAACATCTTGATACTTATGGATGTGATATCCTACTACTAAACCTACGATAAATGCAATCATTATTTTCTCCTATTTTGCTCGAATGTAGCTTGTGTCGGTATGTCAAACCAGTGGAAGTAACCTTTTTGTTGGGGTGCGATGCTGGTGCCAGTTGCCACAGCCAACACATCCACACTGATACCTATCTGATCATCTTCTACCGTATAATCCGAGGACCATAATTTAACAGTCAACGGTGTCTTTCCGACGAGGAAGTGAAGTCCTGCGTTTCCCCAGATGTTCACTTCAATCCCTTCGTCTTGAAATACATCTTGCTCTACTTCCTGTAGTTTGTCAAACACTTTCTGCACATCTTTTGGATTAAGACGAATACTATGTAGATCGTCAAACATGTTCACAAAATCTTGTGCTCGTTTTGTGTTTTGGGATACAGGGTGAATACAGTGTGGCACTAACGGGGACACACGAATGTACCCATGATCATCATACCAACGCACAATAAACACCTCTCGACTTGGCTGACGATCTTTTGCCAAGATTGTAACTTCTTGACCCTCTTCAATAGATGGGTAGTCTGGGTCATACGCTGATGCACCATACACCAAAGCTACGTGTCCAACATCCAAAGGTGTTTTTCCGTCCCAATAAGTTGTTTCCATTTTCCCTCCTAAATAAGATCTGTGAAGTAGTGAATAACTTCGATATTATGGAAAAGCGTTTTACGCTCTTTTGTGTACTCTGTTGTCGTGACAGTCACCTTAGCCACCCCAAAATCTTTCATAGGGAACGTGGGTGCCTCTTTCAGGATATTATGTACTGTTTGGATGGCTTCAAATTCTGTCTCCCAGTAACTGAAGTAACCTTCGTCATCCGTGACGAGATTCTTGCCTTCCAAGTTCACGAAACAATAAAACTCTCGCGGTGTTGTCATTCCACCTTCTCCAAAGCTTTCTTGAAGAATGTAGCATGTAACAGATGGCCCTCTGTATCAAACCATGTCACTTTACAGGAGTCCCCGTAGTCCTCTGTGACGGTCATGATAACAGCTTCCCCACGTAAGGTTACAACATCGCCTACTGTAATCATAAATCCTCCGGTGTGCCAGCACGTAAAGCAGCTAAAGGTTCAGCCACAGCTTCCAGAGCGGCTTCAATCTGATCTTCAATCACATCACGAACCATTGCAATACGTTCATCGATATGCACAACGAAAGCATCGTTATAAGCACCAACTAACGTATTGTAAAATGTTTCTTGTGCGCTTAACGCGCCGCTAAGAATGAAATTACGTTGATCTTCAGGTAGTTGTTGGTGCTCTTCATATTTGGCAAACGTTTCACGGTTGATTTCCAACAGAGTCCCCATCATAAGGTCAAACTGCAAATCTTTGTCCGAGGGATTTCCCATTACAATGGTATTGTAAATGTTCAGCAAGCTGGTGCTAACACGAGCATTGTTTTCTACACCTTCCATCTGACGGAAAATAGTTAACACATCAATAGTTTCTTCAATCTTTTCGTTTTGGTTCATATACGTTCTCCTCTATCATTGGAAGATATCCTGTGGTTTTACAGGGATTGCACTCATAAAGCTGGCCTACATCAACCATAACGTAACCTAAACCTCCACAATATGGACACTCCATAGGGGTACAAGGTACAGGTGTTGTTACGGTTACATCCACAACACGGGCAATTCTCATTCCCATTCTCCTATAAGCTGGGGATTCAAGGCGAATTGTGACATACGTTCAGTGGGAGAGTATAAGTACGGAGGTGTAATTTGCTCCAGCACCTTAGCTGCACGTACTTCATCTTCCACATCAATATGGAAACCACGTTCCATAGTTAATACGCCATGATCATTAAGAAGGAATAGAGATTCTACTCCATCTACCTTATCAATTGCAACATAAAGTTTAGTCATTTTATCTCCATCACCATTCAGCAATCAGTTGAGGTTTGACAGCAAAAGCCTGGAAGGTTGTAATATCATAAAGAAAGACATTAGTCGCCTCTTTCAGCTTAGTTGTCATGCCAGCCTTAGTTTCTCCGTTCCACGGGAAGATAGCAACACCTTGCTCTCCAACTAACCACCAGTGGTAATTGCCGTCACGAAGATCTTTTGCTTTATAAAGATAATTAGTAATCATTGCCACGTTTCTCCCATCTTTGCATCGCCTGTAACCAGCCCTCGGCTCTTTCCCTGGTTTCGAAGTAGACAGGAATACCCGTCCCTGCAAATGTGACCCACCAAGTGAAGATCCACCAACCTGTTTTTATGCGATATCCTGTTTCATATTCGACCACTTTCATGAGTCACCTTTAAAATCGTCTCACTATATCATTTACTATGTACGTCTGTCAAGTTTTTCTTAGGGAAGAAGAGATCACAATAATGAATGCAGAAAAGTTCCACCAAAGCCTCCTCCTTGTACGACAAACACTGCTCATCTTGTTATTTTACATTAAAACCTGGATAACAACCATCAGACAAATCTTAGTATCATCTTATGGCTACAAGGTAGAAACATAGAACACACCCAACCACACTTACTAAGAAACTGACATAAACAACAAGCTTGTTATCATCCACAATAACCACAGCGAATGCGGCAGATGTTATCACGAAAAGAACCATCAACAGAATATCCCTGTTTACTGCATCCATAGACACCTCCTCTTGTTAGTTACAGAAAGTATAATACCGGAACGTTACGATTACAACTACGAAGAACGGGTGATTTTGATTGATAGGTAGGACTTATCTGAAAGGAATAATTGATAGGGAACGCTGTATTGACTTTTGCGAAAAAACATGCTACCCTAAACATATGTTTACGAGCGATAGCGAGTAGTGATTTGTATAGTATTATTGCATGTTACTCACGATAGGGAGTAAGCAATGTTAGTGAGGTAGACAGACTATGATCAACCATCTACCTACTAACTATCTATTACTCAGAGAAGGTACATTCAAATACAGTCCAGACTAATATTACAGTCCAAGATGCTAACAGTATTCTGAAGATAGTCCACCAACTAAACACATCTACTGTAATCCAGTGTCCAGCTACCAGTGATCCTGCTAACCAACCTCCTACAACACTAATAATCCAAATAATAAAAGCTATTACGGAATACGTAGCAAATTTCTTCATACACCTCCTCTGTAAAGTTTGTCTTCTCGTTTAACTTCAATATTACCGTCCTTGTCTACAAGAATCAACACTGAACATGAGTAATATCCTTCTGCAACAGTCTCGATCTGTTCTTCCAGATCCTTCGTCAATTCTTCTCCCATAAGATAGAAGGCAAACTTAGTACAGTGCAATAACTCCTCCTTGAAGTTAACCATCTTATAGATATTCATCCCTGCCTTGTGTTCGTCTACTGTCCAACCACTTGATCGAAGTCTGACTGCGGCGTTATGTCTCATCGTCCGTTACCGTTCAACTGATCACGTAACTTCTCTGCATCTCGTTTTTGTGGGAACGTGGCAACAGAGACATTGAACTCATTAACAACAGAAAAAGACTTGTCCAGGTTTTCACGGATAGTAAAAGGTTTCTTGCTCATAATCTCCCTCCATCTTTAAGACGATTTTTAACCCAGCGTAGACGATCTGGATCTGTGTGTTGTGAAGCATTTTCTGAATCAAGTAAGTAAGACTTTCTTCCGAACGGGTAGGTTTCACATAGTCCTGCTTCAATAAACTGATTATTCAACTCTGTAATAGTGTCATCAACTAAATACCAACTCTCTTCTGGAAGGTCTAAATCATACAACCAATACTCAAGATTGCCACATAACCCTACACAAGAGCTAAACACTCCTTCCATAATAAGGCCCGTTTCATCCCCGTTTTCAGCCCAAGATAACCAAGCTTCATAAAAATCCAAAAGCCTTGCGGTTGATTCGATCTTCATAATCACTCTCCTACACTTTCTGGTGTGCCGTCCCACGCGCCCAATACTTCTTTCAGGTGTGCACGGGGTTCTTTAAAATACTCTTCCATTTTATCCAGAAGATCGTCTGTGTTTGGACTGTATCCCAACATCCCACGTAGAACTCTTTCTTCTTGCAAGACCAACCATCTATGATAGCTTCGAATCATAATATTCCTCCAGGAGTTTCTCAATTCTCTGAACGGTCTTAGTATCCCAATAAACCTTCTTAAAGTCAAGTGTTCCGTGTGCATTTCTTTTTGTTTCGAAGTAATAGCCACCTTCGCGCTCCAAGCGATCACGGATCACTTCTATAAGATGATTTTTAGAGTTTTTTGTCAAGCAGTAGTCATATTCCCCTTTTAAGAGATCTACGGAAGGTTGACGGTTATCTCCAACCTGGGAAATCTTCCAGCTAACCAGCGATCCTTGGATACCAACATCTGTCTGCTTCACAGAGAAGCCTTTTGAACCCCAGCCTCCCAATGTGACCATTGTTAGTGGTTCTCCTGTTAGAGAGCGGCTAAGGGTGTCATTACGTGGTCCACCTAAAGTGGAAAACCATTTGAAAATCTTCTTAAACATTGTCTGCTCCTCTCGTTCAACATGCACAAACAATAACACCCTCCGAAGAGGGTGTCAATGATTAATCGATCACAAAAAATGTAGCGTTCAAACGTCTGAATGTCGCAGGGCTATATCCGTGATCACACTCTTCAATAAACTGGTCTGTAGTCTGATCGTAACTATAATACTGATCATTTTGGAAATGGAAGGACGCACAGAACAAATCATCTCCTACAGTCCACACTGCCACAAAGTTCTTACCGAACGGATAACCTTCAACTGCTTTCATTTTTCCCTCCTCTTACCAAGAAACATACATAGAGTAAACAAGATCATTACAGTCTGTCGAGAACGTAGCACTGCAACCTTGAGATCTTAATTTGTCACAAATCCCGCGTACAATCGAAGCTTGTAGTTCTTTACCTTGCGGTAGACCTAAAGCTTTCACTGGGTGTTGGATCTGTATGTTGTAGTAGCCCTCTTCTGCTGCTGTTGTAATCAAGGTTTCTGCTCGTTTGATATATTCAAAATTCACAGAGTCTGCCAAAGCGTGTAAAGATTGTGCATCCATATTACCCCCCTTAAGAACGATCAAGTTTCATTAAAAATACAATCATAGCAGCACGTAGTGGTTTATCATCTCCGCGCGACGGTACGCCTTCTATCTTAGCGAGCCACCCGCGAGGGATGCCATCGTCTCCTGTCACAGGACTAATACAAATTCTGTGTTTTACTATGATAGCCCAAGCATCTGCTGGATCATTGCAGTAATCATACCAAGTGTAATTACCGTTGCAGTCATTCCCCACTGATCGTCCATCTGCATTGTGCGGATAACCTAAAGGCTTGACACCGTGGACTGCTGCAAACACACGCTTGTTGATTTCAAAATCACTCATTACTCCATATTCTGTCATGCTTTCTCCTTATCTTTGGATACTGGAAGGATATTGATCATAACAACCCCATCATATCCGTAGGTATCGTTGATTGTAGTTTCAACTTCACGTATGTCGGCTAAAGACGGAGGCCAATCTGTGAATTGCACATCAATATTACCTGTCCCGATAAAATTACCTTCTTCTGGTCTGTAGTTGTATACAAACACAGCATCGTAAAGAAACTCCTTCTGTTTGTTACGCTTCTTAAAAGTGCGGTCTAAGGCATAGATGCTTCCTATGACACATACCGCTACAGCAACAACAACAATGTTAAAATAGAGTTCTTGTAAAATTGCGCTCATTGTTATTTACCCCCTTCCAGTTTTGATTTAACCCATGCCAACCGTTCTTTGTTCATATGTTGCGTGCCGTGCTCATAATCCTGCATATAAGCTAAGTCACCAAATGGGTACAAGGTGTCTTGGAAATCTTTGAAAAGCATTTCTGCAAATGCTTCGGTAACTTCGTCAATTTCTTTTAATGAAAACCCTTGTTCCAGTAACCAGTAAGACAAAGAGTCGCAAAGCCCAACAAGTGTGCTGAAGGGTTTGACATTCTCTCTTTTCGGAGCCACTTTAGCCCAGGCTAACCACGCCTTAAGAAATTGTTGGATAATCACTTCGTTCTTTGTCATTTTAGCTCCTATTTAATGTTCAGTTTGTTGAGCAGACGTTGAACCGTATAAGGGTGCCATGTGGTACTGCCACGAACGGTTTCAATTTTCTCTTCAGTAAAGATCTCTGCAATTCGAGTCAGAGATGCTCCTGCTTTCCTCATTAACGTCACTTTATCACGAAGCTTCTCTGCATACAAGACACTTTTATCATTTTTTCGAGGTTGTTTGTAGTCTTGACGTGATTCTTTATACTTAGGGGAAGCAGATCCTAAAAGAACTCCTTTGCTCTTAGCTACTGCCAAACCTTTCTTAATACGATCTGCCATACCGCGAACTTCCTGTTCAGCAAGAACAGATAAAAGCTGGATAACCATCTTGTCTGCATCCGGCATGATCGCAATCTTAACGTCAATCATTTCCAAGAGGATTGCTACCGAGGCGTTGTTACGACCTAAACGGTCCACTTTAGCTACCAAAAGCGTTGCTCCGGTAGCTTTACACATCTCAACAGCTTTGACCAGTTCTTTACGTTGTTTCCAATCCCCTTTACCTGAATAGAATTCGGAAAACTCCCCGATCACTTCAGCCTCCGGCACAGACTCTAAGAAGTAACGGATATCGTTTTCCTGGCTCTGCATACCATACTGGGCTTCGCCTTTCTTCTGTTTGGACAAACGGCTGTAAACAACAAACTTTTTCATGATCAACTCCTCAATCGTTATCAGGCTTCCATTTTACAAACTTGAAGCAGTTATTGTCAAGGAATTTATTGGCATCTTTTTCCTGTTTCCAAACGATGCATTGTTCTTTAAGGGCTATCTGCTCATTCTGCACGTCTGATACCACATCAGCAAGGAGGATCAGAAATCCCAAAAAGACCAACGTCAATAACAGATTAAAGAAAGTTTGAAAACTCATGCGTCCTCCCATTTAATCCACAGAATCATTTCTTCAACGTAAACCTCTTTACCTTTGTTATTGATGAAAGTGTATTCTATGAACTCCGCTGTATACTTTTTGTTGTATTGCTCCGCTGCTGGGATCGGACACTTTGTCATACGTGTCTCAACCCATTGACGATGAATCGTTGCCTTGTTTTTGGGGTCAAACGGGTGTAAATAGTGCGGTTCCCCACCCTGACTTTGCCCCATCTTATTTTTCTTTGCCATGCTGCACCTCCTCCAGACGGTCATACACCCAAGCAAGACGGTCGAAGTTTTTGTGTTGGGTGCCGGACTTCTTCTCAATCCAATAACAAGGAATCCAACCTGACAGATCCCACTCGCCATCGAACGGGTAGTTCCATTCTAAACCTTCCGCTTCAAACTGTTCTGTCATTTCATCAGAAAGGGAAAGATACAAGTCTTGGTCTTCCCCGCAATACACTTCCACTGCATGACACAAACCGCAAGCTTTGATGTTTTCGTGCGGATCTTGGCCCATAGCCTGATCCAACCACCACTCATAAAACTCCAGTAAAGCTTCACTTGATCTCATTTTCTTCCCCTCCCCCTTTTCCAATAAGCGGCGAAGCCGCGATCATCGACTTATAGACAACTTCGGCTGTTCGGGTTAGCCCCGTCCAGTCCTTCGCTGCCTCCAACATTTCTGGGGTAGGCTCTTTCGGGACCAAGACATACCCTTCTGGGACACACATCCCACTCTCTTTCTTTTCGGCTTCTTCCGACATAACTTGCCACACTCCATAGCTGCAATTCTCGAACAAACAATAGAGTTCAGATCCTTCATCATCCACGACAATGAAACAGTTCTCATCTGCTACTTTGGCGTTGTAGATCCGACCTATGGTTAAATAGTCTCGGACATTAATAAACTTAGAGGCAAGAAACTTCACACGAATGTTTTTCATTTCTTAAACTCCGAAAAGCAACCCAAAGAGATGACCCCGCCATTATAGACGATAGCAAACTGGCACCCTGTCTTCGTATCGGTAATGATGTAATCTAAAGCCCCAGTCATGCCAGTTTGGACAAAGCGGTTATCGGTTATAACTTTTGAGTCCGAGAAGCCGTTAACTTTCGGCACAGTGTCTGCCATAACAGCCGGAGCCACCAGAAACAACGCGATCAGTAATGCCTTTTTCATAAATCCTCCGATTACTCTTTGAATGAATTGCGACGACCAATACGAGCACAGCGATCACCTTCATAAGAGGTGAAATCCAGACTTACGCGGAAGCCAGGGTGGGTATCAGAGATCCCCACATTCTTCACCCACATCTCGAAACTGCCGATATGTAAGGTCATAATGTTTACATACCATTCCAGCGTCACTTCTGTGCCGTCTACGCCTGTGATGTAGAAATCACGAGCGAAATGGGTGTCGTGCTTCTGTTTCTGACGCTCATACTTAGCGATTGCACCTTTCTCAACAGCCGCTTTCAGGATCACTTCTAACTCTTCTATTTGCATGTTCTCTCTCCTTTATTGTTGATGCAACCACTATAATATGTCTGACACTCTCTGTCAAATGTTTTCTGCTTCCAACACTACTCTTTGGATCTGCACGTCATCAATGTTTGCGAGACAATTCCCTAAAATAAGCCCTGCTCGGAAAGGGGCTTGGAACTTGGAGGAAGCCCCCACTCGAATAGAATACTCCACACCGCACATAACATAATCTACACGGTACATATTCAAGCCCATGAACATGAGTTCTTCTTCCGACTCTTCGATTTGCATTTTTATCTCCTCTTAGTTCCAACTAATAATGATGTGTTTGATAACCCCAAAAACGCTATATTCCGCTGTTGTCAACGTTACATCTAAACCTTTTGCACGCAACATTGTGGCTACTACATTCACCCCTTCTTTTTGTTTATCCATCTCTTCGTAAGAAGAAGGGCTGTTACACAAACCAAAACTCGAAGGTTCAAAATATTTTTGGAATTTCCCCTGTTCTGCATAATCTTCAATCTCCGGCAGAACAGAGTCTACCATTTCACTAAAATGGGAATTTGCTTGCAGTGCTTTACTACGTAGTTTATCACGTAAACTTCCCACATACGCTTCCTGATCTTCTGTCTGCTCTTCTTCACAGAAAGGATGAAGTTCAGCCCACTCCCAAACGTCTCCCTCTAAAGCAAACGTTGTGTTGTAATTGAAGAAGGTGCAACGTGGAAGTTCCCCGTTGAAAGAGTCCTTCAGCAAAATGTATTTCTTACCATTTGCATGGAAGAGTTCCCCTTTGATAACCTTGCCTTTCTGGATATCGCTGTTGGTGGAACGGGTGCAGATAAACTGTTTCATGATTTTCTCCTCTCTGTTTTGATGAGATGATTATGACAAAGACAGATCCCGCTGTCAACCAATTATTTCTTCTGCTACACGTTCTTTTACCCAGTTCACACGATCCACATTCAAATGACAACGGCTTTTTTCCGCTTCTAAGGTGTACTTTCCAAAATTACTATTGAAAGGCAACACCATAACCAAATCTTTGTGGTAGAACTGCTCATGCATTTCATCCAGTACAGGTTCGTATCGTTCGCTTTCCCCCATATCGTAAAAATCATAGAGGTTCGTGCACAAACCTGTGCAACGGGTGAACGGCTTACCTTCAGGAGCACCAGCTTCCAACCATGCCAAATACGTGCGGTAAAATGTTAATAGTTCTTCGCTCATTTCCACTCTCCTTCATGATAGTAAACCTCAAAAGAATAGTAAGTGAACATGCTCATTGTAACACCTGCCATTTCTGGATCAAAGGGGGTGTTGTTATACATGTCAACTACTGCCTGACCCGCTGCTTTGGCATGTGCTGCCGAATCACAGGCACAAACATCTTTCTCCCACGGAAACTTGCCATCATACTTAAGACGGACAATCCACATGGTTATTCCTCCATCTCAAACCATTGAGGGAATACTTTACGGAAGACACGGGTTGTTTCCAAAAGGAATTCCAATTCTTTTTCCTGATCTGCGTCCCAACCATTTATTTTAACACGGTTTGCTAATGCACTTGCACGATGACTCAACTCTTGACAAATTGGATCACGCAAGAATATTCCGTCATAAAACTGACAAACAGCTTCAAGTTCATACCAATTATAAGCAGCCATTATTCATTCTCCTCTGCAATACGATCTCTCACCCAATTAATCCTGTCCACGTTCAGGTGACAGGCATCTGCATCTGACTCTAAAACATATGCATCGTAGTTCTCATTGAAAGGGAGTTCTTGACTCAACCCTTTATAGTGGAACTGTGCGTGCATCTCATCTGACAAGGTTGTTATAATGGGATTGAAGCCATCCCTGTGCACATAATCGAACAAGTTGGCACACAAACCCACACTTGGCAGAAACGGTCTGCCATAAGGAGCACCATTTTCAATCCATGCCAGATACTTTTTGTAAAACTTCATCAAGTCTTCACTTGTTTTCATTTAGCCACCTCGTCAGTTTTTCTTGCTCTTTGTTTGCGCGTTCTAAGCTTCTAAACTTTAAACAAAGGGAAAGAGTATCCATACCCATGCACAAGCTTTCATCTGAACTGTGCTCCCCGACCAACCAAAGAGAATATGTTTGAACATCTAACCCGTAGTTTCTGTCTTTCCATAATCTGACCCCAACAACATCAAAAGGCGCTTCCGCGACTAAAGAAAGAAACCGATCTTTATTCATGTTACACCACCTCTACCACATGAATGGACACATCGTCACGGTAGTATTTATCATCCCCGTAAATCTGACCCAAACGTACACATGCGTCGTAGATAGAAAGGGCTGGGATCTGATAAGTTTTAATACTGCCGTTATCTTTTGTATATCGGATTTCGAAAAGACGCATCACGTTTTCAGTTACCACCTGAAAAGTGGCGCAGCCCATTCTCAACTCAATAACACAGTCTGTTCCGTCATCACTATTGATCCAGTAGTAATCTACATCCTCGTCCGTATTTGTCACAGGGTATTGCTTACCAACAGTGAAATATGGAACGGAAGATGCTACGCACAAAAGTTTAGTCATTTTTCTCTCCTTATTGTCTTGATGTGGTAAGCATACCATACAGAAATCAGGTGTCAAGCTTTATCGACACAGATAGTTGTAACGATCTGCTTTATCCTCTGCTTCAGCAAAGTCAGCAATCAAGGAAGTTTTGAGTTCTTCCAACTCTTTCACCCAAGAGTCGTAATCGCTCTGTGTTTCCCCGATGGTTTGGAGAAAACAATCGTCGTAGCCGATAGACATGGCTAACTCGATAATACGTTCCAGTTTTTCTTCCATCATTTCTCTCCTTCTACAGATTCTTGTTTAATATGATAATAGGCACCCCGTGCCAGATACACTTCGTGTTCTACATCGCTGATCGGGAACCCATCAGGATTGGAAAGTCCTTGCTCAATAGTGAGAATAAGGCTTCGCAAACTAAGAGCCAGCAATTCTATACGTGCTTCAAGCACACGGTTGTGTTTACGAGAAATATCGTAGTTGCACTGTGCTTCCTTCCATTGTTCGGTGGCATGTTCCGCTACACGCAGAAGAACAGCTTTCTCCTGTTCAGCTTTAGATACTTCCCAGTTCACAGAAGTGTCAGCAGGAACAAGAATGAAAGGTTCTTCTTTCTCTCCCACAACAGACCAACGCCCCAGCTTACTATCTTTCAATGTATCCCACGCATAGTCCCCATCGTCACAAGTAAATCGGAATACCTCTCCTTCCTTGGCCTCCCATTCAGCCTCGTAAGTTTTACCAGTGGTAACAAAGGAATGTTTAGAGAGACTACAGTAAACAGCGAATACCTTGCTCATTCTACCTCCTCATTAGAAATTACAGACAAAGAGAGCGTAGCCAAACCTACAGAGATTGCTCGCCCCTCATCAATAGCCTCGTTAAGCATATAACTTACCAAACTGGTAGTGGCAAAATCACCATCTTCAGTAAGGCGAAACACTTCTTGATCTGGTTCAGTGATGAAAGGCAGAAGGTATTCGTTCTTTGTGTTCAGGAAACGCACTACATGGAATAAACGGGTTTTATTTGCGTAAGGCATTCTTTCTCTCCTTTGCTTTTGGATACTCCCAGCCTTCTGGGAGATCTTCGTTAAGCATCCACTCAAAAGGCCAGCGACAATAGCTATGCCACTTTCCATCGAGATACAAGCAATCTTCATCTACTGGTCCACAAGGGTTGATAACTACAACACACCCTTTTGCTCGCCAATATTGAACTATTTCGGGGTAAAAGCAAGAAACGTCGGTCCACTCCCAAATACGTTCATCATTCAGACGGTAGGCTGCTGGCAATATCTCTTTCATCCGATCAAACCTCCGTTAAAGAGAAGCGCCAATCTCGTCTATCCCCTTCCCCTAAATACCAGTAATCTCCAATCTCGGTAAGTTCAGCAGGAATTCGCCAAGAACGGGCACATTCAAGGACTTTTGGTTTGTGGTTGTAACCATAACGATCACCGCTTGCATCTGTCGCAATATAATTCACAAATTCAGGAACATCAAAGGTTTCACCTTGATATTCTACACGCTTGAAGCCGTCTTCTACTTCTTTTGGTAAACCTTCCACCAGTAGAGCAAGAAGCTGAATGTGCGGACAAGTGAAATCTTGCCCTGGATAACGTGAACGGATATCTGTAAGCAGAGCGATCACCGCGTCTGCCAGATTTTGGTAATCTTCATACTTCACGAACGTCCCTTTTGTAGGATCATCCGAACACAGAAGCCAAGCGTCGTTCGGATTCACTCCATAGTGTTTAACTTTAGACATACACCCTCCTATTCGTACATTAAGAAGCCCAAAATAATAATCAGGGCAGCGAAAATAATAATCTCTATCATATCACATTCTCACTTATTCATGGAAGCAGGAAGAATCGAATGACACTTCCTACACACTTTCACTTTAACAAGATTATCACTACCTTCTGCGTAAATCAAAGCTTCTTTCAACTTATTCCCACACGAACAATACTGTGTTAAGTCCAGAGGAACATCAAAAAGCCCATAATCACTCTCATATTGCTGTTCACACAACGAAATAACTCTTGTAAAGTAAGACATTTCTTATCCTTCTGCTTGCTTAATTAATTCTTTACACCGTAAGGCAAACTCTTGTGTAGATTGGAAGTGGACGTAGGCTGCTGACCACTTCTGGAGTTCCTCTCTACCCAGGGCTATCAACTCTTCATCTGTAAGTTTCATAGCTTCTTGTATTGTCATTGGGTTATTCCTCAACCACTTCCACATCCCAAGAGAAGAATACATAGTCACAACCTTCCCAAACATCATCTTCCAGGATCTCACAACCTTCCACTTTAGCCATCTCCTCTTGGGAAACGAAGAATGTTTGCAAATCATCGCTGAAAAGGTGTGCTTCAACAACAAAAGGAAGTTGAACATTTTCAAAACCTACGTAGCCTGTAACATCGATAACTTTAATCTTCATGAGGGTTCTCCTTTATAAAGTAAACCTCTTAGTTCACATTCCGCAACCAATAGACGGTTGGCTTGATTGTCCATAGACACGTCTATCTCCACACTCCAAGCATTAATATACACTTCGTTGATCTTTGCGTCAAGCATTTGTGCAACTAAAGCTACCGCTCCGGCGTACTCCAGTTTAATTTCTATAATCATTTGAGATGATCCCTTACCCATTGGATACGGACAGCATTGAGATGAGAACCATCTTCCTTATACTCTCTCGCGTAATCATCCCAATCTTTATTGAACGGGAGTTCTGGGTCCAACCCCGCAGCTTCAAACTGTTTTGACATTTCATACAGCAAATCATCATCACAATAACCAAAGAAATAGAGATTAGTGCATAAACCCCATTCACGGCGGAAAGGATTGCCGTCTGGCGCTCCCGCGTCCACCCAATCTGCGTAAGCTTGATAGAACTCTCGTAATGTTTTCATCGTTTAATGTTCTCCATCAAAAATTTGATAGCCTCTGCCTGGTCTTGACGATGATCCAGATATTCTTTATCCCAATTTATATTGTAACCGCCCTGAATACAAGGGTGAATGACCCCACGAATCAGATCATAGTTATCAATTAGACGGATAACCTTAATATCATCGATCAGAATCCTCCAACCTGGCGGCAAATCTACAGGAACACCGAGAAACAGTGGCAGATCCTTAGCAGGTTCTTGATAAACAGCGATCAGGTCTTCCAGGGTTTCAATCAAAAGCTGTGCAGTAACAGACGGATTCGAGAGACTCGTGTAAGCGTTGCGCAGGTTTTCGTAGTAAGCTAATGTTTTCATTGGTTTTCTCCTCTTATTCAACGTTCCAAAAAACACCACGTTTATCTGTAATGTCTATACGATACTCCTCCCACATCTTAGTTACAAGAGGTCTTTTCACATAACCGTGAAAATAAACTTCAGAATGCACCCCGTAAGCTGTGTAATTGTCAACAGTCCCTTCTACCTTGAAGATCACCATGTCTCCACCTAAAAATCTTTCAAAAACCAAGGTGAAACAGTCAAACTTAACAACGTCTCCCTCGAAGAGGGAGATATCTTTCACCTTACAGAAATGTCCGATCATTTTCCCTCCTCAATACACATCACCTACAAACCAGATTTCTGGATCGCCATACTGATCCTTTTCGTAAGATTTGTAGACACTACAGCAATATTTCAAAACACCATCCACAAGGATTGTTGATCTTTCTTCTGGAATCTCTGTGATCTCCCCTTTACGGGTTTCGAAGATGGTATCACCGTTTTCAATTAGTCGGATTCTCATATCATGCTTCCTTCAGTGCGATTAATGCGTTCACCAGATTATCAACACCTTGACCATCCAGTGCAATAACATCAAAGTTAAACCCTGTATCAGTTGGAACTTTACGTGTTATGGTGTAATAGTCCCCTTCATGACGTTGAACATACGCGTATGGGTAACTGGTGTTCGGATCATGTTTTACGCGAATAGATGTTTTCATGTTTTGTTCTCCTCTTTAGTTGCAACACGGAACTTATTAGCTTCTCTCACCTGGAACATGAAGTCTTTCTTCTTCATAATCCCGATGGACATTTCATCCAGTTCTTCTGGATGGATCTGGAGATTACGGCGATCGGACAGGAACCAAGATTTCTCCCACCAGAAGCGTTGATCCTCCTCCTTGTGGTGCTTGTATTCCTCTTTTTCTTTTTCTGTGAGGATCTTGAAGCGATTCTTTCCTTCCCAACGCATTGCTGTGTTAAAAGGAATACCGTTATCCCCATTATACA